TTAAACGATATGTAATTCATTAATATAATTAAATAACGTATCATTTTGAATATGAGTATAAACATCTAAAGCTGTTTTAACAGAAGCGTGCCCTAAATACTTTTGAACAATTTTAGGTGGTATATTTTTCTCAAAACATTTCGTGGCGAATGTATGACGAAACATATGTGGGTGTATATGAGGAAGAAATTGTGGTTCTCTATTTTCCTTTTGTGCTAAATCTTCCTCTTTTTTATTAAACCCTATTATTAAATTGTCTAAACTTCTATCCACAGAATTTTTTGACAATGGTTGCTTTCGTTTACCTACGAATACAAAATCATCACCTGAAAATTTAGTTGTTTTATGAAAATTCAATAACTCTAATAATTCATCCGAAATAGGCATAAGTCTAACTGATGATTTTGATTTTGGAGTTTGATTATATTTTTTGACTTTTACAGTTTGCATAAATGTTTTATTAATTGATATTACTCTTTTTTCAAAATCAACATCCGACCATCTCAACGCAAGGGCTTCTCCTATTCTTACTCCTGTCATAAGCAAAAATTTATACAAATCAATAAAACAATGTTTTTTGCTTGTGGCATATGTTAATAAAGTATTAATCTCATCGTCTGTTAAGATTTTTCTTTTTTTATTTACATCTACTTCATAATTTTTACATGTTTCTAATAATGTTATTGGATTAACTATCATATATTTTTGCTTTTGAGCCATTTTAAACATACCACTTAGAACTGTCTTTATATTGTTTATCGTATGAACCGAAACACTTTTTCTTTTCTCATTTAAAAATTGATTTATATGAAAAAGTTCGATATTATTTATTTTTAAAAGCCCCATTGTCGGTGCGACATGTTTGTAATAAATTTTTTCAGAATTATAGACCGTCGATGGTTTACAAGTCATTCTTCTTTCATTTATCCACATGCCATGTAATTCATTCATGGTAACAGTATTAGAATTTATACCTAATCCAACAGCATTCTCATATTTTGCTTTTGTGAATTTTTCCTTTACCTCTTTTAGTTTATGTCCATAAATTGTTTTTCTTTTTCCAAAAATATCAGTATATCTTGCCATATACCTTCCATCTTTAATTTGACATAAACCTTCTCCTAATTCCTTTCCTTTTAAATCTTTTCCCATAATTTATTCTCCTTAATCAAAAAGAAAAATAAATCATAATTTCTATAACGATTATATTATATAATATTATGATTTATTTTTCAAGTCTTATCTACCTGTATTTTGATCTATATATTTATCCAATATCGTTTTATTTGCAAATACTCTACCATTTATCCTGCATACATAAGGACAATTTGGTTCAGAAAGCATTTTTCTAATAGTTGTTTTCCCCATTCCAAGATACTCACAAAGATCTGTTACAGATAAAAGTTTTTTGTTATTATATCTATTATTAGTCGTCATATATCACCCTTTCTATAATAACAATCTCCTATTTACTTATTTGTACTTTCAAAGCCACCGTTTCTCTCTTCAACGACATCATCATCAATTACAGTTCCATACTGCACGAAAATGCCCTGTGCAAATTTGTCACCACGATTGATACTTACAATTTTATCTTCAAGCGAATTGTTTGTCACTTTGATAAATATATGACCCTCATTGTCGCTGTTTGAATAATCGCTGTCGATTATTCCTGTAAGATTGTCCAACCATAAGCGATACTTAAATCCCAAACTACTTCTCGAATATATCTTCAGCACCCAATTTTCATCTATTACCGCTCTAATACCTGTCGGTATTTTTATAGTTTCTCCAGGCTTTAATTCAAATGAAATTGGACTTTCAAAATCATAGCCAGCAGAGCCCTTTGTAGCCCTTGTAGGAGGGTTTAAAAGGTCATAATAGTCTGAAAGTTGTTGATAGTCATACTTTGTACCAAAAGTGGCTTTCATATCGTTTATAAATTGGTCTTTGGTTACTTTCTTCAAAATAGCTATATCCCGATTGCTTTCTGGTTTATCTAAAAAATAATGAACCAGTATCAACGCAATAGCTATAATGAGAAGAATTGAATTAAAAGTTGCTATCATGTTTTTTATCATTCTTCCTTTCTGTCTTATTCAACTATTCTTCGTGCCGTAGCATAATCACTTCTTGCTGACAAGCTTGCAATTTTTACTACGTCACCTGTTTGAGGAGCGTGAATCATCATTCCGTCTCCTATGTACATTCCTACATGATGTGGAGATGAGCTATCACCGAAAAATACTAAATCGCCAGCAAGCAATTCATCTCGTGACACATATCTTCCTTCATTGACTTGAGTGTAGGTTGTTCGGCTAATATTTACACCTATTTGTCCATAAACATATTGAACAAGTCCACTACAATCAAACCCACTTGGTGTTGTTCCTCCCCATACATATGGAACACCTAAATATTGTTTTGCAGTTTCTACTGCTTTTTGATTTAAGGGTGTTGGCGTCGGTGTAGGACTTGGGGTTGGTTCAGGTGTTGGTGACGGAGTTGGTTCTAATGCTTTCTCAATGACTTGTGTTGTATAGTGAACTGACCACACATCACTTATGTCATTCGTCACATTTTCGTTTATATTTGGTATCGCATATGAATTAATCATGCTTGTCGCAAAAAATAAACTTCCTAAAACTAAACTTACGGTTCTTTTTCCTTTCGTTACTACCATTAAATTCCTTTCTCCCGTTCGGATATAGCAGGTATATATCCTTTACGTTGTTCTTTGAATGTTCCAACATTGACATCAATATCCAAATTTTGATATAATATATTTGTATACGCTACGAAACCACATCTTCGTTTCAGCATAATCCGTTTTGTAAGTGTATACAGAAAGAGAGGATACTGAATGTCAGATGTTTTGAACATTGCAGTGCAGTGTAACAGCCCTGAACAGCTTATTGCTTTAATAGCAATAATGATATTTGTTTTTGCCCTAACAGTCGTTGTACTCAAAGGCATTATCAGATTTACAGGGATGGTTCTCAGCACCATTTTGCATTATCATAATGCAACTGTGAAAATCAGTGGAGCTTCAGTTAACGCTGAGTTAGAGCTCCATAATTGATTGATAAGACCTCATTTTAATATGGGGTCTTATTTTCTATCTTCATAAAGTGAAGATAATTTATCTTGAACTTCCGTATCAAGATAATAGTGTAGAAGCATTTCTTGATACGGAGTAAGATGCACTTTAAATTGACTTTCTATGAAGTCTTTGATTCTGTTGTATGTTTTTATGTCTGTCATTTTAGTCACAATATAGAACAATCTTGTTTTGGGCGAGACTTTGTTTGACATCAATTACTCTTTGATTTGAACTTCCTCGCCATTCAAGAGTTAAATCTCTTTTCTCATCTATATATTCTCCGTCTACAACAATGTCACATAACGAAATAATCTCTTTTCGTATTTCATATAATCCATCAACATAACTTTCTTCTATATAATCAAAGTTGTCTGATGAACAAGATTTATAATTCATAATATTTTCCCAAGAATATCCCGTATATAACCAAATTGTTTTATTGGGGAATAAGTTTCGGATTTCTTTAATCAATTCATAGACTTCGTTTAGATTAAACTCGAATAAAGGGTCTCCGCCGGTAATGGTTATTCCGTCAATATAATCTTGAGATAAATCGTCGAAAATTTCTTTTTTAGTATATTCATCAAAAGGAATTCCACTTGCTGTATCCCATGTTTCAGGATTGTGACAATTCAAACAACGATGAGAACAACCTGATACCCACAAACTGACTCTCAATCCATTGCCATTGCATACATCTTCATGTGTAATTTGTAGATAATTCATATTGCCTCCTTGTCATAGTCGGCAACAACATCATCACAGGTAAAATTATATTTTTCTTCCGCTGCTTTTCTTGCCTTGACAGCTTTATCATAATCAGCAAAATCACCTAAATGAATGGTTTTGTAATTAACTGTAATATATGCAGTCCAAGCATTCTTTTGTTTATTAAAACTAACACCTGTTTTACCCGATGTATTAACCTTGCTTATTCCTCTATTGTGAGAATTATTTTTGTTTGACTTTAAAACAATATTACATTTACGATTATCATCTGTATTACGAGATAAATGATCTGGAATTTTCAAAGATGAGTCATATTCACCATATTTTATTTCTGCAATTAATTGATGAATCATTAAGACACTTTTTGTATATTTGTCTTCTTTCTTTACATTTGTCACCCAATATCCTTTATCAATATTACCACGCTTTGGAATTTTTCTCCAATACCATTTCTTCACTATATCATAATCTTCTTTATCAATAAGACATTTATGATTTTCAGAATCAAGAATATATACTGTACTATCACCATTATCAATAAATTTATTGATTTTAGTTGAATACTTTTTGTTTCTTAATGCAATTTGTTCAGAAGCATAACAGCCACAAGATTGTGTTCCACCAGTTTGTAATTGATACCCCGTAACACTTGATAATTTCGGATTGCCGCAATCGCATTTACATAGCCAATGAACATTGTTCCGATTATATGTACCTCGCTTGTATTCTTTTTCGTCTCGTTCCAAATCTCTTTTTACGACAGTTAATTTTCCAAATTTTTGTCCAGTTAAATCTTTTACGATAAGCGGATTATTGAATTTTATACATCCACATGATTTTATATGTCCACTTTTAATACTCAACAACTGATTGGAAGGAGGAATTTTACCACATTCACATTTAGTTTTAACATAAACTCTATTGTATTTTTTATTAAAATAACTATCATAAGTTTTGTCGTAGTCAATATCTGTAATCGTGAGTCTATTATATTTGTTTCCTATCTCAGCTTTTGCTTTTTCTATTGCTTTCTTATAGAATACTTCTTTTCTTTTTCTTAGAGTTTCTTTTCTCAATTGTCTTCCTATAGATTATCACCTCGTATAATATAAGTAGAGAAAAATTCCCTACTTATATATTCTCCTTTGTGTTTTCAAAAGTCTGATGCGAAATTCTCATTTCAACTTCTTGCTGTTTGCCCTTATTAAATGCACTTTTATAATCACCGGTAAGATATCCAGTTACTCTACGTAATCTTCTAATTTTGTCACATCCGCACATAGGGCATTTATCGGCTATATCGTCTGTGTATCCACAGTTCATACACATATCATTCGGAACATTAATCGCAAAATACGGAATATCTTTGTCCATTGCATAATTCACTATAGTTTCAAGAGCATCAATGTTGTTTTTTACACTACCATTTAGTTCAACATAATCTATGCAGCCAGCACTGCTATACCCTGTTAGTTGAGATTCTATGTCGATTTTTTGAATAGGTGTCACATTCGTCCACACTGGAACATGAACGCTATTTGTAAAGAATTCTTTATCTGAAACATTCTTTATGACACCGTATTTATCTTTGAACTTTTGCATTGAGGTATAACATAAATTCTCTGCCGGCGTAAAATACACTCCAAAATTCAATTTATATTCTTCTTTGAATTCTTTGCAACGATTGTAGAATAGTTTTTCTATTCTCTTGGCTAATTCCATACCTATATCTGTTGTATGGTCTTGCCCAATAAGAATTTGAAGTGTTTCTGCCAATCCTATTTGCCCTATACCTAATGTACCGTGTTTCAATGCCGATACAATACCTTCTTCAGGAATATAACCTTCCATAACTCCATTTTCATACATAAATTTTGCTGAATCTGGAGATTGAGAACAAATCCATTCAAATCTTTCGATCAACATATCTTTCGCTTCATGAATTTTTCTATCTAAGATAGACATAAAAGTTTCAATTACAATATCATTTTTACACCAATCATATTTTGAAACATTAATATGCTTTTTACTTTCAGTCGGGATCTTATTCCACACTTCATCTATTGCTTCCATTGCCAATGTCGGCATAATAATTGTAACAGGACAAATATTGCCCCTACCGTCTTTTAATTGACCGAATCCATTAATATCCCATCCGTTTGCCGTTCTACACATGTTATTCCATTGTCACCAATGGCACTGACTATATTATCTCTCAGAGTCAACCACTCTCGTCAACGAGCCGACCGCTTGGAACTAGTGCTTATCTCTAGTCCTACACTGCTACACTCATCACAGTTAGTCGATACACTTTTAATTAAGAATTCTTAATCACTTAGCACGGACTCATCTTAGGTCATTGAATTTCTTCTCTCTAAGACCTATCCGTTAGCAGCTTTATTTAGCCACACCCTCTAAGCAACGAGGTTCAATCGGTTTAAATTGGGCTGTAGTTTACGCTTACCCATGGTTGAAAAATATGTCTTTGGATCATTTTTATCATACCCTTCGTTACCAGACCAATCTACATTAGCGTAATTTGGATATAATCGTTGAGCCGTTGAACGTAACGCTAATCTAAATAAATCATAGTTAGGGTCTCCTGGTCTTCGATTTACTCCATTCATACATTGAAATATTCCACAAGGAAAAATCGAAGTTTTATGTAGTTTACCAATACCTTTTATAGAAACATCGAGAAGGGCTTTTATTACCATTCGTCCCTCTGGCTCTGTACAAGTACCATAGTTGATTGAAGTAAAAGGTAATTGATTTCCACTTCTGCTTTGTAATGTATTACATTATATTCACATAAGGTCGCTAGTCTTATGCCGTTCTCTTATGAACTGCTCTATGTCACCATAGAGATTAGACTATATCTTCATCCTCTTTAAGAGGAGGCTACCATTTCGAATCGCTTGATTCTACTCCATGTTTTATATGGATAGTCGTTAGGCATTTATTGTATCGTTATAATAGCTTAAATGATATCCACCAGTACTTTTAAGTTTTCCTGTACAAACCTTAGATACTAATGTTGCCCATAATCCAAGTTGTCTAGCACACTCTTGCACTGATGCATATATTGTATTTGTTTCAGAACAATATACTTTCTTCATATTGGGATGGCTTTTTCTTAATACTTCTCTTTTCGAATCGGAACAAGGAACATGCCTTTGTTTTGCACTGTTTGATAATTTTTGCTTATGCTCTTCTGTTAATTTTCTTCCTTTTTGTGCATCACTAATTTTCTTTGCCTTCTCAAAAGAGCATGGCTTTCCTAATCCGTTTTTATTACCCATCATAGATTTTGACATTTTTAATTTTGATTCTTCTGACATTGTAAATGTTTCTCCCCCAGTGGTTGAATTGTATCCTAAGTTTCTATTTGTAGCATCATATTGTTTTATCAACTCTTTTTCTTTACTACAAGCTTCTTCTTTCGTTAATTCTTCATATAAGATTAAATGCTCAAAATTATCCCAACCGTATTTTTGTATTGCTGAATAAAAATGAGGGCTTGATTTATAATTACGTCCATTACATCCCCATCTTTCTTCTGGTTTACGTGATGTTATGCCAAAATATCGTTTACCATTAATTTTATTTTTATGTTGATAAACTGTGTATATACTGATTACCTCCTTCTTCATTTATTAACGATACAAATTTAGCACGGGATTGTCTTAAGGTCTTTAAGAGTTTCCCCGTTTAGATAGCTATGTTCTTAATATTGCTACTAAGTCGCCCTAATTATTAAGGTTGTGATATAGACCTTCAACGGCTTGATATACTTCTTTTTCGGTCATATCAAATGCATATTGATAAATTTGTGGATAATTATATTTAATTGCATGAGTTTCAAATCCTATTTCTGTGTCCAATTCTAAAAGCTTTTCAAGTATGGAATCTCCCCGAGATATGTATCGACATCCATCTTTTAAATGCTTTCTAAAACTCTTTCTTACATACGGAATCATCGTCCAATCAATATGAGAAGCTGATACACCTCCGAATTGTTGCAATGATTGTAATTGAAAAATAACTGCCACAAGTTGAAATGCAGTGCTTACTGATTGTGCAGGTCTAACATCTGTTTGTCTTGTGTTAAACCCATTAGCAAGCAATTTATCAAATGGGATAGTCAAACAATTATGAGAACCAATAGCATATGAATTTAAATCGTGAATATAAATTTCATTATTCAGATGATTATTTTTTGCCATTTCAGACATACAATTATCCAGTGCATATTGTCTTAATACAACATCACTTGCTTCGCCCACTCTACCACCAAAAGATTTTTCATCCACATTGGCATTTTGGTTTTGGACATTTGTTGCCGTAAGCTTTTCAGATATGTCTTTCATTAACTTCATATTTTTCTCACGTATCTTTGTGCGATTATTTCTATAAATAATAAAAGCTCTTGCAACATCTTTACGTTTGCTTGCCATTAACTTTTCTTCAACAATGTCTTGAATATCCTCAACACATATTGTCTTATCTTCCTTGAAAATATAAGAGGCAATTTCAGAAGCCTTGTTTTTTGCTTCCTGAGAAACTTCTCCGTCTATTTCCTCAAATGCCTTTAAAACCGCATTTTTTATCTTCACCTTATCAAATTCTACTGTTCTTCCGTCACGTTTAATAACTTGCAACATCATTCCTCCTTTGACTCAAAGCTTTTAATCACATCATTTAACTTCATTGCAATCACACTCAAATCAGAAAGTCTTGAATTCCTTATGATACAATCCCAATGTTGGGAATCAACATTAGCAAAAGCTTCTTTGTCATTTTTGATTCTTTCTTCAATTTTTTCTTCACTATCTCCTCGCTCCTCCATACGAAGTCTACGAGTCGCCTCATTTGTTTCCACATATATAGTGATAATTTTTCTGTCTCTATATGTATCCTGTAGATGTTTTAACCCTTTTATATCTATAACATAAAAATCAGAATTATTGACTTGTGTTTTTGTTGCCCAATAAACATTTCCATTAAAAAAAGTTTCTGCTACTACTTCATTATTCTCTTTATCTTGCTGATATTGTTCAACATTCGAGAATATATGATTAAACTTATCATTTTCATCATTTGTTCTTATCGGACGAGTAGTGTTGGATATAACTTTTGTATAACCATACCGATTACACATATAATTTACAATTGTATCTTTACCACTTCCACTTTCGCCAACTACACAATACAAGTTTTTTGTCATATGCACTTCTCCTTAAATTAAGCTATCATTTCGTTAATAACTGATTTTAGTTCTTCATCTATATCACCTTCTATCTCAACCTTAACCGGAGTAGACAAATCAAGACTATACAAGCCAAGTATTGACTTGCCATCAATTCTATACTTATATAATTCTTTGCCGTCCGCAATATTTCTACCACTACAAACCGTAACATCACCTATATGATGTTGACATGCTACATTGAATTTCTTGATTTTTTCCATTGTATCTATTAAAACAATCGTTTCTATCATAGTAAATTTAATCCCTTTCTCTTTCGTGTTATATTTGCTATTGCTCTATATTTTTTTAATTCTTCGGGAGAAGCCTGTCGAATGACGACTTCTCCACTTCTACTCTCAAATGCCCTACACTCACGCTGCAAATCGGCTTGTGCAAGTTCTCTCAATCGTGCCTTAGTTGCCAATTATTAAAATTCCCCTTTCTTATTCTGCAAGATAAACATCTTTGTACACAACACCCATGTCCAATGCCATTGAATGAGTTGGTACTGCTACGTCAATATGATTTCCACCAAAAGCTCCGCAATCTTCGGCTCGTCTATAACCATAACCATCTATGTACACCCATTGTAGTTTTCCGATTACAGATGGGTCAACCGCAATAGTTTGACCAGGAATAATTTGACCTGCCCACGCTGTGCGACCACTATTTGAGCCATTACATGTATAACACGGACAATAGTGTGTAATCTTAAATCTACCAAGATATTTGCCTTTTGTTTTACCATTTGAATCACTTGTAACCTCTTGCTTGTCCAAATCTTCTTTATTATCAACAAAATATGTACCATAGCAATATCCTTGAGTTTCGCCGTCCCAAACTTCATACCACTTACCTGTTTCATCGACACCTATAACTTGAAGTTCTGTTCCCCTTGGGAATACTTTGATTACCTCACTATCTTCTGTGCTTGACTTGATTCGACAGTTCAAACCACTTTGAGCAGAAACATAATGTGTTTCCCACTTTGTCTCATCTGCACTTACTCCTACAATTCCTGTCGCTATTGATACAACTGCCATTACTCCACATATTACTTTTCTCAAATTTTTCATTACTTAAATTCCTTTCTCATTCGTTTTCATAAGTTTCTTTTATACATTCGCTACATCCAACAATCTCATTATTGAATATGTTCTTATATAATACTTCTACCTCTTCGTTACAAATCGGACAAATTATCGGAGAATCATCATAATCATATTCTCCATAGTTGCCCGTCCTTGCAATCTCCATAGCTGAAATTGCCCTTGGGTCATCATTTGAATAGATCATCTTCTATTTTTCTCCATTGGCTTAAAGATTGTTATTTCAACCTCATCACCATTTCTTTTTGTATCTTCCCATACATTTATGTTGTATTCCTTTTTACTGTCTTTCCAAGGTACTTTATAAGTTTCGCCGTCAACAGTAATTGATGTAATATCTTTAAGTTCTTCAAGTTTATACATACAATCTTCTCTGTCAATGCGTTCATCTTCGCACAATGCATTATCGGATGGTTTAATCTTCATATAAACCTTATTAACATATCTCTTTATCCCTTTACCGTTAAAATAAAGATTAGTAGATATATTAATGCTGATAAAATCTCTCTTTGGAATATCTATTCCCTCATTACTTTTCTGAATATGAATCATATTATTACATTTCTCCTTCTATCATTTGTTTGAATTTGACTTCGCTAATAATTGGAATACCCAAGCTCTTAGCCGTTTTATTTTTTGACGACACACTTTCGGTGTCATTGTTGATTAAGTAATCTGTCTTTTTTGTAACAGAACTTACAACTTTGCCACCATGGCTTTCAATCTCTTTAACTAATTCGGCACGATTAGAGTAGCTGATCAACTTTCCGGTAATACAAAAACTTTTACCTTGAAGTGTATCTACTGTATTATTCTCTTTTTGTTTTTCAAAAGTAAATTCATTTGCCAAATCTAAAATATCTAAACTGTACTTGTTCCAATAATTAATCAAAGATGTGACTAATTCAACCCCAATACCATCAATATGTGTAAATGCTGTTCTCCCCTTGTTTGATAATACATTCACAAATACCTCAAAATCATTTTCACATACTTTTGAAATGTCTTTGCTTGCACTTTTCCCCAACAACGGAATGCTTAATGAATACAGAAATTGAGCCAATGTTGTATTTCTACTTTTCTGAATTGCTGATAATAGCTTTTCGACAGACTTTTGACCAAAGCCTTCAAGAGATTGAATTTGTTCTTTAAAATCTTCAAGATGATAAATATCTTTGATGGACTTTACATATCCAAGTTGAATAAATCTTTTCAGAGATGCTTCTGATAAATTTTCAATATTAAGAGCATTTTTAGAAACTGCATGAGATAATCTTTTAAGTAACTTGCCCTCACAATCTTCATTTGTACAAATTAAAACTTCTGAATCGTTATCCTTCTTGATTATTGTCGGTTGATGACATATAGGACAATTTGTTGGAATGTTAAAATTACCACTTTTGTCTATACTATCGTGTACTTTAGGAATGACCATATTTGAGCGATAAATTCTAATTCTATCACCAATTCCAAGCATCATATCTTTAATGTACGTTATGTTATGAAGGGTAGCTCTTGTTGTAATTGCACCAGACAAATCTACTGGGTCAAATACTGCTATAGGATTAATTAAACCACTCTTAGACACGCTCCATTCGATGTCTTTAAGAACAGTCTCATATAATTCATCTTCATATTTATAAGCTATAGAATGTTTAAAGAACTTATCAGTTCTCCCCATTGATTCAGCAATGGCATAATTATCTATCGCCATTACCGCACCATCATATGGGATATTATATAAGTCTGCTTGGTTTCTTAAAGCATCTAAGATTTTAGATATGTCACCTAAGTCAGATGAAGTATTTGAATATGTGAATGTCGGAACAATTTCAAACCCATTTTTCTCTGCTTCTTTTAAATCAAAAAATACAGATTTATGACTAAATCCTTTAATAACCCTCCATGCAATAAATCTCATATGTCTTTCGGCAGCTTGCTGACTATCTAAGAGTTGCAACGAACCAGATACAAGATTTCTTGGATGCTTATACTTTTGACCCATTGGTAATTTGGCATTAATTTCTCGAAATGTGTCCCATCCAATAATTGTTTCACCATCAATGATAAGTTCGTCTTTATACGGAATTTCTTTGGGAACATTGTTCATTGTAAGTACATTTTGAAGAACATCTTGCCCTTTAGTACCGTTTCCTCTCGTTTCTGCTGAAATTAATTTACCATTCAAGTATCTCAACGAAGTGGTAAGACCGTCACACTTCACAGATAGAAAACAATTATTGTATCCAGCAAATTGAATTAGTTCATTAATAGATTTTGTTTTATCAAGTGAAAGCATCGGATGGTTATGTTCAACTTCTGCAAGTTCATCTGATATATTATATCCAACATTGTGTGTTGGGCTATTAGAGAAAACAATTCCTATTTCTTTTTCTAATTGTTTCAATTCTTCAAGTTTTAAATCAAAATCATAATCACTCATTACCGATTTATTGCTATTGTAATAAGCATTTGACGCATTATTTAATTCGACAATTAATTCTTTCATTTGTGTTATTTTATCCATTTACCCTACCTCGTCTATCCACGTTATCCCTAAATTTTCGCAAAAAATTAAAGCCTCCTCTTTGGTGTAGAAGATTTTATAACTTCCACAACCATAGAATACAACATACATTTATATATTCTCCGTCTCATCAGGAAATATCAATTCCTGTGCATACGGAAGTGTTCTCGCCCAATCGATGAATGACTTTGACCATTCTGTCAATTTGTGAAATCTTCTCTGACCTTTTGAACACATTGCCAAAAGATTTTCGTATGTCATTGTAACGGTTCTTGTCTGCTGCCACGCTGACGGCAACCATCTGATAAGCTCTTTCCAATATGCCTTATCCTTTGTTTCAAGATACTTTACACGCATACTCTCCAAAAATTCTATATGCTTGTCTATTACATCACCAAGTTTTGTGCCGTCATAATCAAGTTCCGCATTATAATCGTCAATTTCAAAGCACTCGGCGGTAATAGGTGTTGACGCAAGTTTGTGCATTGTCGATGTACTGTTCGCGGTTGTACCGACCTTATACGTATCAAATTCTTTCCACCAATAAAGCGGAGCAGTAATATCAACCGACACAAAAATCTGACGCATAAATTTTCTGTGTTCACTGCCCGATTTTATAAGTCTTTGCGCAAGATTCAAATCGTTTTCGCCGATTATAACTTTACCGTTTTCTTCAACCGTATCATTCTTTCTCCACGATTCAAGTGGATTTCTTAAACCTCTAAAACTGTTTTCGAAGTTCATTACTGATGTATTTTCAAATTTCATTTTATGTATTCTCCTTATTTATATATCTTTAAAAATGCTATTTATAATAGCCAAAATACCTATTATCCAAATTGGACTAAGTACCCATAACCATGACCACTGTATTAACCCAAGTATTTTCAAAATAATAAAAATTATTGCCACTACATCTAAAATTCCCATTTTCCGCCTCCATCTTTCTACTTGTTCTCTTCTTCATTCGTATTTTCTGGTTCTTCTAATTGCATCACTTCTGTTTCTAATTTCAATAACCACTCATTAATTGTTTTTCTTAGAATCTTGTATATATTTTGATTACATAAGCTACCATAATGTTCTACATTAAAATCTTTTGCAATTTGCTTTATATTATCTGACAAACCACGTCCTATCTTTGTACCTGGATATTCTGTTGAGATACTTATTGTTTGATTGGGGAAACCTACCCCCTCTAAAGACTGCGTAATTATTCCATTCAAGCCTATTTCCACTGAATATTTCATATAATACATTCTCCTTTTTTTGAAACGGAAGTTTCGTTATTTAATCTTTAATTTTCACATTAAACTTTTCAGCAATAATCTTCTCTAATTTGGACACAATTAAATCAGGGATTCTAATCATTTGTCCAAAACCATCTAACGGAATTCCTTTTAGCTCTGCCTTACTATTATTTATAACATCTTGTAATATTTGTGCATATTTTAATTTTTCTATTTCTTCATTATAATTGTCAGGAAGTATTTTGTTTATTTGAAATTTAAAGCAAGAGTCTCCCCATCTATGAAAAACACATACAAATTCCTCACTTTTGTAACCAGCATCTTCTTTGGTCAGATGCTCAAATGTACAATTAGGAAGTGCACGTTCATTAATTTCGCCTTCTATAATCACTCTCTCAAGAGGTGTATAAGTTTTATCATCACTGTAACTATATTCTTTAATGTTACAATTAATATGACGGAAACAATATTCTTCAGCTTTCTTCTTCTCTTTGAATACGGCGTTTATTTCATTCACTCTATGGCTCGGATGAAGCCCCATAACCACATAAACTGTTTCCATAATTAAACATTCTCCTTTTCTTCGTTATAATATTTCTACCACAATTCCAAAGATATTGTTTTTATTAATTGTTCCATTCACATGTCCATGATTGTTAGATATTTGATAACTAACACCATTTTTGATAGCAGAAATTTTATGTAAATAATAATTTCCCTTGACCTTGCATAGCACAATATCGTTTTTCTTTAGTAGTGTATCTTTAGTCACTGGTTTACAAATTACAGGCTGACCGGATTTAAGAATAGGTGTCATAGATTGTCCATATCCAACAATTTTACAAATTTCACCGTTCTTTAAGTGCTCTGCCGTAATTGCATTTTCTTTTCCCTCAAAATCGTAATTCATTATTTGTTGAATTCCTCCTCTTTTATCGCTTTGAAACCGAACTTTCATTTGTTTTACAACCAACTGATACTACAGATTTTAGGAACTAACGATATCAAGTCGATTTTATAACCAAGTTCTTTTAATTTTTTGTATGTTTTACCATCTAAATCGTCTTTATATTCAATAGCAAAATCCCCATCAGTAATTGCATTTGTAATCTTTTGTGAAATATCCGATAGTTGTTGACTATTGAAATTTTTAATACTTTCTTTCGTCATCCGCTTTGCTTCTTGTGCTGACCACAAAATATCTGATGATATTAAATTATCCATATTAATATTCTCCTTCTATTTTTATTTTACAAATTCATAATATCCCTTATCAAAATACATAAAATCAATAATGACATCTTGTATATTAGCTGTGTCACATTCCATATATTCTCCGTATAGATATTCCAATGTGTTGTCTTTTTGAAGTAGGTCATTATAATAATCATTCCATTCTTCATCATTGCAGCCAACGAAAAAATCAATGATCTCGTCCTTAATGCAATATTCATATGCATAAGCTGATAATAATTCACGTTTTGGCAAGTCGGAGTTAGCGACCAAATCACTAACCCAACTCTCCATTTCTTTATATAATTTCTCCCTTAATTTATCCATTTCAATTCACTCTTTCCTTTATATCCTTTCTCAAACTCAAACCACGCATAAGCCACCGCACTACCACCGCCAGCTTTCATCTCATCAAACATTGCGTTCTTTGCACAAAGAATTCGGCTGCTTGATACATAGACACATTTAGGCGGATATTTTTCAAATAATTTTCTACGAGCCTTACCTTCAAGAAACTGTACTTTTAAAAACATAAATACTCTACGACCTTTAGGAATTATCTCCATTGCATGTTCAATAAACTCTTTTGCATATTTATATGGTGGATTAGTTAGTATATCTCCCTCCCAAGTTCCGCTATATGTAAGAAAATTAATTCCGCCTTTGCCATAACCTCTATAAACTAAATCGGTAGAATACACGTCATAACCATAATCTTTTAATCTATCAGATAAATCCCCTCGTCCACAAGCACATTCCCAAATGGGTTTATCAAATGTTACCTTACCATCTCTGATAAGAACATCTATTGCTATAGGGTCAGTTGCATAATAATCTTCATTTTGTCTTTCTTTATCAGTGTGGTTACTTGCACCTAATGTTTTGAAGACACTGTTCTTGTTTCCTGTCCAATCTTTTTCTATTGTATTTTTCAAATCTGATACCTCTTGTCTTTTTATCTTTAATAGTTTGTAATTAATACTTCGCAATCTTTACTTCTGTCAATCTTATGATAGTTACAATTACTGTAATCGCCATTCAAATAATGTACATTATATTTATCTTTCCATTCATCTAAATACGGGTTATCATATTTAAGATTATTGCTGAGAGCAAAGTATATTCCCTTTTGGTTTAGCTCATCTAAATTCATTAATAATGCTTTTTCACGTTCTTCGTTCCAGCCACCTTGTTCGTTGTATGATGCAACACTATTAAAATATGGCGGATCAGCATATACAAAATCGCCTTTCTTCAGTTCATCAAAATTAAACTTTTCAAACGAAATGTTAGAGAAGAAAACATTTTTTTCATGTAAAGTTTCTGAAAATGCAATAAATTTTTGTCGTAAAGACGGATTAAAACTACTTCTATCCTTACCAAATGGCATATTGTATTTTCCATTTTGGTTAAATCGAATTTGATAATTAAACGCATAACAAATCATTGTATAAAACACAATGGGGTTATTATTCTCTTCATTATAATATTCCCTCAATTGATTAAACCCTTCGGCATTTTCCTTTGATAGATTAAACCTATCTATTAATTTGTCAATCTCGGATAACAAGTCGTTAGTATCCTTGTCTTTAAAATATTTTAAAAGTTCTACTACGTGATTTTCTAAATCGTTATAAATAATACGATTGGCATTTACATTAATGCCCACATTAAATCCACCACCAAATAAATCAACAAATGCATCAATCTTCTTTGGAAATAACGGAATAATTTGTGGAAGTAATTTATATTTTCCACCCACATAATTAAGTGGACTTTTTATGTATGTATTTTTCAATTTTGTTCACCTTTAATTAGTACCTGCGCAGGTTTACTCACTGTGAACATTCTTATCCTTTCTTAATGAATTTTTAATTCTTCCATAATAATTTGTTTCGGCAAAAAATTCCAACAGTAATAACTACTACTAAATGTTATTTTATTTTGGATTTCGCCATTATTTTTAAACTTCATTCGTTTATCAAACATTAACAACTGTAAATCTTTATTCTTAAATAATTGTTTTGGGGCAGAATCATTAAGCCATGTATTGCTCATAATTAATGCAAATGGTTTATTGAAACTCAATGCCCTTTCAAATATATGCCTTTTGTTTGTAAATGGCGGATTACTAATAATACAATCCCAATGTTCAGTGGGCTCATATGTATAAAAATCTTGTCCATTGTCAATATGTGTTGCAATTACTTTATTGCCCATTTCTCGTATTTGTTTTACAAATTCACTATCTTCTTTATCAAATGGACACCATATAATTGCATCTTGAGGAATATATTTTAATATTGGTACAACCCCATAGTCTGGAGTCATACACTCATCATTGCTCCCCTTGCTATATAATACTTCTTGACTATTCATTATTTTCTTTAGAATGGTACAATATTGTTATCTTGCAAGAAACCTATATCCTTTCTAAATATTGTTTTGTAGCTACGATAATATATTCTCTATTTGTTCCGGAAATTTTGAGCAGAATTGCTCTATTGAGTTAAAAGTTAAATTTTTGTATTTACTCTATATAATCATCATAAATTGTTATATCATATTTGATATTATGTTTTTTTATCAACCAGCCATAGGAAATATCCTTCTTTCTTGCTCGGTCTATTATAAGTGGAAATTTCAAATTATCAATTAACTGTTGTAAATTTTCAACTTCAATCATAATAAGACGCCAGCTTTCGCTTACGACAATAGGATTAAAGTTTTTTAGCTTATAATATATCCTTAACATTTCTTCTGGGCTATGTCCATAAGCGTTGCCGATGTTATCAAACATTTCATAATTGATTTCTCCATTTCTATGTATTGATGTAATCCATTAAAAAATATAATTCGTTAGTTATTCTCATTTCTATATTTTTCAAATTCCTCAATAACTCTATTTGCTTTACATGTTTCAGGATATTCATTTAAGTAACATGCATCGCAACTTGCTGGCGCGTCTCTTATGCAATCACACAATATCTCAATCACATCAATAGCATCATATATCAAATCAGTATCCATTTACATCAATTCCTGCATATCTTCATCTGAAATCTCTTTGTAGTCTACTTCATGTCCAAGATATCTTAGTAGTTCTACCCATTCTTCTTTAGAAATTTGATGATTGCATGTTTTAAAATCTCCACATTGAAGAATTGACCAATCATCAGACTCGTTTGTTGTAAATTTTATTTTGTTATCTTTCATAATGTTATTCTCCTTTATTTTATCTAAGTTCAATTTCGCCATATCCTAAAGTATTATCAATAAACAATTTATGTCCTGTATAGGTATTTGTATTATCTTTATCTAACTTAAGTTTATATCCCATTGTTACACGTTGATAACTCATTAAATATTCGTCCGCTCTTAAACTTGGAACAATTCTACAGCCACCTTTTCCGCCGATTTTAATATCAAATGGAATAAGCTTGGTTTTATTATTTTTGTCGATTGTGCTAATTCTAATGGAGTCTAAAATAATATTTTTATATGTACTATAATCTACATCACAAAAGTCTCCCGTAAATCTTGTAAGACTTGGAACTATAACAAGTTCTTGTTTTTCATCTATTATTTCACTTTTGGGGTTATCAAATCCTAAAATACCTTTATCAAGTAACATATTCAAATATTTAATTGTGTTGACTTGCACATATAAATCGCGTTCCTGTTCAATATCCTTAATTTTATAAAATTCGTTGAATATATAATCTTTACAGCCAAAATATGTTGTAAACCCACAAATAATTTTATTACTTTTCTCATTAAAAGCTATCCGGAATTGAGAATAATCATCATATTTATCATTATCAAAATTACAACCTTCAAAATGTTCCCACCATACACCATCCTTCAAAACTATCTTATGACGTAAATACTTTTTCAGTTCTTCCCAATTCAATATCTTTAATTTTTCGATGTTCGATGGGGTTAAATTGTATTTGTTTGGATATTTCTTTATTAAATTAAAATCTATGTAGCCATTCATATCTATCTCTCCTCTTAAATGTGTGATTTTAATACTAATCATCACAAAAGATCTTTAAACTTTTTGCTTCCTCTAAATCTATCCCTATAATATGACTAACCTTGTTGATTGCAAGAGCAAATCCACGATTGTAACCAGCATTAAACCAGTCATTGGGAGACTTTTCAGACTGTTCTTTATTTTTATTGATGAAATATTGAGCACAAAAATAATTTTGTTTTAACCATTTCTTCAATTTTACTTCAGTTTCTTTATCCATTGGTCTATTCTCCTCTCATACAAGAGTTCCTTCCCATTTTCCATTTCTGATTAACATATCTATAAATTCATTCGGGTCATTACCTGCCGCTTTTACTTGCTTTATTGCTTTTTGCAATGATATTCTCTCAGTAATTATTAATCCATTTGTTGTTTCTTCTATGTTGTACCTATCTTGAAATACAATTTTTATAGGCTTCTCTACGTTCGGAATTACAAATATTCTGTTATTTTTGTCTTTAATTACTTTCATCTTTTACTCCTTCAAAACGATTCCACCACATTTGAAACTCACAATTCATTTGCAATCTTATTCGTCATCTTGCTCCATTGGATAAATATTGCCGTCTTCCGTAACATAATACATTTTAAAGTAAACACCACAATCTTTATCAACAGAGGTAAGAATTATCTTTGCCGGTTTTTCGCCCTCAAAGGCATCGGAAACTTTCACACCCACTTGATTAAGGCTTAAAGTTGTAACCGATACATTATTCGGATTTTCACATGCCACTGGCAGAATAACTTTGTTTTTATTTTTCTTCATATTTAATATTCTCCTAACACCAACTCAATATTGTTAATAAAATTTTCATTGCCTGTCTCTTTCGTCCAACAAACATTTGTACCTCGATATTTCACTTTTCCGTCAGACGGAAGAATACCTATATTAATAAGAAGCTTTTTGATTATTTTTGCTTGGTCATCAATGTTTTTGATACAACCTTGTCCATGAACATATGAATTTTTAGGAAGAGAAATGTAAATAGTATTTTCGCCTACATTCACTCTCTCAACACATATTCCATGTTTCAAAAATGTTCCTAATAATGCTCTAAATGTTATTTCATATGGGTTCATAACTTCACCTACTTTTCACTTACAAGTTTGATTTTGTAACCGAGTTTTTCTTCTATTTCAGATAAAGTCATATTCTTTCTTTTGTCACCTACAATCTCAAAATCAATTTTCCCATCTTTAGATACTAAATCTCCAAAACCCAAGTTCATTGTCTCAATATAATATTGTTCCGTTATATATGAAGGATTATTTCGACTCCCCAATGTAAATGACAGTCTATTGATGTCTACTGGGAGTTCCAATGTAGTCGTACCTTTGACAAAAGAAGTATCTGTTTCTCCTAAAAATTCTACCTCTAAATAATACATACCGTTTTTGTTTATTATTTTCAAGTTGCCGATATCTGTAATTGTTGTAGGTTCTTTTATTTTATCTCTAATTTCGTATCCCATTGCTACCTCCGTCATGTTTCACTCATTTTTATCCACTATATATTGTGTTTATATTTAAAATATCATCTATATATAGTATAAAAATTCCTTTGAAATCTCAGATTCAACCGTTAGTCATTTTTTCGACTTCTAAATTCTTCAAATTTGTCTTGTTACCAGTCCATAAACTCATCTTTTGACATTCTTATCATTTGAAATATTATGATAACGCCCGATATGTTCAAAACAGGAACAAACATTAGTAGGATAAGAGAAATAAATGATCGAATACACCTAAGATAATATCGAATGTTTTTCTTACCTTCAATCTCGTCTACATATCCATTCCGTTTTAAAACATCTTTCGAAAACATCATAACTCCAAAAAATGTCATCATACACAATATTGAAAATGCAAAATGCAACTTTAATAACCACATATACTTATTCTCCTTCCTACCAATCGCAATGCAATTTTCTATTGACCTATTACAAATTTCTTCATTCCAAGTCCTCCATATTATAATTTTTTCTTATATATTCACACAAATCTTCCATTGTTCTTTTAATATACCAATCATTCTTGAATAACTTATTAACTCGACAAGTACAAGAATATTTCGATCCATATTTTTTGAAGAATTTTAGATTAATACTAATACTCAACAACGGTACTTTAGTGAACCCATCTGTTAACCACTTTTTAAGCCACTCCATGATTACCACCTATATTTTTGTCAAAAGAGTTCTAAGTGGTTCTCTTGTTATATTCTCTTTCGCCCACGAGATATAACTTGGGTCAGTGTGAACAACATCTGTCAATTTTTCACCGTTATGTTTGCCAAAGGTCAACATGTATGTATCAATATCAGACAATTCTTCTTTTGGAATATCTACTCCACCTAAAGTAGAAATAACCTCATCAGAATATATCATATCAAGATTTGACCTGCTTGCTAAATAATCACACATATGTACAAAAAATTGCTCATCATTTTCTGGTTTTGGCAAAACAGTTTTACTTCTTTTGGTAGAAGTCCATTCACCACTATGGCTTTCACATAATCTTGCGATATAGGCTTTCGTTTCAGTATCTATATCGTGCTCAACATTTGTATTCCTCACCCATTCGCCGGCAAGTAGTGGATGTTCATGGACTGTATATCGAGAGCCGTTCAATCCGCACTTGATTGCATCATGAAAAATTGGAGTGCAACGTAAGCAGTCTCTTTGTCTTTCATGTGTTTTTTCTTTTACATACTCCAACCCAAGTATATAATTCATAACTTCTGCAAACATAAGAATATGAAAAATCTGTCCATGAGGTTGACACTGTGTTTTATTGTGATACTTAAATGATGTACTACTTGGAATTGTAAAGATATAATCTGGAATTTCCTTAATCATATCTGTACAGTAGCTTTTTATTTCCTCTGTTTCAAATTTATTTAATAGATTTTCAAAAACTTTTATCTTGTCCATTTATCCCTCCAAAATTTTCTTTAAATTATCATAACCTCATTCGCCCATATAATTATTCTCTGTTTGAGATTTAAGCCAAGTATTTCTATGATTATGACTTGTACGGATGCATTGTAAAAATGCACTTGGTTCTGCTAACAGCAAACATCTCTTTTTTGCTCGTGTAAGTAATGTATATAACATACAATTATCCAAAAGTTGATGGTGTGTATTATCAATAATGCCAATGACCGTTTTTCGACCAGCTCCTTGTAACTTATGTACAGTCATTGCATATGCTAAAGATAGCGAAGTTAATTCTTTTTTAGTGTATTCAATGAGTTTGTCATGTCCGCATATATCCGAATATGTTACAACACAATATTCTTCTTTTTTCTTCTTGGATTCATATCTTTCACCAATTTGAGTTATATAGCCGATTTCACCGTTGAAAACATTTTTATCATAGTCATTAACTGTTTGCATAACTTTTGCCCCAAGCTTAAAATTAGTTTCAAATCCTTCAATACTTTGTTGTACGTCTCCTAATAATTCATTTTGAATGACCTTATTTATTTCGTTTGTACTATTTAAGCAATCCTTTCTACGAGGAACTGCAATAACAACATTGTCAATCCCATCTGTTTCTACCGACTTGAGAAATGTTTTAATTGCAATATTAAAAAGTGACTGCCTATTTGAACGAAACATATAATACATATCTTGTAATTCACCATGGATAATGCGAGGTTGTAATTTCTCTGATATGGGATTAATATTCTCACGAATTTTGTTAGCATCTACAAGAATACCTGATTTTTCAGCTTGTCTCATAGGTTTTATAAGCTTACTTACAATAGAATCATCAAACATTTCAACTAAATCGGAGAACACGTTTCCAAACCCTATGGGCGGTAATTGTTTGTGGTCTCCTGAAATAATAATCCTTGTATTGTCACCTATCGCCTCAAGCCAATGTAAAAACAAACTGGCATTTACCATACTTCCTTCATCAAGAAATGCGACATCAGTAATTAAATGATTATCCATGTCATAAGTAAATTTGTTTAAGCCTTGACAACCAAGCGTTCTATGAATTGTCATCGCAGGGAACTCTGTTGCTTCTGTAATTCTTTGAGCTGCCATTGCCGATAAGGCTGAAGCAGTTATCATATAATTATTCTCCGTATATGCTTTTACAATTGCTCGCATAATTGATGTTTTTCCTGTGCCTGCCTTACCAGTTATTAAACTGACTGTTCTATGTAGACTCTTATGAATTGTGTCCAATTGTTCGACTACATAATTAAAACCTTGCTCTTCCTCTGCGTGTTTTATTGCCAATTCGATAGCTGTATCAGAAATATTAATCGTAGTATCAACCTTTGACTTGTCAAGAATTAATTGATAGATTTGTTGTTCAATATCATAATAGTATTTTAGACCGATACGTCCATTGACAATATGAAGAAAGTTATTATTTTCAAAAAGCCAATCAACTTTATCACTACATTCGTAAACATTGTTGCTAATCGCAGTTCTCAGGATTTTTTCAGAACACCATGTATGTCCCTTACTTTCGCCTAAATCCTTAAAGTAATATTGAATAAATGATACCAATCTTTGCGTTGAATCAATTAATTCTGGTTTTAATTTCAATGCCAAATCATCGACACGTTTGAATCCTAAATTGTCCACACGAGTTAAAACCCATGGGTTTTTTTCAATTTCTCTCTTTAATAATACTGGATTTGGTTCGTCAGACAGGAGTTTCTTAATCATCGTATATGTAACTCCTAATGGTTTAAGAAGCATAAGAATATCAGAAATCAGATAATTATTGATTATTTTTTCTTTAACTTTGTTCCAAGTAATTTCTCTAACTCCTTTAATTTTCGAATAATCTATTTCTTTTAGTGTTCCATTTGCAACATCATTTACTAAGTTGGGGTACTCGTTGATAAGGTTTTCTGCCATCCACTCTGGGATTATTGTTTTAAGAAATAATAATTGCATTTCTTTTGTTTGTGGAACTAAAGCATATATTGATAATGGTTTATATTGATGACCATATTGCTTATTATATTCATATTTTGCTTTAATTTGATATTCTCCACCAATAGATAACTGTTGCATCTTACCAACAATGTTACAAAATTTCTTTTTTTCTTCCGAATTATCGAACTTATTTGCTTCACCGTTGGTAAAAAACGGTATATCATCTTCTGTATATGCAATATAAGTTCCCCAAGTTGTATCATCATTATAATATTTTTCATATGTTACAACAATTTTAAATTCGTAAATATTATCATCAGACAATCAACTTACCTCTCTTTCTTTTTCTATGTCCTCGACATATAGGAAAATGTATCCTTGACATGTTTTATTCACTCTTGTACAGCACTTTGATATTGCACTTTTTGAACAGCCAATTATTTTTGCCGTTTCTGTTACTGATTTATATCTTGCGACCTCTTTATATTGTAAATCATATTGAACAACTTCTTTATAATGAGCCTCTTGCACTGCTCGTATTGTAGATTCTGAGTTTTTCTTCCCATACCTACCATGTTTTTCTTTTGGTATTTTTTTATGAGCTTCTGACATTTTCTTCTTAGATTCATTTGTATGATATTTACCGTAAAAAGGATTATCCTCGTCCAAATATCTTTCTTTTGCCAAATTACTTAATACTTCTTTTGTTTCTTCTGTATGGTGTTTCCCATAAAACGGATTCAACTCTCCAAGCGTCCTATAATGTGCATCTTCAATTTCTTGTTCAGTTTTAGATCTTCCGGTATTTGCAATCGCTATTTTTTGTTTTGTCTCATCTGTATGATGTTTGCCTTTAAACGGATGACCGTATATTTTCCAATGATCTTTTATTTTCTGTTTCGTCTCTTCTGAAGCTTTTCTACCTAATGCTTTTTGTCTTATTTTTTCTTTTGATTCCTCGCTCAATGTAGAGTTTTCACCACCTGGACGAATATTATATCCATATTTGCTATTTGTACTTTTATACTTTTTAATTAATTCTTCCTCTATAATATTCGCCATTTCTAAAGTCAATCTATCTATTAACACTATATGTTGAAAGTTATTCCAACCATATTTATTAATAGCATTATTAAACGCGACACATTGTTTATATCCCCAACCACTATCCCAACGATCTTTGACATTTTCTTGACCTGTTTGACCTATGTAAATCTTTCCATTAATTTTGTTTATATGAACATATATTTTATAATTCTCCATACAAAAAACCACCATCCAATATTCTAAAAGAGTATATTAAAAACCGTAATAAGCTGATCCAATTTAAACTGATACTCCTTTCTTTCTCACACTCTCAAGCCACTTACTATATGACTTTAATTTTTCTACAATTACTTTTTCTTCACTATCTTTCTTACAAAGAATAGCGACTTGCTGTCCTTTTTTCACTAAATCTTCATATTCTTTTAATTGACTATGCCATACAATTCCTTCTACAAGTCCAAAACTTGAATAGATATTTATATATGCGAATTGCTTGCCATTTTTATCTTTCTTCTTTTGAACTTTTGCAATAATACCAACTAAAGTACATTTCTCGCCATCAGAAATTTCTTCAAATGGTGTTAAAAATGTATAAGCTGCATCAAATGGATTATCATTGATAAAAACTTGTAATGTTTGAAATTCCCAAAACTGTTCATCTGCAAGATATTTTTGATTTTCATTTATATACTTTTGAAATCTTACTTTTTGATTTTCATTGAATTGTATCTTTTTTAATCTGTTATATTCGGAAAGTAATGCTTCTTTATCATATACAACTCGGCTTCCAGATGAAGGGATAACATATTTTCTCAAATCGATTCCCCAATCTTCTTCAAGTTTTTTATATGTAGGTAATGATTTAACCTCTGAAAACTTTAATGGTTGGTACTCCGATTTTAGATATGATATAAGTTTTTCACGTTTATTTTTACAAGGAATTGCACCAGATTTAATGAGTGCTATGACAGATGCCTTATCCAAAGAAAGCCTTTGGGTCAAATCGTTAAAAGATTTGTATATACCATTATTCTCTCTTTCCTCAATAATTTGTTTAGAAAGCGATTCGCCAATACCACTAATTGCTGATAGTCCAAAAAGAACTTTTTCATTATCAACCGTGAAATTCATACCAGAGTGGTTGATGTTCGGTGGCATAATGTTCACATTAAAATACCTTGCATCAAGTATGTACTTATTAATAGCTCCCGCCTTGTCTTTGTTTTGATTAAATAAAGCTTTAAAAAAATAGGTTGGATAATGTGCTTTAAACCATGCGGTTTCAAAACAAAGAACTGCATAACTGTAAGAATGTGACTTATTAAACAAATATCCGCCCTTTTTCGATAATTCATTTGCTATCTTATCCGCAATATCCTTAGAATAACCATTAGCTACAATTTCACTACGAAGGATTTCCGACTCTTTTTGTACTAATTCAACAATCTTTTTTCCGATTGCCTTACGGAACAAGTCTGCCCCTCCATATGTTCTGCCACCAAATTTTTTTACAATGTCAAGAAGCTGTTCTTGATAAATCATGCAATAATTTGTATCTTTCAAAATTTCATCCATATCAGGATGAATAGATGATGGTCTGCTTCCGCCAGTTGCCATTTCAACATATTCGTCAAGTGCCCCCATACTATCAGGTCTATACAAAGCCAAGACAACAGATATAACTTCAAAATCTAACTGTTCAAGTTTTGGTTTCAATCGAATCAACAAATCTTTCATTCCGGCTGATTCGACTTGAAACACACCATTTGTTTTGCCACTTGCTAATAGTTCATATGTAGGTCTATCATTCTCAAACTCAGGATTATTAATATCATAGTCCCAAGGATTCAAATGTAAATCATCTTTAATTTCTTTTACAAGATTAAGTGTTGCAACACCCAGTAGGTCAAACTTAACAATTCCAATATCTTCTACATAGTGTTTATCAACTTGAATTACATGTTCACCCTTGCTTCCTATCTTCATTGGCATATAATCATTGATTGTTGTGTCAACAATGCCAATACCACCGGCATGAATAGAAACGGTTTTTACTCGTCCACTTAAATGTTGAGCAATATCAAATAATTCAACATACTGTGGATTGTCTATAAGCAATTTAGGATTCGCCTTCATACAGTCATCCCAATTATCAAATGTAAATTTTTGCGAAAGTTTTTGCATTTGTTGATATGGAAACCCAAGTATTTTTCCCACATCTGTAATTGCTACTGTTGGTGTAATGTATGAATAGTTTATAATTTGACATACTCTATCCTCACCATATTTATCGACAAGATAATCAATAATTGCATCTCTATTTCCAACATCTGTATCAATATCAGGAAGTCCCACACGTTCGGGATTTAAGAAACGTTCAAAAATAAGTCCGTATTTTATCGGGTCAATATCTGTAATATGACAACAATAACAAACTAGTGACCCTGCTGCACTTCCTCTTCCCTTACCTACTTCAATGCCCAGTTTCTCTGCCGCTTTGATAAAGTCCCAAACAAACAAGAAATATCCATCGAATCCCATTGAATGAATAATCTCCATTTCATAATTAAGTCGTTCTTTTCTGATTTTTTGTTCAGCTTCACCAAGTTTATCGTATCCCCTATCCTTCCATCCTTGGTTGACTAAATGCCATAAAAAATCATTATTATCTTTATAGCCTTTTGGTAACGGAAATGTTGGCAACTGAGGTTTTTGAAATGGCATACTAACTTCGTCAATCAAATCTGCTACTTTATTAGTATTTTCCAGACCAATACATACATTGTCATATCCAATTTGTACGTCCATACACTCATGTATTTCTTGCTCTGACTGCATATAACAACCTTCATACACTTCGCTATTTTCAATTGCATTTTTATCGTTGTTGGTGCTTTTTCTACCAATTTGAATAAGCTTGTCTTGATAGTATAAATCTTCTTTTTTGGGTGCATGACTATCAGTTGTAATAATAAATGGAGTGTTTGTTCGTTTGGAAAGTTCTAATATTTTTTGATTATACAAACATTGATCTTGATGTGAATGCGACTGCATTTCAAGAAAGAAATACGGAAATGCTTCTTTATATTCATTAATATATTCAACGCATTTTTCAAAATCTGATTCTCTTGCTAATTTACTAGCTAGACAAGCAGATGAAATAACAAAATTTTCAGCATAAGGTTTTATATCCTCTATAGTACATCGTGGTTTAAAATAAAATCCTTCAAAATTACTCTTTGTAATGACTTTATTTAAATCTTTTCTACCCTGTTCATTTCTTATTAAACAGATTAAATGAAAGTATTTGTTGTCCTTATCCTTGATTGCTATATCTTCGCATTCATATAACTCGCATCCGTAAATCATTTTAATATCTGGATAGTCTTTTTTTATAAGGTCATAGTATATATGGGCATATGCATTTCCGTGATTTGTTGTAGCATACGCTTTTAATCCTATCTCCTTGGCTCTGTCCAACATTTCCTTTGGACTTCCATAACCATCCAACAATGAATAAAAATCATGATTATGTAATGAACTATACATAATTTACCTCCTACCAATCGTCATCTTCATCATTGCCACTTGTATTAATAACCTCCACGTCCTCAATTATAATCTGAGGTGTTCTAACGCCGTTATATTCATTGATTGAAGGCTTTCCAACAATATTAAATGTAATGCTATCATTATCGTCCCAAGCGTTTTGCAAAAAATCATATAACTGATTACCATTCTTACATTTAAACTGAATATATTTAATATCATTTACCATAAAACTGATAGTATCTTCGTTTTTACCGAATACCTCAAAACAATCTCTTGTTAATGATATATTCTCTATTGCAAGCATTGGTTCATTAATTCCTTGACATATAATATCTTCAAATTGTGACAACTTAATAATTAATGAGATTGTAATATGCTCAATATCCAAGATAAAATCTACACAATATGTAGAATCATATTCAGTATCATTAAGAATATTATTCATCATACTTATTGCTTTTTCTTTATCATCAATTGGCAAATTTACAATACCAAAAGCATTAGCGTGACCTTTACCATTGACAATACCTGTAGAATTAACAAGATCCTTAAAGCTGTCAATTGGACTATTATCAATATTCCTTGCACTGCCACCGAATACTGTCATTCTTGTCTTTTTATCAAAATGTTTTTGTAGTAGAATACAAGGCTTGTTATATTGTTCTGCAATTTTAATTGCTACAACGCCTGTTAGTCCACTATCAAGTAAGTCCGATACATCAACCATAATGACCTTATCATCTAGAGGAAGTTCATCTATTACTTCTGAAATAGCCTTTACACCTTTCTCTTTCATTTTATCTTGTCGAGCCTTTGCGTTTTTGCAAAGTCTGGCAGCTCTATCATAAATGCTTTCTTGAATTGTTTCTGACGGTCTATTTTTAGTAGCTCTTTTTTTATATTCAAAGAATTCATCCGTTTCAATAAAGGCTCTAAATAATAACTCTTTTTCGTCAGCCGACCCAATCCTTATCATTCCGTTTAAGATAGGAGTTATATACCATTGAATATTATGGATATTAACTTTGCCGTTCATACTGTAATCTTGTGCTTTAATGAGTGACTGAAAACATTTATTTTTAATATTAAGTAATCCAAGATTTGTGATGTATCTTGTTTCAAATGAACGCATATCCATAACATCACTAATATTTGCTAATGCACATAAGTCTAAATAATCATCTGCAAACTCATTCCAAGTTTCAGTGTCTAATGCTTGCAAAAACTTGTACACCACTCCTGCTCCACAAAAATCCTTGTTAGAGTAATTCTTGCTCATCTGATTGTTTACAATCAAAGCATATGGATTTTTTTCTTCTGATTCATGATGGTCGAGAATAAGTACATCAATGCCTTTTTCAGAAAGTTCCTGACATTGCTCTGTATCATTTGTCCCGGCATCAGGAATAACCAATAACTTTGTATCATCAGGTATTACAATGTCATCATCTAAACCATGTGCCTTTGCCCTTGTATGCAATATGTACTCAACAGGATAATTATCATCCATCTTTTTGATATATGAATATATCATAGCTGCCGAACAAAATCCGTCTGGATCTTCATCTACAAGTATCTCAATTTTATCTTTATTGTTAAAGTGTTTCATAAATAATTCTACTGCTTTATTTATATTCTCCAATTTCTCATACGAAATTAAAACACTTTCATTTAAGTTGAGATAATTTTCATAGTCATTAATCCCTCTATTTTTCAAAACTTCCGCTAATACATTGGAAGTATTATTATTGCTATTTTCATACAATCTGTATTTCAAATACACACCTTCTTATCTTAATCTGTATATATTATTTTTAACCATATGCTCCCAACTTACAGGTTTATCAGTCGGTGATTCTTTTTCATTTAGAACATTATCCTCATCAAACATGTAGTAGAGTGGAACACCTTCTGGAAATCTTTCTGCCAATTCTTCTAATTCTTCTCTAGTTACATCTTTATCAAAGCAAAAAATTATGTCTACTCCCAACCTAACAAGTAAATCAATCTGATATTGTGATAGCTCCTTACCACCCGTACCGCCAGTATTTCGATAGCCATAACTCCATGCTTGTTCTACAAATTTTTCCGCCTCACCCACATAAATACGTCCTACTCTTTTTATATAAGGAAGAGTTTTATATAGTCCATATATAATTTTCGACTTTGCACATGGTTCTAAATAAATATATTTACTCATTCCATCAGGCACTTTTCTATCAAAATATCTTGCTTTTACACCAACTAAATCTCCCAATTCAGAACGAATAGGAATTGTGTATCGGTTGGTTTCTTCATCAAATCCTATTTCAAATTCTCTTTGTGTTTCATAATCAATATAATCTTCGTAAAACAAATCGTTCACATACGGTTTATAATATGAAAGTATATTTTCTGAAATAGGCTGTAATGGCTTTTCTTTTTCTTCTGATATATTAGAATCCATATCTTCTAACATTTTCAGTATTTTGAAACTATCAGGAATATCTTCTTCAAAATCATGATAATAGGATATTCCTATTTCCGAGCATATTGCCTTCAACCCCTCTGGGAATGTAAGGTTTTTAACATAGCATACAAGATCAATAATGTCTGTTTGCCTATTACCTTTTATCATCTGTCGAGTTTTATTTAAGCAGATAAGAGATTCATTATTGTATAAAATGATTGCACCTTTGTTGTCCCCATCAGGATTGCCGGCTGTCCAATATGCTCCGACTGAATGATACTTAATGTGATGGCAACCAATGGACTCTAATATTTGTTCCGAATAATTATTTTCGTATATGTAATTCTTTAATTCTCTTGTATCCAAGTTGCCACCTCCAATTAATTAGTATCTTTAGTTTTCTTTATGATATAACCTATATTTTTCCATATGTTTAGATTCAAATCTATCTCAAATAACATAATTTTATCCTTACTACCAGCTCTATTCTTATCTGGTTTTATACAAAAATATTGTTTGTTTACATCCAAATTTTCTGCATTAACTTCTCCCCAAGAATCACACTCTAATACCATCTGGTACTTGTGATATTCTTCTTTGTTCAACTTTTTGCCAATGTTCAAAATATCAGCCACATGCTTAATTTGTTTTGCATTTGCAATATTATTACTACTAAGACTAAAAATATCTGTAAACACAGTTTCGTCACTTAACTGAAATACGGCATATCCGCTCATACGTAATTCTTTTGTAAGTTCTTTCAGTTTAGTGGCAAATTGTTTTATTTGTGACCAATCATCTGTGTTGTATCCTTTCAATGTATCATAGCCATAATATTTTATATTTTGAACCATTTTTGCTTTACGCAATTCAAATTCAATTCTTTCTGAACTATAGTCGTCACCGACATCTTTAAACATGACCTTACCCTTTCGGTCACTACTATCAATCCAGTCCGTAACTTTTTTTACATTCCAATATTCATCTGATGTATCTTTTATTCGCCTTATGTACTCGTCATTACTTTCAATATATATACCGTCATCGTCAATTTTTCGTCTGATAATATTTCCGTCATTATCATGATAAACACCTAATACTATCTCTTTTTCTGGCTTATTTATATATACTCCATGTAAATCTTGAAACTCTTTATTATTGATAACTGTAGTAATTAAACAACTACGAAGATCTTCCTCATCCATTTCATTGCTCATAAGAAAAAAGTTTTCATCTTGTACAAGGGCTACATAAGCGGCTAGCAAAACAAGCTTTCTTGTCTTACCTTCATTTGAAAGAAATCCTTCAAATAAAACTTTTGTTTCTCTAAGACCAAGATAATACTCATTATACATATACCAAGGGAACGGCAATCCAAAGTTTGGTTTTTCCAAATATTTATCTATTTGAGCTGAATTTTTATTGGTAAGCTCAACTGCTTCTTCGCCGGCATTAATCACTGTATTGATTTTATCTGCCTTTGTGCGAATAATTCTATAAATATCATTAGGTGACATTTTATCAAAATTTCTATGAGACAATATTTTTTCAACAGGGAATCCATTTCGACCATATTCTCTAATTAATGAATATTTTTTTACTGTATTAAAATAATTTTTTATATCGTTTTCATCAGCAAGAGTCATATATCTTTGAAGTGTTTTCCAACCTTTATATTGCTTATAAAGATTAAGACGTTCTTCGTTTTGACTCATAAACACATTCATTTTTGTCTCATCTAATGTTTGTGAAAATGTAAGATAATAAGTTTCAAGATTATCATAAAAGAATTTTGTTACAGAATCAGAAAAGTCATATTTACTTCTCATAAATGTACTATAATTAACAATCAAATCTAAATCTCTGGCTAAAGCTCCTACGAAACATATTTCACTTTGTATATTGCAATCTTTTAGTTCGCTTTCATTATTCAAAATCTCTCTCCTATCCGAAAATATCATCTACTAAATCTGATATATCATCTATATTATCAACGCTGCTATCTTTCGACACATTAGAATACCCAATTGATTGACCGACAAGATTTTGAGATGTTTGTTGTTCTTTCTCAGCTTCAAGTATTTTTTTCTTTTCTTTCCATCGTAAATAACTATCATACTTATTGATTAAAATAGATAAACCATATAAGATTAATGCAGTCGGACTAATTTCTCTGTCTGATTTCGATATTAGTTTTTGATTTGCTCTTCTTATATAATCTATTTTTCTCTGCCACATATCCAACAACTCTATTGCAGGAATTGGAGTATCTAATCTATCATCAGTACCATTAATGACCTTCTTAATTTTTGTCCAAGGTAATGTACCAGTATCATATTCTTCTCTTAAAAATGCACATAAGTCAGATTCATCAAACCATTGTAAAATATACTTTTCTGCATTCTTTGAAAATTGCTCAATATTGCTTTTGCTTATATGTTTTTTTTCAAGAAGACTTAATGTATTTTGTTTTCCTTCATCTAGATATTTTTCCAAATTCGCCAAAGCCATTATACGTTTTCGAGAAGGAGTTTTTGTTGCATGACACCATTGAATAAAGCAATTTTTGTGATAGTAATGTTTATCATAATAAACTATTTCACATTCATTTTCATCTACGTCAATATCTTGGGAACAAAAATAACATTTTTTCTTAATTTTATTCATATCTATAAAACAGTCTTTATGATATAAATGCTTGTCAAAATAGAGAAGATTGTTATCACCTTGATTCCTACAAACATCTAACGGCGACTTGCAACAAAAACAACTTGGTCTTGGAGTCATAATATTCTTTTTATTTTGTACCAATCGTGTCATTTCCTCCTCCAATCTACCTAAACCACCAAAAAAAAATGATGGTTTAGGTACGAAAATATTATATTAATTAAACATTGCCAATACCTTATTAAGAATTTCGGCGTCGGTTACATTCTTATATGCCGTAGGAAGTCCTGCCGCCTCAAGTTTTTCCTTCATTGCTTTCTTTTCCATTGGTGGTAATGCGTTTCTTTTGGCGATGATTTCTTTCTTAATTGCTTCAATATTAATACTCTCATCGTTTCCAGTAGTATCATCATCTGCTGGTTCACCAACCTGACCAAGAATTTCTTTTTTATAAATATCTTGCTCAATATCAACAGCCTTTGTTAAGTCATTTTTTAATACAAACTTTGATTTTCCTGCTGTTTTATCGATAACCGCCTGCCAATCAACTAATGTTGGGTCTTCAATAATAATACAATCATCATGTACATGCGTTCTATCTTTTTCAACCCATGCACAAACTGTTCCGTCCTCATTCCTGAACATACGAATTTCAGTTTTAACATTATGATCCATTCCTTTGAAACCATCAGGAATCTTTCTTCCTGTAACTACACTTTGAGTTGTTCCATCAGCCAATTTAATTGTTTCTTTTTCATCAGCTTCTCTTGCCGTTACAATATAATGAACGCCAGATGACATCAAATCAAGGATTAAATCTTGTCCCTTAAAATTGACTGTTTGATAATCCTTCAACTCCATACCTGCGCCTTCTATTTTTACAAGTCTGGCGTCGCCTACAAGACCATCCTTATCTGCTTTAACTTTATTTCTTTTCTTTGAAAACTCAACTAAGCCTTGCTTTGTTGTCAAATTAAGAATTGTAGTGCCATCAACAACAATGGCATCAGCTCTAAACGGCTCACCGTCTGCATCTACTACAACTTCATCTGTTTCATTACCATCATCATCCAACTCATAAAAATCTTCGTTATTCTTGACCTTTGCAATATACTGTCTTACTTCACCAAGCGACTGTGTATAAACAATATAAATATTCTCAAGATTAACACCATTTGCGCTTAAATCGCCCAGATAATCATCAATTGAACCAGACTCGGGGTCAAGATACAATAGTCTAAAAGGCTTCCCATCTGGGCGTTTAAAATATGCTAACTGCATCGCCATAGTCGATTTTCCTGTAAACGGTTTTCCGTATAATATCATTCCCAACTTACTTTCTGTTACTGACGCTTTTCTTGCTTTTGCCATTAAATAATTCCTCCATAATTCCTAAATATTGATTGATTGGAACGCCATTGCTGGCGTTCCATTTGATTATTTTTTTAATGTGAGAATTAATCCCATGCCTCATCATCCCCATCGTCAAAATTTGTTCCGTCTCCCCAATCATCATTTGAGTCATCGCCGAAATTTTCTTCTGCCTTATTTGCATTTTTAATCTTTGAGATAGCTTCTGTTACATTCTGTTCTGTGTAAATGGTTTTATCAATTGACGAACCCTTTGCTCCCGTAATAATGAACTCTGTTTTTGTAGGAGCAGCCACTTTTTCCAATCTATCTTCTTCTCCCCAAACATCATCGTCTGCTACAATCGTTTCTGTCTGAGTTGAAGATACCATATGACCATTTACCTTAATCGCATTATACGGATTTAAAGACTTCTTAAACTTATTCGCAAGTGCCTTATCCACAATAATAAACTGAACATCTTCAATATTGCTATATGTAACAATCTTTGCAAGAACAACAAATCTGCCAGTCGGTTTCTCATTGTCATCCTTTTCTTGTTCAATCCCCATAAAGATAATTACTTGATTAAAATCGTTCTGCTTTTCAAACTTCTCACTATCAAAGTCAATATCCGAACAAAGTGAAATTTGATTTGGAACAAGTTTTGTTAATGTTCGCTTGTTGCCCTTATCATCTGTAAAGCTGCTATAATCAAGACTTCCACGAATAAATACGCTTGCACCGTCCTTTAGATTTTCCTTGACTTCCTTGCAAGCATCAAAGTCTGTTAAAATTTTCTTATCGTTAACTGTTTTGCCCTCAGAATCAACCTTCTTCTTGACACCAATATTCTTACCTATCATACGGTATCCCTCACGATTATACGAATATCTTTCAACCCAAGGTACTTTTACGGTGTCCGCTTTTTCACCCTTTTTCTCAGCCCTCTTAGAGAAATAAACATTCTCTTGTTCCATACCTTGAATGTTTACATATACTGTTTCTCCATCAAGATAGCTTGCACCAAACTTAAGCATTCTCATAGGCTTGCCGCTCTTAGTTTTAATTTCCTTAAATGCTGTATCCTTTTCCATTCCAGACACAATTCCCTTTAGTTGGAACGCACCCTTTGTCTCTGGTAAATCAAATAATCTTCCTTTTTTCTTTGTTTCTGCCATTAAAATAAAATCCTCCTTGAAATAAAAATTAACGTAATAAAATCTATCTGAACGCCCAAACGGACGGAACATAGAATTAAATTTATGTGAACTATATGAACAGTGGTTTATGGACACAAATAGTCCAAGGGTATGCTAAATCCCACCCAAACAAAATGATAAAAATAACACTTGATATTTCTGCAAAAATATGTTAAAATATAAAAATACAGAGTAATGGTATATCCCATTATGAAGTATCCTTTTATATAGACAATCAACTCCTCGACCAAAATTTGTTGATTGTCTATTTTTTATTCATAACTAATACATTCAATATCTTTCAATTCTGAGAAGTCTTCATACATTTCTTCCGGTTTCTTTCTTTTTAATGAATTATACATTACTTGTACTGTTTCAACTTCCACTTCATTGTTTAGTTCCGATACAGAAAACTTTTTACTTGTTCTATTGACAATACACCAATAATAATTTTTCATTTTGAGAGTATGTAAAATCAAATATTCATCCCAGAAATTGAAGAATCCGATATTATTAAAGAAAAACTCTTTATCTTCTTCTGTTCTTCTTAATTTATAATATGGATACATTAACCTCATCCTTTCTTTCTGTCAATCGAATTGAAATTTAATTTTCATTAGGTTACTAATTATTCGCATACTTTTGTAAAAAACAAATACATAACATCTATGTCACATTCATTCTTTGCAATAAGCGTTGAAACCAAATTAAACCCATAATCTGAATATTGATTTAACACTTCTTCTAATTCGCCAGTACAATAATTACTAACTTTACAACAAGTATTGTATACTTTCAATCTATCACCTCTATAATCTTATCCCTACTTATAGTTTTCCAATTAGACCTTACGAACATTTTCATCATGACGCCCTATCTTATGACTCTAATATCCATCCTGTTCTAATTTCTTCTAGTGTTCTCGGTGTATAATCCATATACTTCATCATCGCACCGACGTTGTACATATGACAAGGTTTATCATATAATGCTCCCATTTCATATCTAAAATGTTGTATCATATTTTCTTCAAAACTATTATGTACGTGCCCATAAAGATGTATCCAATCATAGTAATGATTTTTGAAACATGGCATCGGATAGTGACATAAAACAACTGAAATTTCATTGTCAATTTTTAGTTCCTTGTAATCTACAACCTCGACAAATAAGTTGTATAATTCTTTGTTTTTTAATATTCTATTGTCATGATTTCCTTGAATTAAATGTATGCGACCTTTTAACTGTTTGAAAATTTCAATAGTTTTGGTGGCATTGTGCCAACTAATATCGCCCAAGACATATACATCGTCATTATCATTAACTTTACTATTCCAATTATCAATAATTGTTTTGTCATGTTCTTCTATATTGATAAATGGACGATTATCAAACTTTAAAACATTCTTATGACCCAAATGTAAATCCGAAATAAAATAATTCATACTTACTTATTCTCCTTTAACAATCCACTCTTAACTAAATGCTGACGGACAATTTCTATAATTTGTTCTTCCAAGAATTCATCAACATTATCTCGATCTCTAACATAATCCAATTCATCATTGATAAAATCTTCTATTATAGAAGTAAAGTCCATATCCTCAATTGTTTTTACAATTTTCTTATGAATAAGTTCTTTATGTTCTTTTGTAAGAAATTCTTTAATATCATTCATATCAATATATTCTCCTTCTTGATAAACTCTTTTGAACAGTTCCGTCAATTTTCTCAAATCGTCCTTGTCTAAGAGAAGGTATTTCCCAGGTGGATGTTCTTTCCTTATAGCCTGATACAAAATATCCATATACTCATCCCGAAACTTTTGTTCTCTATTAGATAACTCTTTACTCATATATTTCCTTTATCACCTCTGTATATCGCATTCATGAAAATCCATAAGTATCTTATACTTATATTCTCCGAATCTTTTTCGCCAGCGTTGTTTCGTTTTTTCACTTTCCCAACTAAACGGCAACATATGATAATTGATAAGGAAACATATGTCTAATACTTCTAAATTTTGAGGTATTCGACTCAATACAAAATACGAACCGTATGCGTGATGGTCAAAGTAATGAGCTATGCCAAGATCATCAAATGTTTGAGTTGACAATTTACCTAAGTCATGCATCATCGCACCGCCCAGCCAAGGATTTTCATAACCCTTTTCTTTCATTAATTTCTTAGTATTTAAACAATGCTTGTACAAATCCATTGTGTGATGAGGATTCTTTTGGTCGAAATCTCCCATATAAGCTATTTCATTAACCAAATTTCTCACATGATTTTTAAATTCATCATGAATAATAATCTTGCTCCACCCTTCCTCAATGAAAGGGATTTCAAATCTTCTAATTTGCTTTTCCAACACTTCATCGGGAACAGGGTGTGGTCTATTTTTATTATCTTGTTGACACCACTCGAATGGTTTCGGTATTATGTAACAAATCTTTTCTATGTCTAATCCGTTAACCTTATTTAGAATTGCCCGGCGAGATTTCATTGTAATATTTGTTGCATCAGCTATCACATTGTATTTATTCTCCAAACGCTTTCGGATTAGTGTATGAAAAATTTCAAAGACTTCATCATTCTGAGATTGGTCTCCGATTTCGCCGGTTAATTGTTCTCGTATCATATCAGTTGATATAATAACTGTATCAGGATTATCATTTGTAATCTGTTTTGCAATAGTAGATTTGCCACTTCCGGACAAACCACACATAACATATAGTTTTGGTTTACTCATTCCTACACACCTCATTTTTTATACTGAATGTAATTAAGTTTGTCATCACCTTTTCCATAACATCTTTTGCTTCAGTATTAATCTCCAATGGATTATTCTCCATATACTCTTGTTTATATTGTTTAATCCACTCACACGTTTCTTTTGCTAAATTTTTTGAATATTCTAATTCATAATGATAATTAGATTTAATATCGAGCAACATATCCTTATTTTTAGGGATTAAAATAGTACGGTAACTTTCGCCATTACAATATCTTTCGATAAAATCTTTCAAACGTAAAATATGATGTAATTGTTTGGGGTCACAACCATATTTCTCAATCTTATCTACAATACTTGGATACGGATATGTAAGAGCTTTGTACTTTTCAAATGCCATTCCGCACATACAATTAACACTTGCGTAATTGTTGTACCTTGCAATTTTTTCGGCATTATCAAGCATAGGTGCGAATAGTTCTTCATAAATTGGATTTAAAATATAATATTGAGTAAACAAAAGTTCAACAAAGTTAATATTTTGTTTCTTAAAACACTCAAACATTTTACGAATATCTTTCACATCACATAAGCAACCATTCCCCATATCAAGTGTCGTACTTACCGGTTGACGATTAAACACAATATCGTTTAATGTAGGAAGAATTATTGCTTTTGAATCGACATCTGAACCAGAGTAATCCAACTCATAATTTTGTGAACCGTATAAAAATACACCAACAACATTGTAGCCTAACGATATAAGTTTGTCATAATGTTGTTGAATTTGATTTTGCACTTCTTGTTTAAACATCCTTCAATTCCTCCTTGAAGAGTACAGAATAATCGTCTACTCCCATTTCCTTTAATTTTTTATATCGAGGTGACTTTTTGTTGCCACTTTTTAAAACATTGATATCATGACCATAATATAATTCTCTACAATATACTTGATACTCCTTAGGAACATTTTCTGAAACATATATCATAAAATCTTTTTTATTGGTTTTGGGAGCATCATCATAGTATTGTTTTATATTTTTTGTGGTCTCATTAATATACTTCATAACAACGGTTGCTATCTTCTTAACATTTTCATGATAAGCCTTTGGTAATTTCGATAGTAAATCATCATAACAGCCGTCGGCGATAGAAGAAATCACTAAATTGATAGACGATAACTTAGATAATACTTTATGAATATGAACATAATCATTGTATTTTAATTTAACCTTATAACCGTCAATGTTGATTACAAAACCTTCCGCTTCATCAGATGACTTATCGTCTAATTCGGTCATAACATCATCCAAGGTCTTGTTGAAGATTTCTGTTGTTGGAATATTGTATAATTTTGCGAATTTGAGAATTGATTCATATGAATATTCTTCGCCGGTCAAATTACTTCTCATGCCGATAAGATATAATCCTTCTTGCTCTTTTGTGTATTTAACGACATGTGTATCTTTCAATGAAATGTACTCAAAAACAAAAGTGATATCGGGATATTCTCGCAACATTTGCTCATAACCAGGTAGCTGATATATCATTTTATAACCATCTTGTAATCTCCAAGACATATTTGGGTCAATAGATTGACTCCCTGCCATTATAATTTGACCGTTATACCAAGTAGCTGATTGCATAGAACCGTCCAACTTATTTGAAAATTCAACTGTTTTTGCATTATCAATTCTACTTTGTATATTCTCCAAACTTGTTTCTTCAAGTTCATTAATATTAAAGAATTTAGCAAAGGGACACAAAACTATTTTGTCATTTACTATATCAATTACTATACTTCTACATTCACGATAAAATCCATCATATATACTCCATAATTCCTCACCAGAATTATCAATTTCTCCATTGTAGATGTCACTATATTGACCATATCTCAAAAGAAGAAAGTGTCCATTTTGATTTAGTTCTAATCGTGAAAGTAAGTCCGCATATTCAGAATATTGATTTATGGGTTCAATACTATTTAAACATTCGACCCATAATTCCAAACATGTTTTCTTCTCATCCATGTTATATGTAATATATCCCATTCTTTTATGAAACTCATTTTTTATTTCAATGAATTTATTCATTACTGGATTCCAACTCATTAAACAACCTCCTCAATAATCCTCTTGGTCTTGGTTTGCTCCACCAACCCGACACAAAATCATAATTATCTTTATCATGAGTATAATGACCTCTGTATGTTTTCAATTCAGGAGTAAGCTTATCTATTACTTTGTCATATTCAATATGGTCAAATGGAGCTTTTATATCATAATCGTCTTTTGTACTTATATCAAAACGAATATCGTCTAAGTCGGATTCTTGAGCATTATACTTCATATACTTGACTTCCTGACATTCCGCCCAATTTATTAACTCATCTTCTAATTCATTTAAAGTAAGAAATCGTTCAGATTCATCATATATAGAAATCTTATCGGAATTTGTGGATAAAAATTCTTTCATTTCTTCAACAGAAGTATATGCATCGTTGTGTTGATTAAACAAAGGTTTCCATCCACCACTTCTATGTCCAATACAAATCTCATAGCCGAAACAAGGTTCGTCCACAAGTCTATACTCATTAAAGAAATATTTCTCAACAAATTCCTTGTTTTGCGTATGTATATAATATCTTGTACTCATTATATTTTCTACCCTTCTACCTATACATTCTCCGTTTCATCCGATGAAAAGTTTATTTACTTATACAAATTTAACACCTAATTTTGCACTTGCCTTTGCCACATTCCTAAAAAGTTCATCTACTACATCATATTTCATTTGACGAATTTCAGAATTAACCATGTCTTGAAGAATTTTTATAAACAATCTATTGCTTGCTAGGAATAAACCTATCTCCTCATTATATGTATCATCTTTATGGCAACAAGCCTCTGCTTTATATTTCCCACTTCGTACTTGAATCTTTTTGCCATCGGTTCTGTATTCATAAACAAATGCATAAAATCTTCCATCACTGTTGAAGTAATTCCCACCATTTTTCTTTCTCCATTCGCTCCACTTGTGAACTTCATCAAAATATTCTGCACACACATCTTCTGAGATACAGCCTTCATATTTATTTTTGTATCTAAAAGAAATTATGCCGTCTTCTGACACATCAGTCACTTCGCATATTGCACCAATATGTCTAAGTGTACCTATTCCCTTTTTCAATTTTATCTTATCGCCCTTCATCATGTCACAACACTCTCCCTTTGAAACATTGTTTTCATCTATTTATATTCTCCGAATCAAAACCGTAATCACCCAGCTTTTTATCGACTGCTCTATCAAAATCTGTAGAAAGAAATTGAAGAAATTCTTGTTTTGCTTGTATAATATTTCTCGCATCTACTCGGTAGGTTACATTTATTTTCAAAATATATCCTCCATCGCCTGTATATATAATATCCATAACATTACTCCTTTTCGGTTGTAAGAATTGCACCATCGCCATAACTCCACGACAAATTGAATGAAGTCATATTATCCGTATTAATCTTTTCGCCACGATGTATAATCGTTGGCATTTGACCCATATCACTCATTTTTTTTAGATGGTACAAGAACAATCGAATCGTATGCTTTCCCATCTTCAAACTTATTTTTGATAAGGCAATCAACTTGTTCTTCAAGCAACTTTACTCTATCTGAATCTTCTGGCTTATCCATTATAGTTTCATTAATTGTTTTTAATTGATCTCTGATGACAGTCATATCCCACCGAATATCACAAATCACTTTTCGTATACATTTAATGTTTTTAAAAAATTCCATAATATTTAGCCTCCTTATATCAACTTGTAATGAAGATAATCATTATAACTCTGAGAAAACTTGATATATGCACAATGGAGATTTTTATAAATATCTTTCTTTGCTTTATCTACACACTCATAATCATCATATATTTCAACATTATTTCCAGATACAATAAATGAGTTTTGCTTATTATCAAATATTGCATTATTAGCCGAGAATTCGATATTTATACTATTACCTTCTAAATCCTCCACCCAAATATCATTAGTATCTCCATTTAGTAAGTCCAATTCCTTGTTTTCACTTGTAAAGATAATGCCTTCTTCTGTGAATAATTGAACATCATATTGTCTTTTCCTGTCATGTGTATTTATAATATTCAAATCTTTAATAGTTTCTTCAAACTTTTCTCCCTCATTTAATTCAAGAGCAATTGCCGAAAGACAATCATAATTCAATTTAATCTTTCTTGAAAAAGAAACAACCTTGTTAATTTCAGAAAAATATTTTTTATCTATTTTATCTGTCAAATAATTTCTTACTTCATCTGCCGTCGGATATTCAAATCTAAAGTGAAAGTGAAATCTTCCTGGTCTGTTAATCATATATTCGTTCAAATTGCGATATTCATTGCAAGTTACTACAAATAATTTCTTCCCAGAACTTGTACCATCAAAGAATGACAGCATTTGTGCTTGTGGATCTACATCATCTCGACTCTTAAATGTTTTGTCAAACTCATCAAACAAAATAAGCACTTCATTTTTAATGTCATTTAGGAAATCATCAATGCCGGGAATAAAATCATCGACCAATATAACTGGAATACCATTTTCAATTGCTTTTTGTGAAAGTAGTCTTGCGAACAAAGACTTTCCAATACCTTTATCTCCACTAAGAATTACACCCAAATTCTTACGAGATTTTTCAAATCTATTCAATACTTTATTCGCCTTTTCTTCATGAACTCCGTATATCTTATCTTCCTTGATTTCCAAATCATGTTGTTTCTCTAAAAAGAAACCGGTAAATTTACTGAATCCAATTTTATATGTTTGTGCCGGCAGTTTGTCCAACACAATTAAATCCTCGCCATAAATTTGATATGTACTTCCTGTTTTTATAATTTTCATAATTTTACTCCTCTTTATTTAATATTCTCTATTTGAACTGTTTATTGTTATTTTGTCTTTAACTCTGTTTAGATATTATTTGCTCAAACATTTCATCAACAGAATCTAACAAATCATATCTTTTGTCAAACGCAGCCGTTGAACTCTTTGCAAATTTTCGTTCTACCATGTCGATATAATAGGTCATTGTACCATCGTCACCCATATAGAACTCATTCCATTCTTCGTCCGTCATTAATCTTCGCGCATTTAATTGTTCAATGGCTAAATTATCAAAACTAACAACATTAAACTTTTCAATAATATTTGAAAGATTTTCATACAACCAACTTTGTCTAATTTCAATATTATCATGGTCTATATCATAAAAATCATCACCACGTCTTAAATGTTTGTATCCCAAAATCAAAATCTTCAAATTATTATTCTCCAACGCCTGTATGTCTGATGGCTTTAACACACCATTAATTACATGAATGACTGCATTAGGATATTGTTTGATAAGTTTAATAAAGTTTTCTGTTGGAGTTACAAGTGAAACTCCCAAACCATATATGAGCTTTTCGCCTACAAGTTTCTTTATTAGCTCTTGTTTCTTCTCAAAATGAATCTGATTTACCGTCATATTTACAATGACTTTTCTATCCTTTAGTTTTTGTAAAAATGGAATTAAATCAGGATGACTTGTAGCGTCTCCACCACCAAGTGCAACTTCTTGATATGGATGTAGAGTATCAATGAATTTTTCATTCATAATATCACCGAACTTGCCATCTGTTGTACTTCCTTCATGACAGAACGGGCAGCCCATATCACAATAATTTGTTATTTTTATATCCATATTTTCTGCAAATGCAGCCTGAAACTCATCATCATTTGTTTCTCTTATTTTTGTTCCATCTTCAAATATAGCAGTTCTGAAATTTCCATTCTTGTAACTCCCTAAAATTTTCATTTTTACCTCCCAAATATCCTTCATACTTTTCATTCACTATAATGTTTTGACTCTTAATCAACCGTCATATCCGTATTTACCGAACGCAACAACTCTGTCTCCACTTTTGGTTGTATATTTATCTACGAAAGTTTCAAGTTCATAGTCGTTATTCCATTCATCATAAGTTTTTGCATCTTCATTTATAAGATCATTCTCTTTTGCATATTTTGTATAATATCTTTCTTTCGCAGTCTCTGATAATTCTGACCAATCTTTTGAATACTCATCTTTATTATCCTCATACTCTTGAGCAGCATATTCCTTATCTTTATTTGATAGTTCACTTGCTTTTACGAAGGTTTCGCCATCCTCATCGAATAGGACTTTACCATTCTTCCATTGTTCAAATTCTTCCTCACTACACATTGTTAATGAATGGGTACTTGATGAATTGGTTTCAAATACTCCACGTCTAATCTGTCTTTTCATATATTTTTATTCTCCTTATATTATTCTTTTGGATACTCATAATCAATAATATCCATATTTACCAATCCAGTTTTCTTCATATCATTCCAATAGCAAGTTTCATCACCGTCTTGAATAACTACATATTTTTTATTAGTTAAATATTCTTCTAAAGATATATTCTCTCTTTCAAGAAAACCGCTCAATATATTTTCATCAACGTAACCCGTATATGGTTCTTCAAAATAGAATCGTCCTTTATTCTCATAATAATCAATTGAATCGACTCCCCATTTTTCACCTTTTTGATTAAAATATTCATTTAATTCATCTTCTGTTTTCCCATATTCTTGCACAAATTCATCGTTGCTATAATCTGGATAATCTTTGTTATAAACAAAATCCGACCTCATAGGAATTTCGATTTTCTTTAAACCTGGAACATATTTTAATGCAATTTGCTCAAGTTTCTTATATGTATCATCATTATATTCGTCCACTAAAGACGCACAAGCATATAACCATTTATCATGAAAATTTCCTAATGCTCTAAATGGGCTTCTACCAAATTCTAAATCATCGTCCCAAGGACTCCATATCCCATCATCTCCCAAATAAAAGCCATCTAAAAATTCTTCTGGCGAATAATGTTCATCTCTTTTCATTACAGTAAGAGAGTGCATACTCGATGAATTTGTTTCAAAAACATTTCTTCTAATTTGTCTTTTCATTTTCTCTACCTCCTAGTTATCTATTCTCTGTCTGTGTAAATTGAGTTACCTCTTTTAAATCAGCCCTTGTTTTAATCATGAACATCAAGAACTGTAATAAAGCCGTCCATATTTGCACCTAATGCTTCTTTATGTTTTCTATCGAAATCCTTATCTTCAACAAAGCTTGTACCATTCCAAGACGCTCGTGCAATTGCTGTTCCGTCAGGCAAAATACATACATAACAATCCATTTCAGGTAGATTAACTATATCTTTTTGTCTTGCTCCGTCTACAAGTATATATTTATCATAAAAGCCCATATTAGCAAACCAATCTTCTTCACTATATCGGCTTCCCATACACTCTTTTAACGTAGACAACAAGCTTGACCAAAATAATCTTCCGTTTCTTTCATCACGGCTATAATAACCCCAATTATAATATTCGTTATTTCCTTTGTTCTCTGCATCAACTTTTAATTTTATTTCTGCTTTATATCTTCCACCTATTTGATAGCCATCCCATGTGAATGTAGGATAATTGACAACATGGTCTTCATTTTCTTCATCTAAATTACTATAGACATTACCTACATAATACGGATTCATAATATCTGCAATTTGGTTTTCGCTTGGTAATTCTTTGGTTAATAAATGTACACAATAATGCATTTTAGTCCTCCTAGTTCTATATTCTCCGTTTGAAATGTTTCTTTCAATCAATACTCTTTACACTTTTGATAACCTATTTTCTGCCCACTCACATTGATTCTTAGAAATTTCACTTCCTATGTAATTTATACTCAACTCTTTACAAGCAACAGCCGTTGTTCCCGTTCCCATAAATGGATCATATACAATTCCATCCTTGCAACCATATATGTTTAAAAGTTGTTTACATAAATCACTTGAATAAGTTGCTTTATTGTATGGACATGAACCATCATTATTTTTGGCTTCAATGAAATTAAAAATATTACCATATGAAGCTTGTCCCGTTTTTCTATAGCTCACAATAGGCTTGTTGCAATAGAACGTATCAATTTGGTCTTTTTTACAAAACACAAATACAAATTCAGTAATTCTGGTAAGTTTATTAGGACTACAATTGTTTGGCATTGCAGAACTTTTCTTCCATGTAATTACATCAGCAATTGTGAATGGAGTTTGTGTGATAATTGTATTTATAGCTTTAAACATTCCATCTCTATTGTTATTTCCATAAGAAAGATTATATAAAACAGTTCCATGTGGATTTAAAATTCTATCAAATTCCAAAAATAATTTATGAGTAAAATTACAATATTCTTCATCAGTCATATTGTCTACATGTGTATCATATCTCAAATAAGGAAATTTACTTGAAGCATTATTTGACTTCATAAGAGTATTTGATTTACATTGCTTTTTATTTGTGTTATAAAATGGAGAGGTTAATATGTTTGTACATAATTCACTGGACATTCTCTCCATGGTTTTAAAGCAATCTTCATTATATATCCGATTTAGTTTCATACTGTTTTAGGAGTAAACTATAGTTTTTTGTGTGCACACAAACCTCACTCCTCCTCATCAACTTAATTTTCTATATTTTCATTTCTATAAAATAAACACGTCTGCTTATTTTATTTGAATTAATGTTGTATGTATTTTAAATTATTTTGATGTACAAACAATTTTTCTGTGACTTTAAACTGATTGTTTTTGTTTACATCTAAAGTTCTTGTAAATGGTTTACTCCAAATTGCCACAAAATCATCTGGTGCATTTTGTTCGGAGATAAACACAATATGATCTTTGCTTATTTCTCTCATATAATTCCAAAATTCGTTTGAATCAAATTTTTCTTTTCCATACCCTGTTGTCCCATTATACGGAGGATCAGCATATACTACACAGTTTTGCAGGAGTTCTACCTCACGATAATCTTTACATATAAATTCAGCATCCATAAGAGTATCCATATCCTTTAACAACGATCTTTTGCTCTGGGCTGCATAATTTGTTCCTGTTTTATTCCTTGCATATCCGCCAAACCATTTACCTCCAAACGAACATCCAAATCCTACAAAGCCAGCTAAAACTTTATCCTCGTCCTTATGTTCTTTTATATACTTATAATCATCTACAGATATATTCTCTGGCAAATCATATCCATGTTTAACCCCATTTAAGAGTTCAATCAAATATTCATGTTTATCATTTAATATTTTTCTTGCAAATCCATCAACTTTACTTTCTATTGAACAACTTCCACAAAAAAGACTTACGAATGTTAGATCATCCCCTCCAGTTCCTGTTATTATCATTGCAATTTGTTTCGCTATTCTTGATTTTCCACCTTGGTATCTCATTTATTACCTCCGAAATTTGTTTACTAATTCGACTTTTACCGCCTAAATATTGCATATTATATTCGGAGCGTGTACACTTTAAAACGTTACTCAATACCTTTCTTAATATTGTTATAGATGTTTGCAACCATCTAAATAAAATTTATAATCTAAAATTGAATTATCGGGCGAACAGCCCAAAGACGTAGTAAATACTACAGTGAATTATCCTCTGTTTAAAAATCAAAATGAAAGCAAAATTTCAAGCTTAAATATATACTCTTTTGCCTTTTACTTTAATGTATCTGCCTTTTGTGTTAAAATAACAATCCTTTAGAACTGTTTGTTCTATATAACCACCACTTTTATATTTTAAATAAACAGAATCACCAAAGTCTTTAACCACCGTACCATCAGGAATATCAAACGGTGTCTCTTTTATATATTTTTCAATACATTTTGAACAATACTTCACTGTTTCCAAATCAATAATTAAAACATCTTTTTTCCCTAAAGAGTGTCCACAATTTTCACAAAACAATTCTGCTTCTCGATCCGGAAATTTTGATTGCGGACATTCTTTATATTTTCTTTTACTTTTGTCCAATTTGTTTTTCGCTCTATCACATAACAAACTCATAATAATTCCTCCTACCTATCAATCTTATGTCATCATCATTCCACAACTTTTGGGTGTTTCAATACTTTCTGAGTCATCATACTCATGAATATAAAACATTGTACCTTTTGGAATCCAAGCAATTTTTAAATTATTATAACCGCCCATCCAAACACCGTGGTATCCAATTCTTTCAAGATACATTTCCATCTTTTGAATATCAGGGTGTTCAGTTAACCAATACTCTACGATTCTTTTATCGTATGCTAATTCTTTATCGCCCATAGAACTCCACCCAACTCCATAACCAGGGCTGTACAATACACCCAACTCGTTATTCTCATTATAATATCGCATGACGATGCCTTCTTGTTCGTCAGACGGATTTTTATAGTTTTCATAATTGGCTAATTGTTCCGCAAGTTCTTTGCATTCATTTCCCACATATTCTGTCGTGCGGATCTCTCCTCCTAAAGAACATATATCTGATAGTATTTTTTGTTGATATATTTTATCACTTTGGTCTGGAAAAGCTTTTAATACAGAATTCCAATCTGGTTCATCTTCACAATGAGAACAGTCAAATCCAAACCACCACAAATCACTACTAATAGGATATGAAGAATTCTCTCCACCACCCGAATATGTAAGACCTCCATGACAATAAAAATGCGACATGCAATCCATATAAGCTACATTATACAAAGGATGTCCTTTCGGAACTCCCACATAACCACATCTATATCCTCTTACCAAAAGCAACACAACACATTTTAAACCTTTATGTTCAAATTCTTTTTCAACAATATAACCTTTCATAAATTCCTCCTATAATTAAACCCAATCGTCTTCATTGAATATAATTGTATTCATATATACATTCTCTTTTTATTTAAACTTAAATAAAACTTGAGCAAATTGAATTGGCTGTATAATTTCTGCTCCACATTGAGAGCAATATAATTTTTTAGGAATATCTGTAATCACTTGATAGCTTCCTTCTGTTAAATTATCACAATATGGACAACAAATTTTTATATATGGTTTTCCTCCAAGATCGAAACATGTTTTTATTAATTCATATTTTTCGTCTCTATCTTTTGTATCTTTAACCATTACAATATTCTCCTTGAAATCAGGTTTTCAAGACCACATACGGTTTTCACCGTATGCAGTCTCATTATTTTATTTCTTCTTTGTCTTTCGTCCTACAATCATTCCACTAAAAAATGCTACGGCAATACAAACTAAGAATACACCTATATTAAGTACAATCATTACTTGTTACCTCTCTGTTTCTTCATATCCGCAAGAATTTGTCGTGCATTACGTTCTCTTTCGGAATTTGCTAATCTTCTGTCATTTGCTTGAGCACTTGAATCATATGCAATCCTACTTCCTTCTGCACGCTCTCTTGTTTTACGCGCTCCTTCCCTTACTCGTTCAAGCATTCTGTCACTTTCGCTATTTGTATTCAAATTATCCATACTTTGATGAAGTTCGATAATTTGATTATCTGCTTCCATCTGGAAAAGAGTCTGTTCCTTTTCTTCTTTGAGTTTTTGCAATTCCTCAGCTGCTTGATCTCGAATATCTTTTTGATGTGCCTCTGCTTCTTTCATTTCAGAAATAGTTTCTTTTAGAACTTTAATTTTATTCTCCAAAGTGGCTTTTTTCATAGCGTATTGCATTGCTTCATTTTCTTTATTTTCATCAAGACAAGCATTGATATTTTGATTGACTTGCATTATATCTTTGTTTGCTTGATACAAATCTTTTTCGGCGGTATTTCTTTTCCCTGAAATTTCAGTATATGTAGCCGATGCTTTGTTATAAAATTCTTCTTTTTCTCTGATTGCAGTATTGTAATAATCCCTCGCACCTTCCGGTGTTTGAGCGTCTTGTCTCATTATTTCATCGCCTTTACCTCTAAGTTTTACTCGAATTTGTTTTCCAAATGGAGTAAAGAAAAGAATTAAAGTAATTAAAATAATTGCTACAATAACAATAAACATAAAGTTGGTCATAACATCATATCCTTCCATTAAATCTAGTGTTGAGTCATACCCAAAAGAATCTTTGAGTATGACTATGTATAAAATTTGTTTAAGAATTGTTATTCAGCATCAATGCCGTATTCTTTACATAATGCTTTTAAACCGCCGTCATAACCACTTCCGATAGCTGCAAATTTCCACTGTCCATCACGCTTATATATCTCAGCAACAACTAAAGCTGTTTCTGTTGAGAAATCTTCCGTCAAATCAAAACGAACAAGTTCCTCACCCGTATCTTCGTCTATAAGACGTACATAAGCATTTTCAACCATTCCAAAATTCTGCAATCTTTTTTCAGCTTCATAAATTGTAACAGTAAATGAAATTGTGTCGTAATCCGATGGAATTTTATCAAGTTGAACTTTAATTACCTCATCATCTCCATCGCCTTCGCCAGTACGATTATCACCCATATGCTGGACACTTCCTGATACATGGTTAAGATTTCCATAGAAAATGAAATCGTTTTCGTTGCCTACTTTACCATTTGCTTTTGTCATGAAAGCCGATGCATCCAAGTCAAAATCTGTCTCACCGTCATAATGGTTGATATCCCAACCTAGTCCAATAAGTACATTTTTCAATGATGGTCTGTCCTTTGTTAAATCAACTCTTTGTCCTTTTTGTAATGAAATTGCCATTATAGTTACCTCCTAATTTTTATCTATATCTATTTATTAATTGACTAATGCTGGCATCGTTCGTGCCTTGACCTATGGCATTAAACTTCCATTCGCCATTGTTTCTATATACTTCTGCGAATATCATTGCAGTCTTGCCTGCATAATCATCCGAAAGATTATACTTACAAATCTCTTTTCCTGTACTTTCATCAACAAGTCGAATATATGCATTTTTTATCAAGCCAAAATCTTGTTTTCTTTCTGTACAATTATAAATGTTTACAACAAAAACTATTCGTTCAATCTCACTTGACAAATGAGCTAAATCTACTGTTATTTGTTCGTCATCGCCATCACCATCGCCGGTTAGATTATCACCATGATGATAAACATTATCTTCAGATAGATTTCCGTAATAAATACAAGCTCTATATTTATTACCATTTCCCATAGTTATTGCAGATGCATCGCAATCAATGCTATAGCTTGTAGAACCAAATAAATGATTTAGAATTCCACCACTTTGTTTTGCAGCATCCCAGCCAAGTCCAACCATAATTTTTGATAGTCCTTCAACTTCCTTAGATAAATTTATTCTTTGTCCCTTACTTAAATTAACTGACATATGTATATCCTCCTACTTTTAAATATCCAATCCAAATGTTCTTCCAATAGCAGCCAAGCCATTTTCGTACCCACTGCCAACGGCATTAAATCGCCATTCATTATCTTTACGATATAATTCACCGGCAATAATTCCTGTTTCCAATGAGAAATCTTCATTCAATTCATATTTAAACAATTCCTCATTTGTGTCGACATCATAAGCTCTGATATATGAGTTATCAACCATACCGAAATTCTGCAAACGCTCATCTGCATCATATATTGTTGCAGAGAAACTGATTTTTGTGATATTAGACGGGATTTTATTTAAATCAACAATCATTGTTTCGTCATCACCATCACCCTCACCAGTTCTATTATCACCTGAATAAATTAATGCTCCACTTGGATGTTGTGGTTGACCATAGAATACAAAATCCTTTTCACTTGTTACTTTTCCTGTGTCATCTGTAAGAAAAGCTGACACGTCCAAATCGAAGTCTGAATTGCCATCGTATCTATTTGTGTCCCAACCAAGACCAAACGCAACTTTTCTCAACCCACTGTTACCTTTTGTAAGGTCGATTTTCTGACCTTTTACCAAACTAATCGACATAAACAAATCCTCCTTTTAATTTTGCTTTTTACTTTTTACACATAATTTTCTGACAATATCAATCGGTATAACTATAAATGATAGCAATATGACAACTATCCATTGCTTTAAATCTAATGCAGTAACCTTAATGAGATTTTGAGCAATATTACACAAGAAAAATGTCATCACCACTATGCCGGCTGCTATAATAGAAAACAATTTATTTTTGCTAATACCCTCAAACAGATTAATATGTTCTGTACGGATATTGAAACCGTTAAATACCGCCATGAAACACAACAAAGCGAATCTTGCTGTTATGGCTTCTGTTTCGGTAGCAAACATATTCGCTATTGGTGTAAATGTTATAATCGCATACAAAACTACGAATGCTACCGTACTGATTGTAATACGTTTCTTTGCACCTCGAATAAATAGACCTGAGCCTTTTTTAATTGGTTTTTCTGTCATATATTCTTCTTTAGGTGGTTCGCCACCGAAAGACAATGAATTAAGCGAGTCCATTATAATGTTTACAATCAAAATTTGTACCGATGCAAGTAAAGCTCCGGTTGCCAACATAGGATAAATAACACTTAATATCAACAAAGATATATTTATAGGCAATTGAAATTCAAGAAACATCATAATGTTGTGCATAAATGTTCTTCCAAGTTCAATACCTTTTACAATACTTGCAAAGTTATCGTCAGTAAGGATTATATCTGATGCTTCCTTTGCTACATCACTGCCCGACTGCATACCAAAGCCTACATCGGCTCTTTTAAGTGCCGGTGAATCGTTTACACCATCACCTGTCATAGCAACCGACTTACCAATTTCTTGTGCTAATGTCACAAGACGAAGTTTGGTATTTGGTGAACATCTTGAGATTACTCTCAAAGACGGAATAATGTTTTTTACTTCTTCATCTGACATCTTTTCAAATTCATCATTTGTAAGAGCAACGTCACCATCTTTATAAATACCACATTCTTTAGCAACTGCGACGGCAGTTTCAATACAATCACCTGTGATTTCGATAACTTGAATACCTGCTTCATGTGCCATCTTTACTGCCTGTGGAACTTCCTCTCTTACTGGATCAACAACACCGATAATACCGAGAAATGTCATATCATCAGGTAATTCACTTTCTTTTAAATCTTCGTTTGACTTTGTTAATGCTATACATCTCATTGAATTCTTTGTCATAGATTTTATATCATTGTTTAGATTGTCCTTATCTTCCGTATTCAAATTACAGTGTTTGATAAGTTTTTCAGGAGCACCTTTGTAATATGTAACACCGTTTTGAGTGGTATAAGCTGAATATTTGTATTCGCTATTAAACGCTTGGCGAGATTTTATCGGATATTCCGTTTGAATTTCAGCATATTTTTCTGACGATACAAGGCTTAATATTGCTCTGTCAATAGAGTTACCGCCTGTAATATTATTTTCAGAATCGAATTTTGCACTATTATTCAAACAGATATTTTTTTCAATATCTCCCCAAACTTCCGAATTCTTATTAATATCATTACCGAACATATCAATGATTTTTTTCGGCGTCATAACACCTGTAGTTAAAGTACCAGTCTTATCTGTACAAATTATATCAACATACGCAAGCTCAGGTATTTTGTTTGGGTTCTTAGCTAAAATGTTGAACCTTTCCATCGTTTTAACATTTTGCTTTGTAACCAATTTAACTATCAGCGGTAGTCCCTCTGGTACAGCAGCGACTATAATCGTCAATGCGATTGAAAAATTTTGTGCGATTTTCTGAATGATATTTAAAATACCACCATCGAAATATGCTCCAAAACCTACTTGCAGAATACCCGAAATAGTCAAAACTATGAATGTAACAACTGCTGCAATAGTACCCCATTTAGATATAAAATCGCTTAAATTATCGAGAGCAATATCAAGTGCTGTTTTTGGTGATTCAAGAGTTTGCATTTTAACAAGTGTATCACCGTTGACAGTGTTTATACCGACATCAGTTACAATCATCTTACCTTCACCCGACATAACTGTTGTGCCGGCAAATAAAGAATTCTGATTTGTATATGCATCCGTTGAAGTTGTTTTTACATGTTTATAACCTTCGACAGGTGTTTTTAAACATTCTTTCGTTTCTCCGTTAATTGCAGCATTATTAACAGAAACTTTTCCTTCTATGATATAACCGTCAGCAAAGATTTCTTGTCCCATTCCGATACAAACTATATCACCAACAACTAAATCATCTTTATTGATTGTTTGCACCTTGCCATCACGAATAACATCACAATATCTTAATGACGTTTTAGCTCTCAACTCTGCTGCCGACTTTTGAACTCCTAAGCCTGTTTTTATTGCTATGGCTGTTACAATTCCTAATACAACTAATATCATAATTGGGTCAGATAAATCCATAACACCCATAATACCCAATACCAACTGCAATGCTGCAATTGCAATTAATATGAGTGTTATTTTTTCACTCAATGCCTCTTTGGCAAATTCATACCACTTTTTCAGCTTTGGTTCGGGAAGTTTATTACTTCCGTGTTGTTCTCGACTTTTCAGAACTTCTTTTTCGTTTAATCCGTTCATTTTATTTCTCCTTTTTTTGTATATTTGAAAAATCATCTTATGTGATTTAACATACTGACTTATAAGTTTATTCTCCTTTTCTATCCTTTGAAAGTAATATTTAATCGGCATCTTCTCTCAACACTATATCTCTATATTCTTCACCGGAAATCTTGCCAAGCTTCATATCTACATAGGCAGCCAATTCATGATTGCGAATAAAATCACAATCAGATATACAATCCCTTATAATATCGCATGCATCCGTTGAATGAATATAACACATACTTTCTCTTACGAGGGCATTACTCATTCTCAGAGTTGCTTTGCGGTATTGTTCAATTATGTAAATGAGTTGCTCTTTGGACAACTTTGTTAATTGACCTAAAATATCTTCCCACATATGATTATTCTCCTAATTCTAATAACTTATTGACCAAATCTTGCAACCTTGAATTATTCGGATATTTCTTTGCCATATCTTCATAATACGTAACCGTTTTGTATTTATTGATTTCTTGTTCCAGTTCCTTTTCAATTGTAGCTTTCTTTTCTGCCGTCTCTTTTAATCTTTTTTCTTCTATATGTCTTTTGTTATACGCATCCATATTCACAACACCAATAACTTGTCCAAGTATTTCTTTATCACAATCTTCAATAGGAAAAACACGTTTAATTTCTCCAAGTACCCTTGCATTTTCATTTCCCCATCCATTCACAACGACCAACCATGAATCACATATTAGCTTTGCTTCGTCATCATACAATGCAACTGCATAATCATCGCATGCATAATCGTCAAACAAATTAACAATTGCCACTTTATTAAAATCTTTCATATTATTTACCTCCATAAATTGTGCTTTTTATACTAAATTATTAAAATATCATCTTTGTATAACTTCACTTATGACATATAATACGAGCATTGTTATAAATACTGTAAGCAATATACTATCCGCCACTTTCCTCACCCCCTTTGTCTTGAAATTAAGATTTCAATATTCATTAACTAATTCATATCTAAGCAAACAATGATTTTGAGAACCTAACTTTTTTATTTTATTTAAAGCCGCTTCCTTATCTTTGTAAGCTCCACCGCTTGCATTAAATATCAATTCATTCGTGTCTTTGTTTTTGATTACCTATAACACCGTTACCAGTTGGGATTCTTGTTTATTTATATAACCAACAATTTCGTTTATCTTATTGACTACATCGTCCCATTCACTAAATTCACTATCAAGTTTTTTCATGGCTATTAATCTCCTATTTCAATTTTCTCTCCAACATATTTCTGAACATATTCTTGAACATTCTCAGGATATGAATCTACGACATAATCCTTATCAATTGTTATCTTCGTAATAATATTCTCCGTCTTGTCCAAAAATATATTGCCAACCGTTCCGCCTGGAATTCTTATGTACAAAAGTTTTTGTCTCATATCAGATTCAGTTGCCAATATATAATGTCCATATGCATATTCGTCAATCATTTTCTTATCAAAGCCGGCTAATTCATCAAGTTCTTTGGTCAGTTCACAATGATACTCGTGAGAAAGATAATCGTTTAATTCTGGGTCATTGTCATATCTATGACTTAGTTTCATATCATTTCCGCCTCCAATTTTTCTATCGTGATTTTATACTTTTCGCAATCTTTTGTTTCAGTGCGTAACAATTCATCTATAGCCAATACAACATTCTTGCTATAAACAGTTTTATCTGTCTCAAATTGACAAGCACCATCATATTTGTCTACATATCCAACATATTCTTTCTTTTCTCCTATGTTCATAATTAATTCTCCTTATTATGTTGACTCCATGCATCCAGCACTGTAAGAAACATCTCGCCCCTTTCAGTCAACCAACAGTAGCCAATACTACTACCATGATCTGTAAACCCAAGACTGTCTATTTCATATGCCATGAATTGAAATACTCCATACTGCTCATAATCTTCGGTGTCTATATGCAATTCCGTTTTATATCTTTCTTGCACCTCATCATAACTTAAATCCTTCCATTCTTTCCGAATATGAAGATATCTTCGAATGACTTCCAAAGTGGTATCAGGTGATCCACAAGAACATAAATTTAATTCATTGTACAAGTAATGATCTATTAATGGATTGATTAAAGAATCCTCATAGGACTTTTCTCTATTACCAACCTCAACAGCATATCTCAAGAAATCTTCCGGATCTTTTTCTATAATCTTTTCTGCAATTTCACTTAATAACATATCATTTTCTCCCCTTTAGATATTGTCGTATCTCCTCATTTATAGCAACCCTTACTTCATCAATCGTATATTCAGTACACCTGTAATATTATGTTGCCCTTGAAATTGTATCTCTTACAGCCGAACGGAACATCATAAGTAACATTTCGGATAATGGCTTATTCCTATCCTTTCGTTTCGCATTTTTAGCACGATAGAGGTTTATTCGTCCGTAATCTTTTTTCATATCCGAAACAAGTACACCTACTTCATATGGGATTTCACCTTTTACTTTCTCATATACATCTTTCGGCATTACATAGTAGTTATAATCTCCAATGAAATTGTGACCGTTTTTGCTATGAAAATCTTCGACTGATGATTTAACTTCATAACAGTAAAAATCACCTTTTTCAATACCGGAAACAGTATTATTGATAGGCTTAAATCTCATCAAATCTACTCTGCAAGCCTGTTCTGTTCTATAATCAAAAGTCACTTCTTTTGCTATATATATTCTTGTATCGTGATACGGATTAAGCAAACTTTCAACTGCATCGGTTAATTCTTTAGTTACAAGTGGTCTGTTACTCATTATTTTAGCTCCTTTTGTTCTTTTTACTTTTTGATTTAAGCTATTGAGGAATTAAGTTTTAATTTAAAACTGCCGTTTCAATCAACTATACTGTTTAGTCTAAATGCGTCCATCTGCCTATTTAGTATCCCACTATCTGTTGTACCATATCTTCCGAATACAACAAGTTCATCGCCGCTTTCTGAAGTATATTCCATTTCATAACTATCTAAGTCACCATTCATATATTCTTCATACGTTTCGCCGTTCTCACAATAACTAGTATCATGTTTCATTACATATTGCACATAACACTTTTCTTTCGCTTCGTTTGATAAGTCTGCCCAATCCTTTTGAAATTCATCTTGATTTTTTATATATAATTTTTTAGCAGCAACTTTAGTTGTTGAACTTACACAATCAATAGGCGACAACAATACTCCATCAAAACATAACAATTCTCCTCTTTTCCATTGTTCGAAAGTTTCCTTCTTACATATTGCTACACTATGTATTTTACCCATATCATTATTCTCCTTTTACGTAACCATTTCTAATAATTTGTAGTTCTCTCATCAAATTAGAAGTTGAGTACAACGCCGATTCATCTCTCAATTCTTTTAAATTCTGCAATGTATCTTCAAGTTTTTATCAATCTCTTTTTGTGATAAATCATTATGCGATACTTGTTGTTCTTCAACCCTTTCTCGCAAAGTCTTATATGTCATAATATCATCCAATCTTACTGTCGATTAATCCATGTTTTAAACTGATGGAATTCATTTTCCGTCATACAGATATCTGCATAATAAAAGTCTTTATTGAATATAATCGCCCAAATTTTCTTTAACTTTTTAATAAATCCAAAGTCTTGTTCAGCATAAAATTTGCCATTTGTAAACGCTAATAAAGCATAATGAAATGTATTATATTTATCAATTTTAATATGTATCCCCTCATCACAACCGCAAGTGCAATTTACACATAATTCATTTCCATCAAAATTCTTCAGCACCGCCATAGTAAATTTCTCCTTCCTCTGTAATCCTCTTTTTAAAAATTGTTTTGCTCGCTACCTTTTTCACTCTAAAATTCACCGGACATTTATCATATATCTTTTTGTCAGTTACCGATACGATTCCTATCCCATATTTTGTTTTGCAAAGTATCACATCACCAATTTGGACATTATCTCTGAATCTCATCCAATTTGAAGGAACTCTCCACATATATGTTTTATTATCAACATCATTTCCATTGATATGTCTACCGTAAATATACATCGTTCGTTCATTTCTATAGCTACTTGCTCCCCAATCTTCGACTCTGACTTCTACATCTTCTATATTATTCTCTTTGTAAATAAGATACATAATATAGCCGTCGCTAAGAATTCCGTCGGAAGCAACCACAATTTCTCTATCCGGCTTTCCGAATTTTTCGAAATAATTCCTACATTTCTGAAGTTTTCTTTCAGATACATGAGTTCTTGCAAACGCATCCGAAATCTTTATATCCGACAATTTCATAGTTTTTGTTATCATAACAATATTCTCCTTTGTGTTTAATTTTCGGCAATCGAAAGGTTAAGTTTTAGATTTAATTTTTCACATATATCACAAATTTGCGAAAGAGAAAAATCATAATCACCACTTTCATAATTGGATAGCATTGAAGGACTTACTTCCAAATAACTTGCCATATCTTTTGAGGTCAAGCTATGTTTTAACCGATATTCCAATAATGTTGTCGAAAGTGTATATTGAATATCGTAATAGTATGATTTTGATGCACTCATATCAGCACATAATTTGTTGAGATACTCGCCAGCATTGACCAATTCTATATCATCGCTCATTTATACTACCTTATTCCCCTTACATCACAACACCAATGTTATTAATTTGTCTATTCTCACTTGTACTCTTTTGAATTTCTCCATTGATTTTACAATAGAAGCTTCCACCGCCATCAACTTTAATAACATCTGAAAATCCACAGTCTTTAATTTTGTCGTAAACCTCTCCACTTGTGATACAATTCGAGGTCTTCGTTTCAATGTAAAAATAATAAATATAATTGTCTTTGATACCCAAAAATCCGTGAACAGTTGGTCTAACTATCGAATTATCCCAACCTTCGTCCAAATATTCTGTCGTTGCTCTAAATCCATCAATTATAATCGGCGCACCCGAAACGGCATATTTAACATCTTCATCATATAAACTGTTGTACTTATCAATAAAAACTGTATTGTCATTACAAATAATTAATGTAGACACGTCTTTTGTCTTAAACTGATCAGACGCATTTTGACTTGCATAGAAATAAACCTTATTATCCTTGACTTTTCGTTCCTTCAAATATTTTAAACATGGCGATGAAAGTGTGTTTTCATCTGTGTCGGCTACAAGGTTTGCCACTGGCAAAGTAAAGAAAATTCCATCCTCTTTGAAGTTTGCAAAATAACCAAGATTAAAATATGTATCTTCGTCCAAGTTGCTCTTTGATTTATCAACCAATTTAATTTGGAATCTATTTGATGGTATTCTCAACATACAAATACCATTATGCGAAACTATCTTTGTTTCATTTTTATTCAATAGTTTAGAATACCTATCTATAACTATGTTTAAATCATCTAAATGAGCGAGTTTCTTCTTATTAAATATGTCATTCCAATGTTTTGTTTCATCATCAGTAATAACTCCATCGTCCTTCAAAGTTTTTGTTCTTTCTTCCAAAATAATTGGATATACAACTTCTCCATTCGGATCAAATACTTTGTATCCCTGCTCAATTCTTTCTTTGGTGCATTCAGCAATAGCTTTTTCTTTATCTGTATATGCACAAATTTGTGAACTATCCCATTTACCATTGTTCCAATTTTTACGCACTCTATAATATCCCATTTGTTCACTCTCCTTATTCTTCATCAAGACGTTGTTGGTATTCGGTAAAATACCATTCTAATTCGTCTCTAAAATTTTTAACCGCCTTTGACACTTTATCTTTCGTTGTAAAGTAAATAATATTTGGTTCTCTTCTTCGAGAGCATCTTCCTATTTCAAATAGACTGGAACGATAGTTATATGCAATAAAATATTTAATAATCCCCTCATTTTTCCAATCAGATATAGAAATAGCCTTGTCATTTTGTGCCTGCCACTGTTTTAGCTGACGCAATAACCTATCAGCTCTTGCATTGTTCTCAGCAATGGTTTTATCGCTGTAATAATTGCCTACATCATAACGATTTTGGTCAAATAGGACGGTATTCTCATCTTCTATTACTAAATCTATAGTATTGACAAAATAATACTTCTTATTGTTACATTCTTCTCTTCTCTCATATCCTGTTCGGCTTCGTTCCTCAGCCAATCCTAATATTTTAGCCTGTTCCTCCGTCATTTCAACTTGGACGGTTTTTCCATTTGCACTAATTGTTGCTTTCATATTAACTATCCTCCTTATTTGTTGACCTATTCTGCAATAATTATTTCTATATCATCTGTATCTTTGTTTTCTATTGGTAGAGTGCTGTTGTATTCTCTAACCGCTTCGATATAGCGGTTTAGCAGAATTTTTGCTTTTCTTTCATCGCCACAATCAAAATGCACAACTTCATCATCTATGTCTTCGTTGTCACCTCTTATATATAAAACATCTAATCTCATTTGTGGGCTACACGAACTTTCAATATATACACCGTTAGATGCAGAAAAATGAAAGTGCCCTCGTTTTATTTCATCGCCTTGTTCTAATACTTTCATTAACAATATATGCTGTATTCTCCAAAATTTAATTTTTAACATTTTATTCGCTCCTTATCCTATTTTGATAAATACTCCGTTTTTCTTACTGTCTGCCGATGAACTTTTGAGATACATTATCTCATCTACACGAACACCGCTTTCTTCCCCGTAATAATCTTCGGGATAAATTATGGATACATTCGCTTCTTCCGGTACACTATTTAATATTTCTAACATTTCTTTAACTTTCATTGTCCTACTCCTTTTTCATTCTTCTTTTTATTCTTTTTCTATTCCTTTTCTGCACTGCTTTTGAAGTCTGCCCCACCATTTCAGTGCAAGATATGCTGATTTATGTTGAATTAACCACCACGTCCACAGTTAGGGCAATAGCATTCAAAGTATGTTTCCGGCTTTCCACCGCATACTTTCAACTGTGGCATACCATAATAAACACTATAGCTACTGTTCGGCTTGTGGTCGCAACATATACAGGGCATTATTTTATTGACTTTCATTCTTACTCCTCCGCAAACTCGTCTAAATATATCTCAAACTCGTCCTCTGTTTCATCTACGAACGCATATACCGCTCTGTCCTTACCTCTTTGAGAACCACTAACAAAAATACTCTCATAACTACCTGCTTGCTTTATGAATGTATCTTCGTCAATTTCTTCTACTTTAAAAAATCTCATTTCATTTCCTCCATTATTTCATCTACACATTTTGCACAATAACAGCCTTCAAGACCTTCTATTTTGTATAGAAAACTCATCCACATTCGATTTCATATGCCTTTATCAACACATCTTTTGCAAGAACCTTGACCTTCGCCCTCGCAACATGTAGCTTTTACTTTTTTTAAATCATTCATTTATTTTTTCCTTTCAATCTTTTTACAATCTCTGAACACTTGTTAATATAAGATCTTGTTACTCGACCACCGTTTATTTTCTTTTTATCTTTTTCGTTAATAGATACTTCAAAAACATTAGATTTGCTTATTTCTTTCATCATTAATATTCTCCTTTTTTATTTTTCATTTTTAACGCTTCTTTAAATTCTTGTTCGGTCATCTTATCGCTGTTTCCGATGTACCTTGTATATCCCTTATTAATACTTTCTCCCATTGTTTTGAAAGCATTTGACAAACCTCTAAAACTTTCAGCACATACTTCTGCACTTTGACCAAAATCGTCTATCTCCGTTGAAACAGGTTTTTCGTTACCGTTACAATAGTGTAAAATCAATGCAAACATTCCCGTTCCACCGGCGAAACCAATTATCATAGCCAATAGTAACATTAATACTTCTTTCATGGTTATATTCTCCTTATTTCTTTTTTGTTTTCTTCTTTAGTTTGACTTTAAGATGTTCCATCAACTTGTATTCTTCACTATCCCACAATCCATGCGCCAATAAGCTGTCTTGTTTATTGCACACCAGTTCTAATAGTTTTTGATACTCTTTTTGTTTCATGTTTTTTCTCCTTTCTGTACTTTCCATTACAATAATCTATAAATAAACTCTTAGATATTCTTCTTGGTTTATGTGGCGTAGTCATAATCTTATGTATTTCGTTTGATAAGTTTTTATCTTTAATTTTATTTATGTCATCTTTAATTAACTCAAGAATAAGTCTATTTCGTTTAATCTTTTTTCTATATTGATCTACTTGTTGTCCATAATATCCTCCACGTTGCATTGCAACACCACTCAGTTTTGTTTCATCCTCTACAAGAGTATGTCTGATATCAAAAATTCTTAAATCCATTTCTCTTTCAAGATATTTTATACTTTCATAATATCTATCCAAATTTGAAAGTATTTTGTTCGCTGATTGCAATACATTCGCTATATTCTCCAAATCCAATTCAGCATCTCCATAGTAAGTATATGGATTATATTCATCTGGTAAATGAGGTGTCTTTAACAATCTGTCTATGTCCATTGATTTAATATCATCAACATCATTTAAATTTTCTTCACAACAATTCTCTGGTTTTTCAACGGGCATATAACCATCTGTCAATTCGACAACACGACTTCTTCTTGAATTCCCTTTCAAGAAATTTTGTACTCTTTTGGTCTTTAAGAAACCCAATGCAGCTGGGAAGGTCTCAAACGAGTTGGCTAAAGTCGGATTACCTGACCATGCCAATCTCCCGTTTGGATTGGTTCTAATGTATTGTTCTCCATTCGTGATTACATATATCATTGAGCATCGCCACCAATCTCTATAATGTTATGATACAAAACAGTTATATTATCTTTGTAACGATTATTCTCGTGCATATGTCCGCAATACCAATTACTATATTGGACATCTTGTTGAATTTCTTGAAGATAATTTGTTAATCTATCCGATTTCAATTTATCAAAGAAACCTCTACTCATATTCATTACATCTAAAGTCTTTGTTGGTGGGCAATGTGTTATAATATAATCCACCTTATTACCGTATTTAACTAAATTTTCAATACCTTCGTCCATTTCCTTTTGGGAAGGCAATTCTTCTTGCCACCAGGATATGTGGTTTATACGAAACATTTTGCAATAATCATATTGCCATTCCGCAATTCTCGGGTCATCAGTTTCCAATATACCATCTCGTATATCATGAGATTGTGCTCCACCAAATGTAAAGAACGTTTTGTCATCAATAGTAAATACTTGTCCTCTCATCAAGTGAATTATATGTGGATGGATTTTATGTATTTTCCTCCGTTCCATTCTTCAACCGTCAATTTCTTTAGTCGGTCAAAGTTACTATGGTTTCCGTCTACAAATAATGTAGTCCATGGCTGATTTTCAAGCCAATCAAGGTTATTCCTTTCAATATCAGTGTCGTGCCAATAACCAAAATCACCACAAACTATGACATAATCACTTCGATTTAAACTTTGTCCTATCGGGAAGCATTCAGGTTTAAACCGATTTTTCCAATCTCCATGCGTGTCTCCTGTTATAAATATCATTTGTATCACTCTCCTTTACGCCACATTCTTTTCTTGATTAAGCATATACTCAATGAAAAGTTTCTTCATATTATTATAGTTCTCTGTTTTATTGTTCGAAATTAATACACTTTCGTCTATCGTTTTTAACCATTTTTCTAACGCCATATCATAATCTTTTTCACAAGAATAATCTATCAGCTTAACTAATTCGTCGTGTGCTTTTTGTGCCAGTTCGGAATTACTTGGCAACACGTCCTCAATCATTGTTTCGTAAAATTCTATATCTTCTTGCTCAATTCCTTCTAATATATTATTCTCTATTTTCTGTACACTGTTTTGAGTATTGTCGCAAACATCATTTTCAACATTTTCTTCATTTGACAATGCATCATTATCTTCAATACCCAAAAATTCTTTCATTAAATATAGAATATGGTCTACTTTGTTTTTCACAACCTTCTTATCTTTAGTGCTTTTGTTTTCATCGAGTTCTTCCCAAGTAACGCCATTCACTTCTTTGTTTCTCATGCTCTCAAAAGCATTTAAAAATTCTCCAAAATTCTTATCATCTAAGCCAAGCTTATCAAATTTATCAAATGCCATTATCCATACCACTGTATCTTTTAATGTGAATAAATCTGCTACTTTTCTATTTTCAAGTTTATCTGAATATGGAGCAATCCTGTTAAAATACTGTTCAATTTGTTGATATTCTTCCATTGTAGAATTGAAGTTCAAATAATCACATATTTTCTTAGGAGCTTTTTTCCAATTATCAAAATGATACACACCCATAACACATTCTGAAATAACTCTTTCCCATATTCCGTCATTCTTTTGTTTTTCTGTTAAAATTGTACCGTCTTTCAAAAATTCATTGGTATTTTTTATTTTTCTTATTTCTTTTGCAAAATTTCCTACATACGTAAGGGCTTTCTGTGAAGCATTCATTGCAATGTGATTATTATAAATGTTAACAAGTGTGGGTAAATCTCCTTGTTCACAATTTTGATAAATTGTTACCGCTAACTGACCTTTGTTCAACTGTCGTTTTAATTCCGTTGGAAGGTCTTCATATGTTTTACCTCTCAAATCATATTCGACTGTTTCCCATATAATATCACCATATTGATTTTTTATCACTTTACCTTCTTCATTGAGTTTCTTCCTATTATATCTGACTATAGGCTCACGAATTTCATTAGTAACTTTATATTCACCATATCTAAATCTTCTCAAGGCTTCTGTTCTGTGACCACCATCTACAATATATGTAGACTTTATACCGGATTCAGACTTTGTTTCAGCAAGAATTAAATTTGGAATAAAAACTATCCCACTGACAGCCGACCATATTAGTCCGTTTAAAGCCTCTTTTGTCCAAGACCAACCACGTTGTACTGTTGGTTCAGGCTGTATTATTTGTGTATGTACATCGTCCATATATTGTTCTACCGACCATCTTTCAATTCTATATCCATCCATGTTATTTTACCTCCTAATAAGCATTCGTATTTTTCTTTTATTTTTTTCATCTTTAATAGCCATAATGCTATCTTTGTATAAAAAATCATCAATATTTAACATAGCAATAATTTCTTCTTTTTTATATCCATCTGCCAAATGGATAAGAATTTTTCTTTGAACTTTTGATAACCCATTTAGATATTCCTCCATTTGTGGAGAAAATTCTTCATCATCATTATTATTCTCTACACATGCTATCTTTTCTGCTAAGTCAATTCCGTCTTCCGTTTTCACATCTAATGACACATTAGGAATTGAAATAGTTTGCCCTCGTTCATTCTTCTTCAAATTACCACGTTCATCAGTTTCAAGATTACACCTTTTCCAACGATGCCTATCTCGCAACCAATCCTGAAACGAACGTTTGATATTGCCAATAAGAAATGTCTTGAATGAACAATTGCGTCCTTGATTAAAATTTTCAACACTTTCTAATACAACATTCATCGCATCGGAATATAAATCATCATATTCTGACAACGGAACATTCATTAATCGAATAATCGGATCGCAAATTTCTCTCAATTGTTTCATTTTATTACCACAATATTGACTTATTAAACCTTCTTTTTCTTTATCGTTCACTCTATACACTCCTTACCTCAATTTCTATGATTATTCTCCACTAATAATCTTGCAATTTACATGCCAACGCTATGCCAATGCCGACACCTGTTATAGCCAAGCCAATTAGATACATACATTTCACATCCTTCCCTTTATCATATACATAGCAAAACTACTTTTTTGTCTTTCCGCTCGGAAAAGTATAACCCGTATAGGTGAGTGTTTCATTTCAACGCTCAGTATAATATTCTCTACGAAAAATATTTTTTATTAATATATTTTCGCAATTTCCAAACCCATTCATCCACATCAATCTGAATTTCAGGATTGAAAATATTGAATAAATCACCTTGTTTAATAGTTCCTGTTATATTATTCTCCGTTTTCTCTAACATGAAGATATAATTCGGATTGATTTTAATTATGTACTTTGAACCATTACACAAACAAACATTTTTAAATGTCTCAACATCTCCCTTTCGTCTTATCTTAAATCCGGCTGGTTTTTGAATTATTGAAATCATAACTTCACCTACTTTCTCCTTATTTTCACCCACTATATATTGTATTCGCATTTAAAATACTAACTATATATAGTATAGAAATTCCTTTGAAATCATAGTTTCATCACTCCCTTTCTTGTTACAATTTCTTTTCTTTTATTACATTTTCTTTACAAAATTTACGCCAATATGATTGACATTTCCCTAATAATGTGCTATAATAAACACATAAAAAACAAGGATATTTCTTTTATCCATTATGAAATAAACGTGTTGGGGAACACATTTCAAAAGGGTAAATTAATTTAATATGGGGATATTAAACTAATTCGAAATATTCTGTTTTGAAAAATCAACAAAACCATATTATCACGCTTTAACGTGAATGTCAACTAATTTTCACGTTTTCGGCGTGATATTGTGGTATTCTACAAAAAACGGAGGTGTAATTTATGCAAAATCCACAAATGATTGCAAGTAGAATAAAGCAACTTGCAAAGGACAACAACATTTCTATCGGTAGATTATGTAAAGAATGTGGTTTGGGTGTCAATTACATCAATCAAATGTCCAATAAGACATCCGTTTCTCGTGAAAAAATAGAAATCATCGCAAACTATTTTAGCGTTTCCGTTGAATATTTGCTTGGCGAGCCACAAAATAATAATCAAATGATTGAACTCCCTATCTTGGGTGAAGTTTCGGCAGGCTATGGTAAATATGCTGACAATGAAATAATTGGCACACAATACGTCCCACTTAATTGGTTAAGTGGCAATGAACCACACGTATTACTTCGTGTCAAGGGAGACAGTATGATCCCCAAGTTTGAAGAAGGAGACCTTGCACTTGTCCGCTATCAACAATCCGTTGACAGTGGTAGTTATGCCGTTGCTTTAATTGATGATGACAACGGTGTCATCAAACGAGTAATGTACGGTGCGAATTGGATTGAACTGCAAAGTTTAAATCCAATGTATTCCCCAAGACGTTTTGAGGGTAAGGATGTTACTCGTGTTCGTATCTTTGGGTTAGTGAGAAAAATCATCAAAGATACTGATACTCATTAACGTTCTATATTGGAACATTATAATCAGTTTATGTATTCTTTTCAGAACATATATTACTATTTTAAATTAGTTTTGTCAACATTTTAGAACGTTTTGTAACGATATTGTAATATTTAAGGTGGTGTTTTTATTGCTAACCGAAGAAAAATATAAAAATTTTCTTGCTTCTGAATTATTTTTGGCACGGAAAAAATCAAAATTAACACAAGATAATGTTGCTGATATTCTTGTAGATAAATATAAAATACGTGCAAATAGAACAACCATTGCAAAATATGAGAATGGATTACAAACACCTCCCTTATATACTCTGCAATGTTTGTCCAACATCTATAATTGTGAAATTATTAATTTTTTTCATAATATTAATAACGATAAAAATTACCTTGCGTATGGCGGAGAACATATCTCCGCAAAAAAAGAAAATTTGTTAAAGCAAATCGCTGAAAAAAATATTCCTGATGCAATATTAGATTTAATTCAAAATGCGATTGAACAATATTAAAAAGCAACCTCAATGGATTGCTTTTTTTATTTGTAACCATGCGTAGTGACTCTTTTACTGCCAAACTCAACACTATTATTGCCATAGAATACATCTGCATTTTTGGGACATAATAAGATATAATCTTATTAGTAAAGGAATAGATTTCTATGGATGAATTTATAGTCAACCAGCACATTATGGAGATTTGCAAGCAACGAAATCTGTCTATATATAGGCTTGCAAAGATGTCTGATATGCCTTATTCGTCACTCAATAATATGATTAAACATAGACACGTCCCGACAATATATAATTTAATAAAAATCTGTAACGGTCTAAATATTTCACTTTCTCAATTTTTTGCTGGAATTGAGGACAATGTGGATAATAATGTCTTGTCCTCTGAACAACAAGACGTTCTATCATTATGGAATCTTTTAGACTCAAAATCAAAAGAATTTGCATTAATTTATATGAAAGGATTGGCTCATTTGCCAATAATAGGTGTCGAAGATGAGAAGTTTTAAACAATTATTGGATATTGCACAAATCTATACAAAACAGTTTACAAGTTTCCCTTGTAATCCATTTTTACTATGCACTCAATTACAAATATCTTTTAAAGTGAGATCTCAAGCAGTAGAAGATTTTGCCGGTACAAATCCGTTAATCTCCTCTCCTGCTATTCTTTACAAGGAATCAGGTAAAGTGCCTTCATATATAATTTACTTTGATGAAACGTCTATGTATTGGCGTTTCTACATATTCCACGAGATTGCTCATTATGTATTGGGACATACTTCCGATTCTCTACAAGAAGAACAAGAAGCAAATTTAATGGCTTGTCTTTTAATCGCACCAAAAAACAAGTTGCCTACATATTTAAAAAATGCTAAAGATTTATCCTTATTTGCAGAAATTCCAATAGCTTACGCAGAAGAATATTGGAATTATTTACATAACAAATTAATTAAACCAAAAATGATTTTTAATATAATGATTTCTGTCTGTATTCTCACGGTGATACTTGATATAGTATCATTCGCATTAATATTATCAAATTGAATTTACAAAAAAAATAAAGGCGACAGTCAATTCGCTGTCGTCTCTATTTTTTTACTCCGATTATTTTCTTTTTCTTTGTCCATAGTGAGAATTTCTTTTGCCCTGTTTAAGCAATCTTCTTCCCACTCATCATATGTTTGTTCATTATTGAACATTTGATTATCTCCCTTACAATATAATATATCTATTATACCAAAGAAGATATTTTCCGTCAATATTATAGTTCTTTTTCGATTTCAGCAATGATTATAGTTGTTTCATCTTCTAATAATTCCTCTAAATATGTCATTACATTAACCCTGTGAATTGTTGTTGAATGACATTCATAATCTTCTCATCAAAATTCCCCTCTGAACATTCCTCACTATTGATTAACATACATAGCAAATTCGGCATAATCTTTGCCTTAAACATAGTTAAGATTTTATCCTCAAGATTTAATTGATTACATTGTCCAACATTTTGTCTGTCTGTACGCAACATCTTGACTGCCGAATCTACTTCATCGTCTGAAACATGAACATAGTTTTCAGCCGTCACAGCTATATTTTTATGTCTTAGCACTCTTTGTACTAATTTAATATTTTTAGTATCTTCGTATAAATGCGACCCACACCAATGTCGCAACATATGTGGAGTAATCATATCATTGCTATATCGTTTAAAAAAGTCATCAATAGCACCCTTACTTATTCTTTCACCTTTATTTGAGATAAAAACAGGTGTTTCATCAATGCTTTTATTTTGTTTCTTCTTTTCTTCAATGAATAACTTACGATACTCAAAATATTCAGTCAAGTAATCCGTTGCCTCATAAGACAAAGGCACTCTATCCTGTACTTCCTTATTTCCCTTACCCCACACCATAATATAAGGGGATTCTTCTTGTAAAAAAACATCGTTCATGTCTAAACCAATTAATTCTTCTGAACGAATACCACTTCCACAGAACAACTTAATGATTGTCAGATTTCTAAATTCTGTAAACTCATTAGGAATATCTTTGACGTTTTTTTCAAAAGCAATAAGTTCTTCTTGTGTTGGAATTTTTACATTCGTATCTACATTTGATTTTTCTCCCCTGTATAGTTTTTTTGGTATTTTATAAACAATATTATTCTCACATATTCCACTCGCTTCTAAGTATGTCCAAAAGCTACTGATAATCGCTTTTTGCGTTCTAATACTTGACATCTTATGGGTATATGTTAGACCATTCAAGTATTTTATTATATCTATCGGCAATATTTGTTTCAAATCATCTGCATCGATATTTGATATACTATCCTTCTGTATTATATTGTTTTTCAAAAAAAATTCAAACATATCTTTAATACAAGACCAATTAACATTTTTTGTCCGACTACTTTTAAAAGTTATCAAAAAGTCCTTAATGATATTCGGAACATCTTGTAGCTTTTCATTTAGCTTTACCTCCAACTTCTTTTGAGCTTCAATCTTATAACACATAAACTTCACCGTCCTCAATAACATATTCTCCGTACACAAAAAGAAGATACTCGCTATAACAAGTATCTTCTTAGTGTAAAATATATCAATGTTTGTTTTTATCGTCTATCTTTTTATCATATTTGCCTTGTAAATGCTGTTGATAATAATATTGCTTTCCCTTCGTAACAAGGTCATAATTTGCCTTGTTATAATCATGTTCATATCCCGGCGGAGTCATTCGATTATCCGATCTCCATTCGTCAAGATGGCATAAAATATATGCTCCGATTATCATACCTATTGTTAATAAAAGTTCCATTTCAAATTACTTCCTTTCTTTATTTACATTGTGAATTATTTGTTATCATCTGTATCATCAAATCCAAATAGTAAGTATGGTATAATTTTAATCACAAAATATGCAAGACCTATACCCAAACATACTAATAGCCCAACACCAAAGCTTTCCAATAAATCCATCATGATTAATCCCTCCTCTTTCTATATTTACCTTTCATTTAATATATACCACTATTTGCTATTTTTAAACAAAATTCTGTGATATTTTTTATTATACATACATTCTATACCCTTTTATGTCCCATATAAAGGGCTTGAAACCTTGCTTTCAAGCCCATTTATTTGTATTATTCCTCCTCAATCTTAACAATTATTTCTGTGCCATCATAATTGCCCGATAATCTTTTAGCTTTCATAACATTACCCGATTCATAATCTTCTATAAACTCGATTAATGAATCTATCATCGTGCAAAAATCTCCAAGTATCCAATAATGAGAAGCTCCAACTTTCAGATGCTCACACAAGAACTCTTCCAAAAATTCTCTTGCTTCTCTTCTAACCTCACATTCATCATCTGCTTTAAATTCTTTTGTTCCTGCATACTTCCAATCATTAATTTTCTGACAATTAATTTCTTCTGGATTTTCTATACGGAAATCACCGTCATGGTATAAGTTATATATTATGTTTATTTTCATTTCTTAGTCCTCCTCAATCTTTACTGTTATCGCACTTTTGTCACCCGGTGACATCAAATACTTTCGTTGCACAACATTACCTGATTTGTACATTCTAATAAAATCAACTAATGAGTCAATCAACTCATATAAATTTTCAAGTACCCAATAATAACGAGGATCGACATCAATATTCCTACATAAAAGTTTAGCAAGAAAATTCGCAGCTATTTCTATAGTATCGGATTTATCATTTGCTTTGATTTTTTCATGCCCTACATATTCGTACAAACCCACTTCTTTACAATTAAGTTCTTCTAAATGAATTAATTTAAAAGTACCATTTGTACAAAATTTATAATCTATATATATTACCATATTATTATCCTCCTAATTTACTCCTTTAAATCCGACTTTTTTTATTTTGGCAAATTTTAATTGTGATTTCATTTTCACAGCAATCACATGCATAAATTTCTCTTCTACTCATTAAATCACCTCAAGACACTGAACAGGAATTTCACAACATAAATCGACTGTTGCATATTCTTGTCCATCTTCATTTTTCCATAAATCAAATACTTCACATGTTGTTCCGGCAAAACGGGCTTCCATAGCCTCTCAAGTCGTCTCATCAAATGTTAATTTTCGTAGTTCTTCTCTTAAATTATTTTTTACAATCACTTTATCTCCAATTTTCATATTTATTTTCCTTTCTTTGAAATGTGCTTTTCATTGTTTTTTATTCAATATTACTTTTGCCATGCTCCAATCTTCACTATTGATTAGCTTGACAACTTTTTGAATTATACATGCTAACTCTATATCATAAATTCTATAATGGAAAGCTGCACTGACTTCATTTCTATTACCATGGAAATCTATATATCTATGTGTATCTAAATTACCATAGTACATGTTCTTTGGTGTTGTAAAATGATGTTTTCTTTCAATAATCTTCTTCAACATTTCTAGTGGATTATCATAAAATCCGTTAAACTTAAAATATTTCCCTTCGTTTTCTATCAACTGATTTTTTCTTTTTTCATCCTCTTTTATCTTCCATTCATCGTCAGGATCTCTTCGATTGAATACAAAGAATTCTTTTCTATCTTTTACCATATATGTAGGGTAATAATAGCAACTTCCTGTATATGGACTATCATCATAATATCTTTCTTTTTCTATAAATTTAATCATAAAATCGTCCTCCAATTCTATTTTAAAATCCAAAAATATCACAATAATATGCGTATTTAGAACCATGAATTTTCCATTTCATTTATTCAAAATCAATGTAATAAAATCCTGTATTATCATCTTGTTTGCCATTTTCTACATCCTCAAATGGGTCATAATATCCTGTTTTGACCGTCAGTGTAGATACTTCCTTCAATACATCTTGTAAAAACTCTGCTAATATTTCACATTCCATTTCTGTTGGACAAAGTATCTCATTACCGTTTGTCCAAAATCCGGGATTATCCGCTGTATCAAAGCTACGTGGTTGACTCGGCAATAACTCCATTAAGTTTTTTATAAGCACATTTGCCTTTTCATTATAAGTTTCCATATTGTTTTTCTCCCTTCTGAAATTCAATTTTAAGACTTATTTTGTCTAATGCTTCTTCTAACGAATCGTAATCATCCTTTTCATTTGCGTTTTCGTTAAAACAATTAAATATGTGCAAAAATGCTCTTTCCACACTTGTGTATCGCCTGCCGATTGTTTCGGGCGTTCCTGTACGTGTGCCCGTCACGGTGACTATAAATGGGAAGTACTTCGGTTCTTCTTTCTTGATAGTCAATTCGTATTCGACTTTATTAGAACTTTTGTATCTGAACGTAACACATTGTCCGACTTCCCACGATTCAAAATCCTTAATTGTATTTAATACAAATTGTTTGTTCATATTATAAATCTCCCTTCTGAAATCTACGTTTCATCAATAAATGTTATTGATATAATATGTTCAATTTTCGGAGGGATATGAAAATATTCACCATTAACGCAGCAATCTCTATAATGTTGTAAATCATTCCAAAATCCCTCTGTACCAATATTATAATTGGTTTGAAATTCAAACCCTCTACCTCTCTCATGTATCATATATCTTTTCATTTTTCTCAAACTCCTCATTTCTTGCATAGTACTCACCTTGCTTCTATCTAAACCAATACTCCCGCTCTCCTACTTTGCCCGACTCGTCTACACATACAACGTCATATTCTTGTCCATCAATAACAACATATTGACGTTCAAATACATCAACATCTGCCTCCACTGAAATAATATCAAATACTTCTCGTGTATTCGTATTGATTTTACATTCCGTTTCTATTGCTATTCCGCCGTCCCAAACAGAAACGAATGTCGCATTTATAATATTCTCACCCACAATTATTACCTCTCAATCAATAACCTAAATACTCGTCAATCTTTATTGCCAGCTTCTTACATAGCTTTATTATTTCGCCTGTTCCATTCTCTTTACCGTCATCATATATTGTTACACTTGCTTCATCTGCCAAATCTGTAAGTTGATTTAATAGTTGTATCATTTCTTTTGTCATATTAATTCATCCTTTCCTTTATCTCTCAATCTCAAATCCAAAATGACAATATCCGTAAGTATCTGATAACCAATCAGATATATCATCCAATAGTTGCTCTTTCTCAAACTCTCCATCAATTTCATATTCTTCAAAGTCAAATTCTTCTGTAATATCAATTTCTGTTGGTAATATTTTTAATAATTCTTTATCGCCGTCCGTATCCCATTTAATATTTATTATTTTCATAGCTATTACCTCCAAACTTAAATATGGCAATCAACTACTGTTACAATGGTATCTTTATCTAAATTGTCAAGAAATTCTTTAAACTCTGATTCCCAATTATCTATAGTCTTTTCATTGGAAACACAAGCCCACCAACCCATTTCGCCTCTTTCGTGCCATTCTCCAATAGGAGTAACAAAGACAAAAGGTATTATATCTTTCCAATCAATTTCGGATACATAATCTTCGTTTGTAGTTTCGCCGGACAATGTTTTGAGATAATTATTCCATCTTCCTCCGATGGTATACCAGTCCCATTTTGAATTTGGGTTATAAGTAGATAATAAATCTCCATTTGGTTTAATCATGTCCTCATCAAAACGTCCTTTCATGTCCTGATAACATTCATCATCAGTCCATTCCAATTTTTGTGGGAATTTATTTCTTAGATAATTAATATGCTCTACATTATTACAATTTCCCTCATATTTTTGAGGATTTGATAAATACTTCGCATAAAGTCCATTCTTATAGTCCTCAATTTCTTTTCTTATTTTTGCTATTGCTTGTTCTCGTGTATACTTTACATATGGAGCATACACAATGTTTTCATCATATGGAGCAAGCAATTCCTCAACTGTGCTTCCGTTTTCTTTTGTAAATACCAATGTAATAAAATGTGACATAATATTTTCCTCCTTATAATTATTATTTATTTTCTCTTGAAATCGTTGTTTCATTCTTTATCTTCTCCTTTTAATCATCAAATAAACTCGAACAATTCGTGTTCACCCGGAATATATAATTTTCCGTTTTCGACACATCGAAACAAATCACACTTGCTTCCACAACTTGCTGTATAAAATTTTTCCAAGCTATAGTCGCATTTCTTCCAATCCGTTTCGTAATTACACATTCCAAGTTCTGTATCACTTTTAAGGTGCTTAGAAAGAGTATAAAGATTTTTATCTTCACATTCTTTCAAATTTCGTTCCGGTTCAAAATGATAACCGTTATATTTAAACATAATATTCCTCACTTTCTATTCTTAAAATTCATCGCTCCATTACTTTAATACTGATTCATAATAACTAAGTTCCATTTCATCAAGTCCGTTTTCCTCTGCCGATGTATCATCTTTAAGAACATTAAAAATCATATCAACTGTCATATCCAATGTATACGATTCCCAATATTCTTCTTTTGTTAAATTATTATCTTCTGAATCCATAAAATAAAAAGCATTATCTCCGATTTTACAACAAATTCCTAAACAACCTGCGTAATTATTCTCAATAGAAATAATCCCATTTGCAAAACCATTTTTAATTATTTCTCTTGTAATCATAATTATCTTCTCCTTAATCAAAATCATCGTTCTTATTCCAATTTATTTTCTGACCACAATTTTCACAATATGGCATTTGAAAATCTTCACACATTGCAGATAATGGACGCTTACAAGACGGACAACAGTAATTATTAAAGCCTTTATGCGTTCCATTTGGCAATGGATTTTTAGGTGTCTGATATTCTAATAAATCTTGTATTACTGTTAAAACCGTATGCGATATACCTAAATTGCATATTTGCGACTTTTTACTTGCTAAAATATTTTTGACTTCATCTATAGTATAATTCACAACATATACCTCCTATCTTTTTATAAATCTCTTATTTTATCCACAATAAATCTCATCAGTATCCACAAACCCATTCTCTTTTAAATATTCAATATAATCCATAATATCCGATTTTCTTTTGACCTCTATATCACTTGAACGTTCATATTCATAAAAAGGACTGACATATATCTTGTACGTTTTGTTGTCTAAATCGACAACAAGATTATAATTATGAGCACAATCTCCACGTTTCGTCCATTTCCTATCAAGATAATATAAATGCAATTCCATTATAATCACTCCTTCTCAATCTCAAATGAATGTTCAACAATATTTCCATCCTCGTTAAAAAGAATATCAAATTCTTCACAATAAAACTCTACCATATCTTCAGGACATTCTGTTTCTTCTAAATCAGGATAACCATTATTAATAGCTAAATTTCGCACATTCCATCTTGCGTTATCTTTTGCCATTAATTCATCATCTCCATAACCTTTGCCGTCTGCTCTGTCGTAAATATCATCCCATGTATATAATTTAATAATCTCAAAAGACTCTAAACTATATGCTCCATCTTTACCATTCCAATAAGTTTTAGCCCAATGTTCAATCCTTTTTTCTTTGTTATTTCTGTCAAAAGATGTGTCATATCTTAGGTCAATTACCTGTTTGGAAAAGTCTTTGCCTACAATAGAAACATAATGTCCGTTTCCATATTGTTCTTCATCATAAAAGAAATTACAATTAAGACTGAATACAACTTTATGGTCTGTTATTTCATTTCCTATTACTATGTTCATTCTGTATTTCATTAAAAACCACTCCTTAAATCTCAAATAATTCATCGCCGGCATATTCAATCATATCTTCTAATACCATTCTGCCAAAGCTTTCTGCATATTCCTTCCATATTATATCTTCTAATGCGGTCGGCTCTCGTTCTTCAATTTCATAATCTTGTACAAATTTTTCTACAAGACGTCTCATTCTGTAGTCATAGTTTTCGTCCATTGTATGTATGTGCATAATATTCCCTCCTTTTAATTCCTTCTTATCAACCTTACCAATCTTCACTCTCATAAGGGTCAACGTATTCAAAACTACCTTTGCAATCACGTATATTGCCTTCTTTTTTTAATTTATTCTGTTCTTCAAGATAATCTTCATCAAGTAAAGTATCAGCCAAATTCTTTAATAATTCTTCATAATCTTCATCAGTGTAACATTCTGATATTCGGTGCAAAATCGGACTTACTTCATCTGTAGTATGTTGTTCTAACCAATTTGCACAAGACGGCAAATAATCACACCAACCATCAAGCAAATATGAATTGTCAAACACATCGCCGTCATTATACCACCTATAAACTAATTGACTTATAGCTGTTACAATTTGTGTTGCTTTTGTTTCTCCCTCACCCCAACGAGGCAAATATTTTTCATTTGCCCATTCAAATTTATCAAAATAACCCCAATTAACTGACATAATATTAACCGCCTTTCTCTTAATCGTCTGAAATTGTCGTTTCAATTAATACAATCTGCCGATACGTTCCAATACCCTATCTCCGTCCTTCATTGTTTCTTCACTAAGTTTTACAAATGTATCTAAGTCAATATCCTCTATCAACTCCAAATAGGCATGAAATTGAGCCATATAATAGTTTGCATTGAGTATATTTGTCTTTTCTGACATAGTGCGACCATCTGTAATTTTTTCTGCATATACCAAAGCTTCTTTCATTGCGTTCTTAGCTTTATCAATTAACTTTTCTAACATTTTATACCTCCATTCAATTATTGTCTTCTGTCAAATATCATCATTTTTAATAATGTTTTAGCTTGTCCTCTGTGTAATTGTCAACACGTCCATTGACTTCTTTTAGAGGACAAGCTCTTATACTCTTATATTCGTTTCTTAAAACTGCTTGTTTCTTCTCCTCTAACATATTGTTATATATTGCTTCTGATATACTCATTTACATATACTCCTTAATTTTTTCTATCCATTTAGGATCTACTCCGTTAGTATCAACTTCAAAATTCTCTTTACAATAACCACAAGTAAGCAAATAAAAGGCTATTCTCTGCCATTCTTTTGATGTATACTCCTTTTGCGGATATGCCATAAGCGCAAATATCGGCACTCCTTCCGCAAGTTTCTCATCTGCAATTTCTTTATTAATTATAGTGCATATATGATTAATGCACATTTTAAGTCTTGATGTTTTACATTCTCCATGTAGTACAGTGTTATATAAAGCATCCCAGCCGTCCTCTGGCACTTGTGACGTTATATAAACATAACTATCTTGCAAGTCCTCCATTTCGTATTTTACAACGCCGTCAACGATACATTTGTAAACAATGTAATTGTCACTAAACACCGGCAAAATACTATATTTTATATTTTTCTTTGCTAAAATACGACCAAAATTATCATTTATATATTGGCAGATTATCTTCTGCCCTCTATGTTCCAAAGTTCTCATATATAACACCTTCCTCACTCCTAAAATTTGTCTATGTAACTATTTATACGACTTACCAAACTATCCGAAAACTCTTTTTCACCTTTAAACCATTTATACAAGTAGCTCGGTGAGATACCTATACGGCTACAAAAAGTTGTTTTTGGAATACCAACCCTCTTTATATAATCTCGGACTTTTTGTTTCAAGTCCATCTGTGAAATACTCATATTATCCTCCATTCATTTACGCAATATTTTTACGTTTTTTAATCATTACAAGTTTTGTACTATTTTCTTTAACTTCTCTTGCCTGATCAAGTCCTAAGTTGTCAACGATCATATCTTCAACATATAAAGACATAGCAAGTCTATAATCTAAAAATGGATACTTTGCAACACCTCTTGCCTTTAATAATAACGGTGTAATCTTTCTAAGTTCCTTAATAAGATACTTCTGCACTTTATCTCTATCTTCAGAATATAGCTTGTACATATCCAGTAAAACCTTCATTATTCCTGTTGAATATCCGTTTGGTTTACGGTCAAATCCTGCACCCTTGCATATGTCAAATATAAATTCAGCCGCTTTGCCGTCATCAATATTGCATATATTAAGTGTGACAGAATATGAACCCAAAACAGAAGCACTTCTATTACCTTTACAAGACGCATACTCAAATCCATACTTTTCTTTTAGCTTTTCAAGTCGTTCTGTTGCTTTATCGTGTAATACTACCATTGCTCCATGCTTTTGGATCGCTGTCATTCTTGCGACTTGTTTATTTTGATAAGCATACATCTCGGCTTCAAATTCAAGCCGTTCCTCTGCGTTGTTTGGTGCATTGAGAATTAATAACACTTGTAAATCAGTGTATTTTTCTTTGTCTACCATCTGACTTGCCACCCATCGACCGTAACCGTCTACAAGGTATACTTTGCCTTCTTCCCAGTGTGGAACACCGATCAAAGGTAACAATTTGTTCTCATCCCAGTTATTCACAAGGTACATTAGACTTCTATCTGTTCTAACCTCCGTCTGATACCTTGTATCAATCTCCAACAGTTCAACCGGTATCGGAATAATTGCAACACTATATTTTGCATCACGATACATTTTAGTTAGTCCTTTTAATAATCCTTTATCGCCCTTATTCTTTTTTCCACTTATAACTTCAAAACTTCTGCACATGATTTTATTCTCCTTTTCTTATTTCAATTATAATTAATTTGCTTTCAAAGTTGATACTTCAACGGATATACTCTGTAATCCGTCATTATAACAACAGTAATATTTCCCATCCGCTTTTACCTCAAAAGAGAGGTACTCGCACTCTATGTATCTGTTCATGTTTGCTTCTGTCGGCTCAATTCCTGCCAGCCTTAAAGCCTTGTAAGCCGTCATTTTTTCGTGTTTTGCTAATACATACATAATTAAAACCTCCGTTCTAAAATCTAAATATTTACCATTACAGCGCCGTTATATATCGTATTCATTGCACAAACTAACGCAATAAATAACGCAATGCTTACCGCCTGAAATACGTCTTTTACTGTCATTGTTTTATCTCCCTTCTGAAATAGACTTGTAGGGCTTTTCACAAGCCTCCATAATTACAAATTTATTGTATTATACCGTTTTATCTTCCAGCAAATTCAAGTTGTTTGCGTCAAACAGATAATATTTTCTATTTGACATTACTTTGTTATACTCTTTTTCTCCTTCAAAATCATTGACAACTTGCTTTTCTTCTGCTGTCATATCCTTATAAGATTTCTTCCCGTATGAAGGTGGTAGCCATCCTTTGTGCTGGCTTCCAAAAATATTAAACTTTTTCAAAAGTTCCTCATCACTGAAGGTGATATGGCAAGTCCCTTTTTTATAGAAAGTCACTGTAAAATATTTTAATTGTATGTTTTTAGTCTCTCCATATTCCTCAGCAAACTTTAAAGATTCTTCCAAATCAACCGCTTCTGTCAATCCTCCGTCAAGATAATTGAAACACTTTTCAATGTCCTGTAGTTTGTTTGTAATTTTATAATTAGACGGTTCATATCGATTCCAAAGCTGATTGTAAGCACTTAAAGGAATAATAACTTTTTTATTGATTATCCATGCCTTATTGGTTTTCCAACCGTTATAATAATGAATATTGCGTGAAGTTTCATCATACCATGAGTATTTATTGCCCAGCTCATCAAACAATGCTATTATAGTGTCCTCAATACCTTTTACAACCTTCTGTTGCATATCAATTTTTATTTGATATATATTATACAAGGAAAATTCATAATCTTTTAATTCATCTATGTTATTATAGAAATCGCTCTGTAAATTGTTTGTAAGTTGTCCTATAAATTGAGGATTATTAAATAATGCAGTCCAATATTTACCTCTAACCTCTCGAATATATTCATTGATAGACAATTTATTATGATATTTGTCTTTATTTCTTGATATATCTAACGAAAGAATACAACCGCCGGATTGAATTGTTTCGCCTGTTTTTTCATCTTTTCCAAACGCCGACAAGATAAATGGCTTCATTGCATAGTATTCTTTTATTAGTTTTATTCCTGCTTCTATTTCTATTTTATATTGGTCTACAATAGCTTTGAAATAATCACTATCAATTAGTTGTGTGTTTTCTGTTTCTTCGATGTCTTGCCGCTCTCTTGCCTTTTTAAGCCCTTCAAATATAAAAGATTGTCGTTTCACTTCTGGTAAATGTACTTTTATCAATGCAATTTCAACGGCTGTTTTCCGTTCTGCATCCATAAAACCATCTTGCATAAATTCCACTTTTGCATTATACTCTGCTAGTTTTCGTTGTAAATACTGTCTATCATTTGTACATGGATTTTTTAAAGTTTCCGCATTGAGCAAACAAACGATTGCGCCGCCGTTCCTCTGTTGCATTTCTAAAGCCTTTAACAAGTGTTTACAACCATTAGAAAACGGAGGATTCATAATAATAAGGTCGTATTCTTTCATCGTGTCGTATGTCAGAAAATCATTATAGACAACTCTATAGCCTTTCCCTTTAAGGATGTGTTGTAAGTTCTGATCCTCCTCTATGCAATCTATATCATAAGAAAATTTATTGTAAGGTGTACTATAAAATTTTTCCTTCTTCTTGATTGCCTCAATAATATTTCCGCTTCCGGCTGATGGTTCTAAAATGCTATGAATCATTTTAAAATCAATATCACATAACATTTTATTTATAATTGCTTCCGGTGTCGGGTAAAAATCTTTGTTATTTGTAAACATATTTTTCATTCCTTCCATTATATAAGGCGGTAACGTGTACCGCCTTATATGTTATCCTGTTTGTAGTGCTTCTGTTGGGTTATACTTAAAAATAAACCCATGTTTGAAGGTGCTATAATAACCCTGAATCGTTGCAAATTTCCGCTTAACTTCTGCAAAATCTGTTTTGCTTAGCTCCTTTTCAGGTTTTACAACCCAGATTTTTGCCCCAGTTTGAGTGTGTTCATCCTCTGTAATAGTGTAATTTATAGTTTCTTTTTCTGCTTCTGCTGTGGTTTCTTGCGTTGTCTCTGTCGGCTTTTCCTCTGCCGGTTTCGTTGGTGTTGTGGTTAGTTTTTCTGTCGGATTCTCTTTAAAAAGAAAAGCATGTTTAAACTTTGAATAATAACCGCCCAAAGATTTAATATATTTGTTTACGGTTATATACTCTTCACGGCTTAAATTTTCCGCAACCTTCACAAGATATATTTTGCTATTGTCGCGCGTGTCGGTGTCCTCTGATACTTCATATGTATAATTATTTACGTTTATTTCTTCTGTTATGGCTTCTGTGGTTTCTGTCGTTGTTGTGTTCTTCTTCTCTGTTTTAATTGTCTTTTTAACGACTTTTTCTACTTCATGCGGTGTTTTTACTTCTTCAATATGACACCATGCAAGACTTCCTTTTTCAAACCATCTGATAAAATTATCAGTAATAAACCAATAATTGCCGCTGTTTGCCGTTCCTGTACATTCCTTCGTTAGCTTTCCATTTAGCTTGTACGCATGATATAAAATTTTTCCGTCTTCATATTCTGTTTTATGGATTCTGTAAACATAGCCTTTATTATGACCATAATTGAAAGAACTCTTTACAATAAAACACTGACCGTCTTTTATACTTCCACTTGCATCTTCAACAACTTTATTTTCTTTCTTGTACTCTGTAACTGTTATTTTTTCATATATAGTGTCGTCACCGTCACCAAGTAAGCCGCCACAAGTAGTATCAATTTTATTGATAAATGCTTCAAATTCATTTATTAATGCAAGATCTTTTTCCATGTCTTCTGCATGACTTTTTGCGGCTTCTTCTGCCTGTTCCATAGTAGAATAATAGCCACGATTAAATATATCTTGTGCATATTTTTTTGTATATGCGACTTTATCTTTTTTGAATTTTTCCATACCTTCTGCATAATGTGGATAATTATAATAATTATCTACTTTTGCATATTTTAACACACCGTTACCCTTTGCGATATAAACCCCCTCTTTTTCTATATGCCAATTCATGCGCGGAGGGTTCTCCATGTGACCGGGAATTTTTCCAGTAATAATATATTGTTCCGCTTGTTCTTCCCGTTCTGATGCTTTGTTTTTTAATTTTTCAAGCATCTTTTGAGCTGTCGCTGTTTCGCCTTCTGTCGCGCCTCTTTCCGTTGTCAACTCCTGTAATTTATTTATTTTTTCATATATGGAATGGTCAACCGTTCCAATATTAGTATACTGTTTTATTTCCTGTTCTTCCGTTGCACTATAAACATTGAAACAAAAAATATAGCCGTTCTTTTCTGCTACTCCGTCCCAATATGCCGGATTATAATAGTCCGTCATGCAGTCGCTTTCATCTGGTTTATAACCGTAAACCTTCCAGCCTTCCATATTCATTAGTTTATGTGCAATCATAACTCCCACTTCTCTATAATCATAATACGTTGACATAAAATTAACCTTCTTTCTATTATTAAATTTCTTGTCTTTGTTCCTGTTTAATAAACACTTTTTTGTCTTTTACTTCATACATATTTAACATCTCCTTTGTATCGTTCTATTCTCTTTTTATTTTCTCATTGATACACTTAAAAACATTGAAAACAGGTTTTACATGCGGAGCAATACCCGATATTTTACAAAGTATTAACAGATGTATGTTAAATGTAAATTATTACATTATCGCATTTGCTGCTGTTGTAATATGTTACATTTATTTATTTGTTGCATTTGTAAACTTTTTGAGTGCATCGTCAAAAAATAAAAATTTGTTTCAGACCTCCTGACCTTCCTAACTTGCTCCTTAGTCGTTTTCATTTATACAAAGTAACCGCTTTTCATTTGAGCACTTCGGCTTAAAAAATCCCCTTGTATATGTATAGATACAGTCCTATATTTTATTGTCAAGGTTCATAAGTCTATTGACTTTATAAGGTTTTTACTTCCTTATCTTTAATATTATTATACACCTTTTAAAAGTGTTTGTCTATTGACTTTATACACAAAACAGAAGTGTTTATTTTGTGTACTTTGTACACCTTTTAAGAGTGTATATTGACAATCAATTTTATATTTGTTATACTCTTTTTAAGAGGTGAACATAATGATTAAATATAAAATAGATATATTAACAACCCTTAAAAATAAAGGATATTCAACTTATAAACTTCGTAAAAATAAAATTTTAGGTGAAGCAACAATACAAAAATATCGTAATAATGAATGTATAGATGCTATTACTAACTTGAATTTACTTTGTGAGCTTTTAGAATGTCAACCCGGCGATATTATTGAATATGTACCAGATGAAAATTAATATATCTTTTACCTTATAAAGTTGTCAATGTGCAAATTAAAAAAGGTGTAAAGCCTTTAATAATTCAATAAGACTTTACACCTTTTATTTTTATATGTTATTTTAGATTTTAAGCTGATTTGCTCATAACTGCCTTAATTGCCTTTACTTCAAATTCAAGCATACCTACTCTTTCTTCAATACCTTTTGCAACTAATACATTTTTTGCTAAGTCCGTATGATGTTCAAGCAAAACTTGTACTTTTGGCGCTATATCATTTTCAAGTAAATATGAGCTATGCTCTAATGTATCAAGTTTTGATTCGATTTTATCAAGTCGCTTGTCCATTGCATTAAGTCTTGTATCTACTGCATTAAGTCTTGTATCTACTGCATTAAGTCTTGTATCCATTTCAACAAGCCTATTGTCTACTTTATCAAGTTTTGATAATAGCAAATCAAATTTTTCATCAGTTGTCATATCTATCACCCTTTCAAAATTACGGTTATATTATCATATGTACATTATAACACATATTTTTTTAGGTGTAAAGCCTTATTCAATTATCAAAGTACTTTGTCTATTAGTCAATAGACTTTGTATATATTAGATAGGTTTGTTCCTATCCCTTATCTTTAAATATATTATAGCATAGGTTTAGTGATATGTCAATAGGTTTAGTGATATTTATTTATAAATAGCATTGTGCATAAATTATAATGCAATATAGGTTTAGTGATTGTGTATATTGTATATTTTATACAAGCATCAATATTAACTTGATTAATTATAGTTTTAGTGATATAATGATATTAATTTAATTACAAAGGAGTTAACATATAAAATGAGTACAGAGGCACAAAAAAGAGCAAATAGAGCATATAGAGAACGACATAAACCTATTCAATTATCAGTGCAATACAAAACCGATAAAATCGAAGGTGAAAGGATAAAACAATTTTTAGAGCAAAACGGATTGACGGCAAACGCTTATATTAAATCTTTAATCAAAAAAGACCTTGACGAAAAAAATTTTTATATTGATAATGATTGATAAAATATTTTAAAATACTTTAAAAAAGGACTGATCTTTTATGACGGAAGATGAAAAAAAGAGAAAAAAGATTGAATATATTAATAAATGGAACGCCGAAAACTGCAAAAAAGTTACAATTAAAATGTATAAAGCTGACTATGAAATTTTTAATAAATACGTTACAGAGAATGGGCTGTCAAAAAATGGATATATTATAAGTTTGATTAAAAAGGATTTGCAAGAAAAGGGATTAATGAAGTCCGATAATAATTGATAATGATTGATTGAGCTGTTGAGCTTGCGGACAGAATAATATAATAGTTAGATTTTGTATAACTGATACGATGTGATGTTTTATTGTGCCGAGCGGTGCAGTTAGATTTTATACAATTAATTTAATTATGTTGTAGTGCCGTTTTTGATTGATTTTTATATGAATTTGTTATGTTGATATGGTTTATACAGATTATTTAATGTTAGATTTTGTACAATTAAAATTTTTTAGGATAACAAAAAATCACATTCGATAAAACGAACCCAAAACATCGAATAAACTTTTAATTTTTTATTGACGGCACAACAGAAAATAAACAGTTACGGCGGTGGCAGTTGATGCTCAGAAAAAAATACAAATACAATACAATTAAAACAATGTAATATATGTATATTACACTGTTTTTTAGTGTTGGAATATGCTAAAATGAGGGGGTATATTTACATTTGAAATAGGAATCCATTGCTGAAAAACGACCATAGCAGTTCCATTCACACGACACTTAAAATTCTCAACCCCCACCTACAAAAATCACTACTTTCCCTCTCCCCAAACCAACAACCTCTAATCGGTAAGTCGTTCGATAGCAAATTCGATGAATTTCCCAACAAAAATCTATCAAATTCCAAATTCACTATCGTCTCTAAACCCACCTATTTTCACCATCTTCCACCTCTCTTCCAATCCCCAATCACAAAATCCCCAATAAAAACTACCCTTTAACGAACCCACATTACTTTTATCAGAAACAACTCATCTCGCATTTTAAAATCCAACCTTTATCACATCACAAAACCCCTTGTATTTCTAGCAAAAAATCATTTCGAATTTATTTCACTTACTTTCTTTCACCGAACCAACATTTTTAACACTTAAAAATTTTACACCGACTTCGACAATAGAGCCATATTTCATTATAGCTCTTTTTTATTGTCTAAAAATTCCTATCAATCACCTAAATAGAGAATATAAATATACATCCTACCCCATATATAAAACACGATATAAATAGGAAGAAACTCAGTCAAATTTGCAAAGAAAATCTGACAAAAATGAATTTTGATACTTTATCTTGTTGTGTAAAAAGAGAATATACATATATAATCAAAAATCAAGGAGGCTTTTACATGAATAAATATGAAATACAAATTACAAACCCTAAAACAGGCTATACCGGCACGATTATAATTAATACTTCTCACGGAAACAAAATTCGTGAAATCGCCGAAAATAAATTATACAATTACATAAATATCAAACCTCAATTATTAATCAACAATTATTGGGCAGAATATTACCAAAAACATTTTTCACAATTTGAAATCAGTCACATAATAAAAACAGAAAAATCCTTTTCAAATGCTGACGATTATGATATAATATGTAAAAAGTATAGTAAAGGAGAAGTTTGTGACATGGAAACTATAGATATTTACGATTATATGTATTGGGGAGATTACAACGCAAAAATTAAAGAACTTGCAGAAAAAGCCCTCCCTGAGAAATGGAGTTTTGAAGACGAAGATGACTATTCTATTTTAAAAAATTATTTAAAATACACATTTAACAAACTCCAAGAAGAAGATAAAATAATTGAGACTGATTCATATTGTGTATTTAATACTGGACTATTTTCTCATTATTATGAGCCAATATACGCATACGGTGAATTAAACCGAAATGAATCGATAGCGGCATCAAGATGGTATTTTAAAGGATTTAAAGATACTTATGAATTAGGAATTTTGGATATTGTAGAAAAATTCCCTGAAAGAGCCGATTATTTTTCTGATCCATCAAGACTTGTATTTAACTGGCATTTAAAGGTCAATAAAAATTATAAACATATTCTTGACGATTTGGACACATCAAATAGATTGCCCAATTCAATAAAGAATAGTGAACGTCCGCTTGAAACTCTTAAAGGAGTTATAGATACCGCCATACAAAAAGTAATTGCAAACTATAAATTAGCCGTTCCCCACTATTATCAAAACAAAATACAACTTCTTGTTCCTTTATGTTTTGGAAAAGATGATAATCCTGATGTAGCTTTAGTTTTGGATTTAATGAAAAGTGGATATTATCAAGCAACAACTTGTCTTTCTATGCAAATGGCATATACAGATGCAAGACTTATTGCAAAACCTGAATCTAATTGGTTAATGGCTGAAAATATTAAAGAACAATAATATTATAATATAAGACACTTTCGAGTGTCTTTTTTTGTGCATAAAATTAAAATCATTCATCATTTTTATTTCAATGGAGAATATCCTCAATAGATATTGTTAATATAGTCAATAATTTTTTTGAACTATTCCCTAATCCAAAAAAACATTATACAAAATGAAAAATAACAAAAGAGAATATATACATATAACCAAAAAATAAATTACAAATCAAAAAGAGGACAAAAATTATGAGAAAGAAAAATTTAGAATTAAAAACAACCAATAATCAAATAGACGCATCAACACAAACACCCATCGAAATTGCATTAAAAATTGATGAAAATGGAATGACAACAGCAAGCCAATTATATTCATTCTTAGAATTACATCCAGCTCATTTTTCAGATTGGTGTAGAAGGAATATTAAAAACAATAAATTTGCTACAAAAAATATTGATTACTTCCCGTTCACAGTAGAAAGTGAACGAAACAAACCAAAGAATCCAAAACCAAGAACCGATTATAAACTTACATCAGATTTTGCAAAGAAATTATTAATGACTATGGAAATAATGAGAGCCATGAATAATCCATGTAATATTTTATCTGATGATAAAATACAACACATTTACAAACATCTTATAGAGAATATATAAGTAGAATAAAAAAACAATATGGAGGAATTTAAAATGAACAACTTAAAATTAATCACAACAGAAAACTTTGGAGACCTATCTTGTAACTTTTACAGGAATATGAATGACGACATACTTCTCACAAGAGAACAAATCGGACAAGCATTGGAATATTCAGATCCTATGGTAGCAATCGGAAAAATTCATAAAAGGCATCCTGATAGACTTGACAATTTGTCATTTACCAATTTGGTAAATGGACATCAAGTTTATTATTACACCGAAAGAGGAATTATGGAAATTTGTCGCTGGTCTAATAGCAAACGTGCAAACGAATTTATGGATTGGGTATGGGACATTATTGAAAGTTATAGACATAATGAGTTAAATATATCACAAAATACTCAGCCATTAGCCGATGCAATCACCACTCTTACTCAAACAGTAATTAAACTACAAGAAGATGTATCTTCTCTAAAAGAATCCACATCAAAGAAGCAAACTCCCGAAAAGAAATATTCACGTTGGAAAACGAATACATTCAAGAAACTTGCCATTATCACTCAATTTGCAAATGAACATGGTCAAGATTTGCAACTGAAAGATAGTATACATATCACAATAGAAGAACTCGAAAACACATACAATATAGAATTATCCGATTATGTACAAGCCTATAAATCAGAATTCGGTATAGATAATGAGCCATATGTAATAAACGTAATTGACCATTACAAAGAAATTCGAGATTTGTACACTATGACATTGGATGGAATTATGCAAAAACTTAATCTTCAAACGGAGAATAATACAGTAACAAAGAATATATTTGATATTCTTGCAATGGAATTGTGTTAAGAAAATAAGTAGTGGCTAAAAAAGACACCCATATTTCATAAAAAGAATATTTATATGATAGACCAGTAATTAAACAGAGAATAACATATATAGAAGATAAGATTTAATTCAATAAGATAAGATTTAAAAAAGACTATTTCATACAAGACATAACACAACAAAAAATGTAATTCAACGAGTGAGAATTGAGCTATGCGAAATTCCACTCGTAATAGTCTGTCTTCTTAAACTGTTGTATATCTTCTTTCAGTTCAGTTGACGTACACCAGAGTAGCCTCAAAATTCGCATTTCAAAAAAATTGACGTACAACAGAGTAGCCTTTCCCGAACTCTCGTAGAGTTTATTGCCAAAATATAGAATATTAAACAAAGGAGAAAATTCATGAATACTAAATCAGAATATTTTACTCGTTTCCCCAATGATTATGTACAAGGAAATATAAAAACAAAATACGGAATAAGTCGAAAATTTTACATTACGTATATTCTCATAGACAGATATAGGTCATACGAAGATTTTAGCTGGATAACCATACGAAAAATATTAGAGTTTTATGGTTACAAGACTACAAAACGAAAACCAAAAGCTTTTCATGATATTTTGGATGTATTGGAATATATGATTAACAACAAAATGATTGAAGTAAAACAAGATTTAGATTCTATTGGATATGATACGGGAATAGAAATCAAAATCATTCCAGAAAATTTTGATGCAACTGAAAATTTTTCAAAAATCACTTCATCTCAATTGGATTTTATAATGATGGGCGAATCGAGTATTAATAAAGAGAATATATTAATGGCATTTCTTTATATTAACTCATACATATATATCCGTCCAAAGAAAAATGGTAATGAGGAAACTATGTACAATCCCGAAACTCGACCAGAAGCTTTTTGGAAAAGCATACAATCTATGGCTAAAGATTTGTCAATGTCAAAAGATACTCTTAATCAATGTCTTTCATATTTAACTTCTAAAGTTGATGATAGACAACCACTTCTCATAAAGAAAGAAGTCGGAAGTATTCAACCAGCCCCCTCCCAACCACCGCAAAATACGCCAAATATATATGTCCTTAATAAAGAGGGTTATGAGCAAGAGATTGAATGGGCAATTCATAAAATGTTGCAAATTTACAATGTTGAATCTTTCGGCGAGTTGACCGGCAATTATAAAGATTAATCAAAATTCATTTTCTCATGGAGAATAATATATTAAGAAAGGTTGTGATACATGATATAAATAAATATCATACATTAATTTCGTTCTTTTTGCAAAAATACAAGGAGAATATATAAATGTAACACATCCACTAACGTAAATAAGAAAGGAAAATTATTATGCAACAACTTAATATTAATGAACTGAAACCACATCCAAGAAACAATGAATTTTTTGATGATATGACTGGCGATGCATGGGAAGCATTTAAGGAATCAATCAAAACATCAGGAATAATTGAACCTATTGTCGTTACAAAAGATATGATTATCGTATCAGGACATCAACGAGTAAGGGCAGCAAAAGAACTTGGTTTATCTACCGTTATGGTTGATATACGTAAATATGAAAATGATGATGATGCGTTGTTGTCATTTCTTATGTCCAATATTGATAAAAGAGAACGTTATTGTTCTGAAAGTAAAAAGAAACATCTGATTGTAGAAATTGTAAGAATTAGGTCTGTCCAAGAAAAAGAAATAAAGAAATTTCGAAATAATAAAATTAAAAATTATAGACGAGAAATACAAGATTTAAAACAAGATATTGTATCCCTTCATAATGGAGAATGTGATATTTGTGAATTAGAACTTGGTGATATGTTGGAAGTGCATCATATTTTACCTTTGCAAAATGGTGGGAATAATTCTTGGACAAATATTTCTTGTTTATGCCCTAATTGTCATACCTTAATTCACAAGTATATTTCTATATTGGAAAATAGTAAGGCTAATGCAAATAAGTGTGTTGAGTTTGCAATTAATCGTTTGAATCATTCGGCATATTTGAAATTTTTCAATATGATTGAAAAATATTGTCATAAGAAACATAAGTTTGCCTGGGATAAATTAACTTGGGCTTAATAACCAACAATGGAGAAACAAATCCATTTGCGGCTTAAAATTATTAATTTTCAATTAATCCATATGGAGAATATATAAATGTCTCCTCTATTCCCTATCCCAACAACCAAAGAAAGCCTCCGTAAAAATACGGAGACTCCCTTCTTAGTGACGACACTTATACTTAAAAGAAAAGTGAATGTCACCGTGATTATATTTAATATTGCAAGTCCCGTCTATGTTGTTTCTATGATGAAATTTGCAAATAATCAGAAACATTGTAAATATGCATAGAATCAATAATGTTATATAAATATGATTGTTAGCAAATCTTAGGATTTGCAATATTAAAGATAATATGTCCCGACATGTTGTCATTAAATCCCTCCTTTATCCGGCAGGAGGAATATGGCAAACAACGCAAAAAAATATCTAGACAATTATAATTATATCATTTGTCTAAGTAAAAATCAAGAAATTATGTAATTAAGAAAGGAAAATACAAATAACACATGATAACAGATAGATATATACCTGATTATTCGGAATTTGCAGGAAAAATTTATTCCTCAGATTTTGAAACAAATACACGAATGTTTCATAGTATGTCAGATATAGCTGACAGAATAAGAGCAGACGAAAGTTTTAATAGGAGTTGCGAAAAGCAAACTTCTGTAATTAGAAATCACAAAAATAAAGAATCATAAATATACGAAAGGTGATGATTGGTTATAAACGAAGTACAGTTTTACATACCAAGCATTGATGCTAAAGATATATACTTGGCATCACATTATATCGAGAATGACCCTGATGGATATAATTTAAAACTTCAAGATGGTCATTATAATCTGAGAAAGTTCATCAATTCTTTGGACTTTAGCTTAGATTTGATTGAATTGTTAAATATTTATTATAAAAAGTATAGACGAAATGACTTTGGTTTTACTATAAAGAAACACAAATACACTACGAAAGTTATTAATATCACGTTTAAATACTCCGTAAAAGAGTGGAATCAGATGAACAAAAACACTTTCGTTAAATTTGGATATAATTATCATGATTTGATATTTCAAGATTGCATTGCGAAGAATCAAGATGGCGAAATTGTAGGAATTATATTAAACGAAGATGTACATAGACCTATTGAAGTGCCAAAACCATTTAAAGCCAAAGAAGTTAAAATAAAAGATAAAAAAGATAAAAATACATTTTGGATTCATCTTCAATATGTTAAACAAGGTGAACCTCGTACAATTAAAACAAATTCTCAATTGAGAAAGGAATTATATAAAACGGGTTTTATTTGCAACGGAACAAAGTATTGTCGAATGAAACGCTCAACCGGCTCGGCGAGAGTTGGCAAATGTTTGTTTATTGATGAAGTCTTATTTAAACCAATTTTGAAGTTCAGTTCAGGAACGATAAAACCGAAATACGGTCAAGAAATAGATTTGGCTGCATATGAAAGTTATATTGCCTTGCCGTCAAGTAGTATCATTGATACCCTCCCTATTAGTCCAGAGAATATATTGGTCATAGATGATTATGATAGCATATTTAGAGAAAACGTTGTTGAAACACATGATGAAAATGGCTGGTTGACTACATCTGAAAAAAATTGTGAAATTGTCAATAGCATTTGGGATGGGCAATCTCTTATGGATATATCATTGTTTGGGGATTATTCGGATTATGGAATGGTTCTTTTGAGAAACCTAATGTTTAAGTCTTGTTGTTTTAATTGTAATATTCAACAATGGTTTAAAGATAATAATATAACTGATGTTTCACAATTAAATGGACGTACAAGAGCTAAAAGAATTGAAGATGTAAAGTTAATTACTACTCCGAATAGTATTAAATATTTGAAATTTGATACTTTGGACAATTGGTTGGATAACTTATATCCAAACTTTGGCGTAGTAAAGCATGATAAAAAGACACATTTTTTTGGTGGTCGATTGGTTCAAACCCATTATCAACTGTTGAATACATTACAAATGTCAAAAGACGAGGTTTCGGAATTTTTACAAGATTCTTTAGACTTTGCTCAAATGTTAAGGGATAGACCGGAAGTTGTAAGATATTATATCAAATATCCTGATATAGAAGAAATGAAACCATTGAAACAACCAATGTTAAGTAAAAATGATGTTGTGTACAATTTGATGTGTATTAATGATAATTTCACGGAAACAAAATATTATCAACAGTTTTTACAAGACTTGTTACGCTCATATTATAAGAATTTAAAGAATGGTCATATTTATGTCAATGGCAACTACTCTACCCTACTTGGAAATCCTATTGAAATGCTACAACATTCGATTGGTAAGTTTGAAGGTGTTAGCCAATTAGGTGTTGGTAATATACATAGTACAAGATTTGAGTATAATCAGACTTTATTAGGTAGCCGAAGTCCTCATGTGACAATCGGCAATGTGTGGCTACCGTATAATACATCAAGTGAAACGATTGATAAGTATTTGAATTTAACAAATGAGATTGTTTGTATTAATTCAATAAACGAAAATGTTTTACAGAAATTGTCAGGCTGTGACTTCGATTCTGATACAGTTCTGTTAACTGATAATAAATATCTCATTAAAGCAGCACAAAAGAATTATCATTTGTTTAAGACACCAACCTCCTTCGTGTCGGCGACAAAAGTAAAAAGATACTATACACCTGAACAACAAGCCGATTTAGATATTAAGACGTCTGTTAATAAGATTGGTGAAATTATAAATTTATCACAAGAACTTAATTCATTGTTATGGAACAGGATGTATTATGGTGCATCTTATGATGAGATTAAGGAATTATATTATGATATTTGCCAATTGGATATTATGTCTGGTTTGGAAATAGATTCAGCAAAGAAAGAATTTGTTATAAATAATTCAAAAGAACTTGATAAACTTCGTCAGAAATATGAGCCAATTTTTAGAGAATATGAAGAAGATGAGAACGGAACACTAGTTAAAGGACGAAAGAAAATGCCTCATTTCTTTTCACACATCTCTCGTCAAAAAGGTTATTACAATCCTGACAAAAAACATTATTGCAAGTATCATACAACTATGGATTATTTGCAAACTATTGTTAATGGGTTTAAAATTAAAAATTCTTATAAGAAAAATTGGCTTCCATTTGTTTCAATATTGGATAATTCCAAAGTTCGCAATAACCGAGTTAATCAAAAGCAAATCAATAAGATATATAGTTTGTTAAAATCGCATGTTAATGAGTGTAAAACTATATATGCAATGGAGAATGAAGCGAGAGAGGATAAAGCTGAACGAGTCCGTATACTGAAAGAAATGTTAGTCCAAGATATCGAAAGCGAGACTATTGGCTTTTCAACATTACATAGATTACTTTTCTCAATAGAAGATAAAGAAAATGTTCAAATTAAGAATTTATTGTTAGAGATATTGTATTTATGTGGCAACGATAGTTTTAAGGATGCAATCATTCAATCTTCTGATGAAATTTTACAATTAGAAGATGATGGTGATGATATAAAGTTATTTGGAATTGGATATAGAGTTGTAAAAAGCAAAGTAAATAATTCAAAAGAGTGACTTTGATTACGAGTGAAATTATCAAAAATTCGCAATTTTTAGGGTAAATTGTGCAGAACACCTATTGATTTCACCCTTGATATGAGGGCGATTTTAATGTTACATAGGAGAGGGTATATTAACGACTAATTTCATTAGTCCCATTCCCTACTCTTATGTTTAGAAAGTTTGTAAGGGAATGATTTAGATACAAGAAGAAAAAAAATATTATAATCAAAAAGATATAGTAAATGAAATAAATCAAAGAGTTGAATATTCTTCTGATGAAATATACAAAGTATTGAATACATTAGAAGATGTTGTGAAGGACAAAATTAGCGACGAATGTGATTATGTCGAATTAAAGATATTTCCTGGACTGATTGTAACTTCAAAATATATACCCTGTGAACAATCTAAGTCTAATCTTGTTTTAGACGGAAGTGATTTAGTATTAAGTTTGTCGGTCAAATTTACAGATTATTTCAAAAGGCAAATAAAGAAATTACATAAAGATAAGAAAATTTCATAACTGAAAATGTCGTTATGTGTCGACTTGGCTATTATGTCTTGTTGGCACATAACATAAAAATAATCCAAGGGAGTTATCCAAACAATCATTGGACTCCACACATAATACTTATAGAGTTGGTTATATTAACTGGCTCTTTTTTATTGCAAAAATATAGCAGGTTGGTGTAAAAGTAGCATATAAGACTCATTATCTTATGATAGACGTGCAATTCGTCTACCTGCCCCCATTAAGTGATATTTTATTGAGCATTTCACACGTACAAAAGAAATGCACGCCCCTTGTGGCAAATTTAATAGAAAGAAGTGAAAGGCAATTAAACCCGTTTCCAAAGAAGAATTGAATATCCTCATTAAAAATGGCATTATCGTCAGAAGTTCGAATGGTTATATTGACCCTGAAACACATTTTGTTGTAGGGCATTACAGAACAAAAGGCGGTGCTGGTCGTGTATATATCGAGGATATGTATGCTGATAAGGCTAAAAAATTATATTTGAAAGGATAAGAAGGACATATGGCGAAGATAACAAAGGCAGTTTCTCTAAAGAATGCTGAAATCAATATGGAAGATATGACAATCACTGAAACGACAAAAGATGATATAAAAGTATATTCATTGGACAAGTTGTTGTCTGATTGGAATCATATAAGCGGTATTTCTCTTACCATTAAGCAGGATGATGAGATTCCTGCTAACGAGCAATCGTAAGGGCGGTGGACGTTATTAAATTTGAACGACTTCAAGATGAAACAGATGAAGAACTAATTTATAGAATATGTTCACAAAAAGATATTATTGGTACTTGGTCTGACGTAGCGTCGATTATCAATCAGTTGACAGGAAATGATTTTGGAGAAAGTACATACCGTAAGAAATTTCAATCATTTCAGAAGATGCTGAATGCTAATCAAAGTAAGTTTAGTGAGTCAAGTGAGCAACTTAAAGAGATTGAGTTGCAAAAGCGTGAGTTGAACAAGGCAAAGGTGAAACTCCAAACAGAAAAGTTGGAATATAATCGTTGGTTGCGTGAAGAAGCTAGGGATGAATTGATTACAGAAAAGATTTGTAATGCTATTGCTGCTCTCACACCTATGGATATTCCCACTTATATTGAACCAAAACATAACCCTCGTGGTTTCGCCCTTGTGTATGGCGATGAACATTTTGGCATTGAATATGAGTTAAGGGGATTATTTGGAGATATTATAAATGCATATAGTCCAGAAATTTTTGAAGAAAGAATGTGGGATTTATTCAATCAGACTGTTGAAATCATAGATAAAGAAAATATTGATACTCTCCATGTATTTAATATGGGCGATTTCAATGATGGTATTCTAAGAGTTTCACAGTTGATGAAATTGAGATATGGCGTTGTTGACGGAACAATTAAGTATGCTGATTTCATTTCAAATTGGTTAAATGAGTTAACTAAGTATGTACGAGTTAAATATCAATCTACGGATGGTAATCATTCAGAACTTCGTATGCTTGGACAACCAAAAGGTACTTTTACAGAGGACAATATGGGTAAAGTTGTCGCAGAGTTTATCAAAACTCAACTAAAAGACAATCCAAACTTTACTTACATAGAAAATCCTACTGGATTTATTTATGCACAAGTGGCTTGTAATACTATTTTAGGAATACATGGTGAAGTAAAGAATATGAAAACTGCCATTGATGAGTTTTCAAGGATTTATAATGTCCCTATTCAGTATTTGTTAGCAGGTCATTTGCATCACAATAAGACAGAAGAAATTGGTGTAAATAGCGAAGTAATAAATGTTGGCTCTATCATTGGCATAGACAGTTACTCTTTATCTTTGCGTAAGAGTGCTAATGCTTCTGCAAAGTTATTGGTATTTGAACAGACTAAAGGAAAGGTTTGCGAATATACGCTGAAATTAAACTAGTTTTTTACAACAATCTATCGAAAAGCCCACTCCTTTAGGTGTGGGATGGATAGCGTATATATATTTATGTGTATGTATGTATTGATTTTATACACATATTGAGTTATTTTGTTTCAACTGCTGGTAATGTATGTAGCGAAACGATTAAGAAATATGTAGAAAATCAAAAGAAACGATATTAAACGGAGAATATATTATTAGGAAGGTGGTGAATACAATGGCAAATTTTATAGTTCAATTTCCTCTTAAAACAGAAAAATATCAAGAAGATATTTTAGATAAACGTTTTGAAATTGGCAGACAGATTTATAATTCCTTAGTAAATGTGACACAAAAGCGGTATAAGGAAATGATTAAGACTACAAAATATAGAAATCTTATGTCGAAACTATCAGGAGATAAAAAGAAAGATAAACTTATTTGGAAAGAAATTTCTGAAATAAGAAAACAATATGGTATGTCAGAGTATTCATTTCATGCAGATGTAAAGAAAATGCAAAAACATTTTTCTGATAATATAGATGCTTTTACTTCACAGAAAATAGCTACTAATTTATGGAAAGCATATGATAAATTTTTCTATGAAAATGGAGAAAAGATACATTATAAAAAGTATGGTAATCTTAATTCCTTAGAAGGAAAATCTAATAAGACTGGCATACGTTTCAAAAATAATATGATTTTATGGAATGGATTAAAAATACCTGTAATCATTGACTATGATAACTATTATGAGTATCAAGCAATGCAATCAGATATTTCATATTGTCGTATTGTTAGAAAATATGTACGAAATAAATATAAGTATTATGTTCAAATCGTTTTCAAAGGAAATCCACCAGTTAAAATCGACACGAAAACAGGTGAAATAAAACATTGCATAGGACAAGGCAATGTTGGCATTGACATTGGCACTTCTACTATCGCTTATTCATCTTCTACTGATGTAAAGATATTAGAACTTGCAGATAATGTACAAAATATTGAGAATGAAAAACGAAGATTACTACGAAAAATGGATAGAAGTCGTAGAGCAACGAATCCTAATAATTACAATGAAGATGGTGCTATCAAGAAACAAGGTAGTAAGAAAGTAACTTGGAATAAATCAAATCATTATATCAAATATCAAAATGAATTAAAGGAATTAAATCGTAAACAAGCAGATGTAAGAAAATATCAACATGAATGCTTGGCTAATCAAATTATATCACTTGGCGATAATATCTATGTTGAAACAATGAATTTTTCAGGACTTGCTAAGAAATCTACAAAGACAGAAAAGAATGAACAAGGTAGATTTAAAAAGAAGAAACGATTTGGGAAGTCTATTGCTAACAGAGCACCTGCGATGTTATTAGAAATTATAGACAGAAAGCTATCTTATTATGATAAGCATTTAATTAAAATAGATACTTGGAGTGCTAAAGCAAGTCAATTTAATCATTTTGATGGAACTTATCAGAAGAAAACATTGTCTCAAAGATGGAACGATTTTTGTGGAATTAAGGTGCAAAGAGATTTGTATTCAGCTTTCTTAATAATGAATATAGCAAGTGATTTAAAGAGTTTTGATATTGATAAATGTAATGAACGATTTGAAAATTTCTATCAACTTCATAATTTGGAAGTAGATAGATTAACTGGACATAAAAATTTAAGTAGTATAGCAATTTAAAAGATAATATATAAAAGGTTTTGATACGAGCCTTATGCTATTGTTAAACAAGCGTTAGCGAGTTTGGTAGTGAAAGTCTTATAGAAACAGATTAGTCTTATATGCTTTCGAGTATATTTGGAAGTTTGTGTATATAAGAACCCAACGTGCTTTAGCCGTTGGAGTATCAGTACCCTATTGAGTTAAATTTAAAAAAAATAATTGTAAAGAACGAAAGGAAAATTAATTATGAAAAAGAATGATATTATTGCAGTATATGCAGAAAAGAACAATGTAACAAAGAAGGCGGCAACAGAAGTTGTTAGCTCGGTTATTGATATTATAAAGGACGGCATTTTGACAGAGGGTGTTGTTGATATTACTGGCTTTGTAAAATTAGAGAAAGTATACAAGGAAGCAACGACAGCAAGAAATCCTCAGACTGGTGAGTCTATCGCCGTGCCAGCAAAGTATATCCCAAAGGCAAAGTTCAGTTCAACATTTAAGAGAGAAATCAACGAATAATAGTGAGGTTTTAACATATGAAGAATTACATAGTAGATGATATGGAAGTTTTGGCTGATGATATTATATTTGAACTCGCTTCACAATCGACTGAATTTAAGAATATATCGGTAATTGGACATTATGAAGATATTGAACCAATTATAAAAGAATTGGCTTGTTATGATGATGTTTACTTCATATCACTTGAGATAGGTTTGAGTGGCGTGATTGATTATGACGACGAATATATTTTGTCTATCAATAATGATTATGAGGTTTTCGTTGAACCGGCTAAGAGAAATGGTAAGTATTTCAATTATGATAGTGAGGTACTATATATTTTCAGTGATTGCTCGTCAAAACTGATTCATTGTAATTTAAATAAAAATACGGAAGTATATGAAGTGGATTATGCTGACGAAGTTGAAGAAGACTATGAAGATGAGTTGATTGATGATATTGATGACGGCAAGTATGTTGTTGTTAAATCAAATTTGAGTGACGATGAGATTAAAGATTTACTTGGTAGAGTAAGAGACAATCTTAACCATATGGATGAATGTTTTGCGGAAATGGACAGAATTCGTGAAATATTCGGTTGGTGAACTATATGAATTGTGAGAGTGTGTGAGAAATTGCACACTCTTTTTCTATGGGCAAAATGGCTTCTTTGTCGAGGTTCAATTCCTTGATTGCTCGAAATGTTATGTTTTTCGTTTACGGAACGGAGAATATGTTAGTAGGTCAATCAGTTAGATTGGTAAAGAAAATTATAAGCAACTTGCTTATTTCTACCTCTATTGGTGGAGTCATGAATAGGGTAAATTCCTATCACACCAACAATGGAGAGATTTGCGGGATAGTCACCCGCCCTCTCCTTTTATTACTATATTTTTTTTGTATTGATAAAAGGAGGATTTTTAATGAACAACAATTTGATGATGTTTGAGGGGAATGATGTAGAGGTATTTGAGTTGAATGGACAAGTTCTGTTTAATCCAAAACATGTAGCTGGAATTCTTGGTATTACAGATATTAAAAGTAGTATTAGAAATTTCAACAAACGACAAGTAGTTAAAGTAAAAAATTCAGATGTGCATACTATGCACTTCCGAAAATTAAACAATGCCGGCGAAAATTTTCTTACTGAAAGTGGAGTTTATAAACTTGCATTTAAAAGCCGAAAGCCAGAAGCTGAGAAATTTTCAGATTGGGTTACAGACGAAGTTTTACCAACAATTCGTAAGACAGGCGGATATGTAAACGACGATGAAGCATTTATAAGCACATATCTTCCTTTTGCTGATGAGCAAACAAAGTTATTATTTTCAACAACTTTAGCTACTGTTCGCAAGCAAAATGATGTCATCGAGGCTCAAAAGAATGAGATTAACCATAAACAAGAAGTTATCAACGGTTTAACAGATGATATTGATGTATATAAGAAGAAAGATGTCATTAATAGGATTTGTAGACGTAGAAGTGGTAATTATGCTAACAGATACAAAGAATTGTATAAGTGTTTTAAGGAAAATTTTCATGTCGATTTAGAAGCAAGGTGTGAAGGATATAATTTAAAGCAAGTTAAACAGAAAGATAAATTGTCAGTTATAAAATATGCTGAGTTATTTGGTTATATTGATGACTTATATTCGTGCTGTACAAAATTATTTGAAGCTGAAATCGACGAAGTATTAGACCAGATTAATACAATACATAGTAAATAAGATTCACGAAAGAAGTAGTTTCATTTCATTTGATGTGATTCTACTTCTTTTTTTGTTATGCATAGGAAGGAAGTGATTTTTATGGCAGAACGTGCAAAACGTATACAAATGTATGATGAAAACAAATTTCAAAACATAAATCCCGAAACTCTAAAATTATTTCAAAAATATCAGATAGATATGTCTATCCGTGATTTATCTAAAAATACAATTGATGCTTATAATGCAGACTTGAAACAATGGTTTATTTTTATGTACGACCATCAGTTTAACTTATCTGTTTTAGAGGCAACCGAAGATGATATTACGGAATATTACTATTGGAGAAAGCAACAAGGTAATAATGTAAATCGTCAAAAGAGGGTTATGGCTTCGATTTCTGCATTCTATAAATTTCTTCGAAAAAAGAAACTCATAAGAGAATCACCGACTGAGTTTATAGATAGACCGAAAGCCGGACAACCCATTACAGTGCAAACATATCTTACAAAGGAACAAGTGCAATTAATGAGAGAAAAACTTGAAGAATATGGTGATATTCAATTACAAGCATATGCCTTTCTTTCGTTAACCACTATGGCACGAGTAAATGCTGTTGCCAATTTAAAATGGAAACAAGTTAATTTAGAAGAGAGAATTTGCACTGACGTTATTGAAAAAGAAGGTAAAATTGTAGAATTGAGTTTTTCAGTTGAAACAAAAAATTATCTTGAGAATCTGATTCAATATCGCAAAGAAAATAATATTGATGATCATGGGTGGTTGTTCATTACACCTTATGTTACTGAAGATAAGCCAATACGAAACAGCACGTTGAATGATTGGTGTAAAAAGATTGGTGCAATGATTGACGTTCCTACCCTACATCACCACGATTTCCGCCACAGCTACGCGACGATACTCAAGAACGCCGGCGTAAATTTGGAGGATATTTCCACTATGTTGAATCATGCCGGAACGGATGTAACTAAAAAGTTTTACATCAAAACTGATACTACCAAGGTTAGAAAATTAAAGGATAGTATTCAGATTTAACAACCCAACAAACAAACAATAAATCAACAAAGAAAAGAGTAGGTGTCCCTGCTCTTTTGTCATATTACGAAAGGAATCAATGATGATAACTTTAAATAAATACGGAAATCGTGAAAACAGAGTTTGGCTTGAATTGTATGGCTTGTCAACTGACGAAAAACCAATTGAGAAGTTTGATGATATTTTCATAGGAAATTCAAGTACATACTATGAAATGGACACAAAAAATACATTTATGTATGACGAGGAAAATAAGAAATGGTGGGAAGTATAAAATGGACATTATAACACTTGCGGCTGCAAAGAAATACACAAAAGAAACCGCCGAGGGTCTTGGTGCTATTAAAGGACAAGACGGAGTATCCCCTACTATTTCAGTTGAGGACATTGACGGTGGTCATAGAGTAACTATTCAAGATAAAGACGGTATAAAATCATTTGAAGTTTTGAATGGCGATGGAGAAAATATTAAACCAATTTCCAATGAAGAGATTGAGAATTTATTTAAATGATTATAATTTGTACATGTTTACAATTTTAATATATTGTTATATAATATGTATGAAAGGAGTTTATGATTATGAAAATCAAAAAATATGTAAAAAAGCCAGTAGTGGTCGAAGCATATCAAACCGATAGAGAAATAACGATTCATACATTAGAAGGAGATTTAATGGCAAGTGTCGGAGATTATATCATCATTGGCGTTAACGGCGAAAAATATCCTTGTAAACCAGATATTTTTAAAAAAACATATGAAGAAGTAAAAGAGCAATAAAATTATTGCTCTTTTGATGTATCATGGGATAATTCAGTCCATGTTTGAAATTCTTTAGTCATATATTCTTCACAAGTTGAAACTAGTAATTTAAATCGTTTATTGTTATCAGTAGTTTTAAACTCATTTGTTTGAGTAAAATATCTATGTAATATACTTTTTAAAATTTCACAAGAAGATCTATATTCTATCCATAAATTTCGATATTCGCATAAATATAAAATAGACAATAATACTGCTGACCCAGTGCTGGCAATACTAATCAAGATTTTAGTAATAATTGATATTATTTTTATATCATATTGTTCAATTAAAGACAAAATCGGAATAATTGCAGTCGATATTGTTGAGATTATTGTTAGTCTTTTAAACATAGCCTGCTTTTTTATAGCTTGTTTATCATACCAAATAATTTGATTAATTAATCTATTATAAATATAATTTTGCTCGGTTGACGAGCATTTTTTTAAATAGTCTTGATATTCTTTAAATATATAATTATCTTTCATAATTTATTTAGGATATACTTGCACCTTTTCGGCTATTGGGGAAGTTCGTTTTTGGAAAGCCTTTTCTATATACTGTTCTGGGTCGATACAAAAATCTTCCCATTTTACAAGAACACAATATCTATCATCTTCTTTCCAAGCACATTTGTCTGATGGCTTTGGAAGATAATAATTATAACAAAATTCGTATATTGTTGTATCACAATTAATTTTTACAATACTATGTGCTTCGCCACAAATTGCACAAGTATATGAACCTTGATATATTTTCGATTCCATATTAGGTAGTACAACACCCAGGATACCATTTCTTGTATTGTTTTTACCGTTATACAAAGAGGCTTGAAGTTCTCGTTTTATATAGGTTTGATCAACATTTGGTGAATTTTCGGCACTTTGTGTTCCAATTAAGCAAATTGTAACCGTTGAATCAGATAAATAATCTTCTCTAATTTTTCGCATTATATAATCTTCGTCTTCAGATTGAATTGGCTCGTTTAAAGACTTATCTATCATGTCTATGTCTAATTGTTCTTGAATGTATTTTTTATATTCAATATCTTGAGTTTTAAATGATATAAAACATTTATGTTTTGTCGTATTCTCCAATTTAATTCTTCTTTCGTTGTATATTATAATTTGAAATCATTATATCACCATATATGGTAATTGTCAACTTTTTACTACTATTTTGTTTTTTTATAAATTTATATATATGGTCATAAACGGTCGGCGTTTTTAAGTTCTTTCGATGGGACGTGACTAGTAAAAATGAGATAAAAAATAGTTGAAAAGGAGGAATATCTATTTGGCAGGAATAAAATCAAGAGAAGAAAGCATTCGTGAAGAAATGGACGCTCCTCTTAATTTAGATGTTAATGTCGATGTTAGAATACCAAAGTCTAATCAAATGACGGGAAAAAAATATAAATGTACTTGCTGTGGTGCTTCTTGGGATACACAGAAAAATCACTTTTCTAAATCAGCAGATGTATTATGGCAAAGCAATGATGGCTATATTCCTATTTGTAATTCATGTAGAGATGCTTACTATTATAAGCTTGTTGATTTATTTAATGGTAATGAAAGTAAGGCAATCGAATATTTTTGTATGCAATTTGGTTGGGTGTACGATATTGAAGGACTAAAAGCAGCAAAGCAAATATCGGCAGATAGATCACGTATTAGCCATTATGGTGCGAAGAAAAATTTGGGACAAGTTGCAAATATCGGCAAAACATATTTCGATTCTATGAAATATCATTATTTGCAAAAGCAAAGTGAAATAATTACATCTCGTGAGCAAGCAAAATCAGAAACTTCAACAATTTCCGCTTCTGCTGTTGACAGGTGGGGTATTGGATTTACAGAGCAGGATTACAAAAATCTTGATGAACATTACCGTATGTTGAAAAAAAATAATCCGAATTGTGATAATAATCAAGAAATCTTTATTAAAGATTTGTGCAATATTAATATGCTAAAAATTCATGCATTGCAATCAGGTGACTCCAAGGAATATGCATCTCTTGTTGAGCAATACAGTAAGACATTTAAACAAGCAGGTCTTAGGACAATAGAAGAAAAAGATAATAGTAATGATGAATGTTTAGGCGTTACTCTTGCAGCAATTTCTCAATATACACCTGAAGAATATTATAAAGATAAAACATTGTATAAAGATTTTGATAATATTGGTGATTACTTTGATAGATTTGTAAAGCGTCCTTTGAAAAATTTGATGTTTGGAACAAACGAGCGAGATAAAGAATACCACGTAGAGGAAGATGATGACATAGATGAATAAACAATTTAAATATGCAGACGATAAGCAAAAAAATCTATACAAAAAATTTCCATCTACTCATTATCTTAGCAATCCAGATAATGTAGACCATGTTTTATTGTGGAATACATTTTTCAGAAGGAATCTCCATCGGTTAGCAACTGATTATCTTGGCATTAAACTACATTTCTATCAAGCAATAATTTTATATTTTATGGGTATATCTCAACTCATTGCTATTATTGCATCTCGTGCTGCTGCAAAAAGTTTTATTATTGCTCTATTCTCTTGTTGTAGAGCGATAACTCGTCCATATTCCCGTATTGTTTTAGGTTCGGCTACCCGTGGACAAAGTAAATTAATAATTTCTGAGAAAATTGTTAATGAACTTATGGAAATGTCTCCTGCACTACGTAAAGAAATTCGTAGTATAAAAGACAGCCAAAATGAATCTGTTGTGTATTTTAAAAATGGAAGTACCATTAAGGTGTTTACTGCAAATAAATTTGCAAGAGGTCTACGATCCCATGTCGCTGTACGTGAAGAGTGCATGCAGATTGAACAAGATGTAGATAATTCGGTTATTTCACCATTCCAAACAATTAGGCAAGCTCCCTATATGTTAGAGGCTTGTTATTCTTCTATTGAAGCATTGAAGGAAGACCCTCAAGATGTTTATATAAGTTCATCATGGTTTGATGGTCATTGGGTTTGGGAAAAAATTGTTGATCCTAATTTTAAAGGCATGTTGAATGATAAGAATGTTTGCGTGTTAGCTTTTGATGAAAGTATAACATTAAAACATAATATTAGAACGCAAAAGCAAATGCAGTTAGAAAAACAAAAACAAGATCCTATTACATTTGCAATAGAATTTTTGAATTTGCGTCCAAAACAAAATGCATCGGCATTTTTCACATATGATATTCTTTTAAAAAATCAAGCATTAAAGAGGGTCTTCTATCCAAGAAATAATGACGATGTAAGATTAAAGAACAAGAATAAATATGCCATTCCAAAATTGGATGGTGAAATTAGAGTCGTATCATGTGACTTTGCATTTGTCGCTGGAGATAAAAATGATAATTCTGCTTATTGTTGTATTAGGGCAATTCCAGAAGCTACGACATATTCAAATGGCGATGATGAGTTACAAATAAAACAAGGTTATCGTAGAGAATATTCGTATATAGAAGCACCTAAAGGTGGAGATACAACATTGCAAACAATACGAATTCGAGAAATATTTGACGATTTTGAGGCTGATTATTTTGTAGTTGATGCCAGAAATTCAGGATCTCAAATTGTAATTAATCTTGGAAAAGTTTTATTCGATGAAGAACGCCAAATTGATTATAGTCCAATGAAAGCTATGAATAATGATACATATTCGGGTGTTGTTGCCGACCCAAATGCGAAGGAATGTATTTATACAATAAATGCCACTCAACAATTAAATAGTGATATGGCGTATGCATTTAGGCGAAATTTGCAAGAAGGTAGAATAAATTTTTTAGTTACTCCTACTGTAGCAAAAGATGAAATTCTTTTAAGTAATAAGGATTATACTAATGAATTGGACGTTGATAAACAGTTTGCATATGAAAAACCGTTTTATGAAACTCAAGCATTAATAAGCGAAACCGCTGAATTATTGTATGAAAAAAATCCACAAACTGGTACAATTAAAGTCCATGAAAAAGGTGCAAATACAAAAGACCGTTATGTTGCGGCTGCAATGGGTTCATATTTTATAGACCAATTGGAGATGGATTTGGTTAGTAATTCAAGTGATTATGAATATACAACATTGATTAACTAAAGAAAGGGGCGTTAAATACGGATAATACAACACATACGAGAGATAGACCAGATGAAAATAATGAGTCAAATTCTAAGCAAAAAGCAGACCGTACATATGAATTCAATAGCTATTTTAGTACATTGCCGGTGAACGATTACAGTTCAATATTCGGCTGCAACTTATATACAGAATTTACACCTGAAGAAATACGGTCTATTGTAAAAGACCCAATAGCCAATCATTCACTTACTCGAAAACTTGCAATGTTTGTTTATAATAGCGAAGGTGTAGTTACAAATACCATTGATTATATGGTTGCATTGCCTTGTTTAGATAGAGTGGTGTATGGGAAAAAGCGGAAATTTAGTAAAACAAAGCTTAACAAAAATAAAGACCTAATGCTTTCGACTTTGGAGGCTATTCAGGACAAGCAATTTATTCGTGATGCTCTTTTCACAGATATGAACGAAGGAAATTGTTTTTATTATTTTGAAACGACAAAAAAAGTCAACGATGCTACAAAAGCATTATCTGACTATGATGTTGAAAATATTATAGAACTTTGTGATTTGGGAATAAATGCTTCACTTATTCCCCTGCCTTATGAATATTCAAAAATAGTAGGACGAAAAAATAACAGGAACGTTATTGCTTTTAATTTAAGGTATTTTCTTGAGCAATGTGTTACAAAGGCTGAACGTGACCGTAAGTTAAAGAAATATCCTTCAGAAATTCGCAAAGCATATTCCAACTGGGAAAAAGGTCGATATTCTTCAAATAATTGGATTGTATTAGACAATAAGCATACCATTGCTCACAAAATAAAATGTAAAACGAGCGAGCCTTGGGGACGCCCATTGGCGATTGCTGCAATATCAGATATTTTGTACCAAAATGAATTCGTGGATACAAAAAGAAACGTATTGCGTGAATTAAATAATCGTATTGTTGTTCAGACATTGCCTGAAGGCAAAGATAAAGGTAGTTGTGCATTGACAAAATCTCAACAGCAAGACCAACACGATAAAGTCAAACAAGCAGTTATGACTAAGAATAATCGTGGTGGAACTTCATTTTTTACAGTATCAGCAGGCACAAAGATAGAAACATTAGATGTCGGCACGGCTGATATTTTTGACCAAAAGAATGAAGGCGATTTAACTGATAAAATTGCTATGGATTTAGGTATGGCAGCTCAACTATTGGGTGCATCGTCAACAGGTACTTTTGCAAATGGTCAAAGTAACTTGGAAATGATTAACGCACAATTATATATGTGGATTCAAGAATTGCAAAATGAACTCAATTACGTTATAAATGAAAATATCATAAAAGATAAACGTAATAGAGTTGAAGTGTATTATCTGCCTACTTCATTGGTAAATAGACAACAATTCTTTGAAATGATGAAGGGTTTATATTTACAAGCTTCTGGTTCTATGACTATGCTTGTTTCAAGCACCGGAATTAATCCTGATGTCTATTTTAATATACTCGATGAAGAATATGATAATAAAATATTTGATAAGTATATCCCCCACCTTACAAGTAACAACATTTCTAAAGATGATAATGTGGGTGGTAGACCAAGCGTGGATAATCCTACAAATGAGAATACAATACAATCACAAAGTAACGGAGGAAATAATCTTCCGAGTCCCAGTGACAAAACATAAAACTTAATATCGAAAACGGGTCAACTATTTGTTGGCTTATTTTATTGCAATTTTTTAGGAGGGTTAATAATGGCAGCTTTTGAATTGTCAGAAAAGAAATATAAAAATGGTAGACGAGCTTTTACTGCCGTTTTGTATGAATTGCAACCTCCAGAATGTGTAGTAGATGATGTTGGTACTAAATACAACAAAAATGGCATTACATTTCTTGAAGAATATTGTGCTCCGCAACTTGATAGTATCAAAGATATGAGTGTAACCGTAGAGTTTTTAGATGATGAGAGAACACAAATTAGCGGGCATGGATTAACCGGAATTGAAGATGGTATGCCCGTATTTGATAATGCTACGATTGTTGGACATTTTACAGAGGGATACATTCAAGATATTGAAACTGACGATGGCACTAAAAGAGTTGTTATTGGTAAGGGATATTTAGATGAGATGAGATACCATGCTTTTGTTGAACAACTTGAAACTGATGTAAACAATGGTGTGTCAGTTGAAGGTAGCATTGAAATATATAAGTCAGAAGGTAATGACGGAATTGTATATAAAAATGGTTATTTGGACAAAGGGCGTATTCCCATAGACTTTGTTCATTCAGGATGGTCTATGGTTACATCGGCAGCAGATTCTACTTCTACTCTGATAGAGTTAAATGAAAAGAAACAACAAAAGGAGGAAAACGAAATAATGGATATAAATGAAGTAAAAGAAGCTATTCAATCTACTATATTAGAGCTTAATGATAAAACACAGTCTTATGAAACTAAAATAGCAGAACTGAATACAAAAATTGAAGAAAAAGATGCTGAAATTGCTGAAAAGGACACAAAGATTTCAGAACTTAACGCATCTGTAGAACAAATTCAAGCAACGCTTGATAAACTAAAGCAAGACCACGCAACATATTGGGCTGAAAGAGATATTCTTGAAAGCGAACTTGCTAAAGCAAAAGTGGCTGAAAAGCTTGGTGAATTAGATTCTGCATTTGGTGAATTTAATTCGGATGAAAAGGAAATCGCAAAGGAAGATATTGAAAAGTTAAAAACAGAGATTAATTCTGCTGAAAAGAAAGAAGACCTTGAAAATGTAACTTCAGAAATCAATTCAATCAAGTCTAAGATTTGTATGAATATTGTGGCTCAGCAAAAGAAAGCAGAAAAGAAAGTATCAGAGATTAATTCAAGAAATTCTGAAACAGATGTTGAAGATATATTTTCTGAAGTTTGTACAGAAAACAAAACAGAAGATAAAGACTTAAATATTTTTTAAAATAAGAATTTAAACTCGACAACAGTGTCGGGTCTTTTTAGTTAGGAGGAAAATTAAATGGCAATTAAATTTAGAACGATTGGTCAGATAGAACATGGTGTTTATCCATTTGAAAACGCTGTTGCATCAGTAGATACATTTAATGGTGCTTTTGGTACAGTAACAAGCGGTGCATTTACAGTAGCAAAGAGTGCGTCAAAGGCTATTATGCTTGTCGAGGTTGGTGATGATGCTGGTATGTCTAAGTATGCCGTAGCAAAGAATTCTCAAGTTAGAGTTATAGATTTGGCAAAACTTGATGGACAAGAGATTGAAGTTTATGATTATCCACTACCAGATAAGATTGAAAAAGGCAATAAACTTGTTTCACAAGAAGATGGTTCACTAAAGGTAGATGCAGGTGTATCAAGTACAGCTTTTTATCTTGAAGTAAAAGAATTTATCGGGAACAAAGACGGCGTAGTTGTACTAGTTCACGGTGCAACAGCCTAATTAAATAAATTACAGAGGAGGATCAAATATTATGTCTTATACATTTGAACTAAACAATGAAAGAAAAGACTCTAACAATGTTAGTGGTAAGGTAAATGCTAAGTCACCAGTTGTTGAAATATTCTCAGCAATGGCAAATGGTAAAGATTTGTCACGTTTCGGCAATAAGGCTGACGTTGCTGCGAAATACATAATGGAACTTAATTCAAAAGCTGTAAATGGCGATACAAAGGCTGTTTCAGAATTGAATGAAATCAGACGTTTCGCAATGGAGCCGGTGCTTATGAAGGAAGTTAAGTTACTTTCAATCTATGGTAACTATAAGAATATCGGTTACAACGAATCATGCGAAGTTGAAGTTCCTGATTTTGCAAATATAGATGCTAAAATGCAAGCCGCTGGACAGGACGTTACATTCCCTGTTATCAAAAAGAAACGTGTGCCTGTTGCTACAACAACAATTTCTGGTGGTTATGCAGTAGATTATAGAAAGGCTGCTTTGGGCGATATGAGTGATGAAAATGAACTTCAAGAACAAGTTCGTGTTCAAATCAGAAATAAAGCTGCAAAGTATGTTGTTGAAACAATTTATAATGCAATCAAGAATGCCAAAGGAGTTAAATACTTTATTGAAGATTCTGGTCTTACAAAGACAGACGTAGATAAAGTTATTTCAGACGTAAGACGTTTTGGTAAACCAACAATTTCAGGCGATTATGCCCTAATTTCACAGTTTAACGGTTTTGCTGGTTACACAGGTGTGACACCTACGATTAATGGTATTTCAGAAGCTGTAATGAAGGAAATTCATGATACAGGTCTTATGGGTATGTACAATGGCGCAGTTCTTTCAGAAATCCCTAACCCATATGACATTTCTACGTTGAATGCTGACGGTAAAAACTTTGAAACAGTTCTTCCGACAGGTATTGGTTATGTAATTCCAGCCGGTGCGCAGTCACCTATTTATACAGTAACAAGAGGTGGTCTAACATCATTCTCAGGTAATGATGTTACAACTGGTCAAATTATAAGCAGATTTGATATGGAAATTGGTGCATTGGTAGCTCCGGGTAGAGAGTTTACTGTAGGTATCATTTCTGATACAAACCTTTCACAAATATAAGTTAGTTTGAAGTTTGAGGGACGAGAGAAATCTCGTCTCTTTTAGTCATATGGAGAGAAAAATGAATAATTATTTCTATTGTTATTCAAATAGAATGTATCATTTTATCAAAGTGTTTGATGTTGAATATATTTCAGTTGGGGTTAATAAAAACACCAAAAAGAAGTATTATGTATTCCCTAAATCTGAAAAACTTGACAAAATAATTGCACTCTATAATGAAGTAAAACATTCTATACAATAAATAATAGTTGAAACGGAGGATATAGTTGTAATGGCTAATACAGAAGAAGCAAAAGAAAAGAAAAATGAAATAACCGAGGAAGATACTCGCTTGGATAAAAAGGTTAAAGTCCGCAGTATCGCTCCTTGGATTACAGGTGCACCTCGTGTCACTTCTAAAGGTGATATTAGTATTCCTGCAAATGGAAGTGTTTTGTTGTCACGAGAGGAAGTTATCGCACAAGCACAAAATGGCAATAAACTTTTATCAGGTATAGATAGTCTTGGAAGTCATGCTACTTGGTATATTGAAGATGCGTTTACACGTTCAGAAGTCAGCTTTGATATTGACGATAAAAAGCAGACATTTTTAACGGCAGAAGAAATCAAAAGAATTTTTGAACTTAAAACACCAAAAGCATTTGAAGATAATATTCAAAAGACTGTTGTTACTCGTGCCGAAAAAGCTTATCTTATGGAAACAATTGGAAGTTTGAACCTAAACGATTATAAGAAAATTGCGTTTTGTGAAGATTATACGGGTATTCGACTTTAAGAGGTATAAATAATGGAAGAAGTTACAAACGCTTCTGAAGTAATTGATTTTTTTGAGTCAAGTTTTGCAGACAAAGAAGTTATTCCATTTGAGTTAGAAATAGTGTGGCTTAAAAGAGCCATTAGTCGATATTCAGTAGAATTAGACCCTTTGAAATTCAATGATGCATTTTTGCACTTTGATTCAAAACTTGACGGATATGTTATATCTACTTTAGCTGCCTTTATGAAAGAGTTTTATCAAGAACGTGAAGTTTCTAAAGTGAATAAAAGAGTTAGTATAGTCGGCAAAGATATTTCGATTGGGGCTTCTGATAATGCGAAAAAATATGTTGAAGACGAATATAAAGCTAATCAAGAAAATTCAAGAGGTATGGTTGAAAATCAAAAGCCAACAGCTTTTATATAGGGGGAATTAGATGGCACAAGAATGGTATTTAATGTCCTCGCATACTCGACCAAATAGTCTTGGTGGATTTGAAAATGATTCTTTTAATGATTTTAAAGATGATGCTTTTGACGAGGCTCTAATGACGGATATAGCAACAACTGTTACGTTATATAATTATGATTTATCGCAATCTGTTGAAACACGTTGTATTGTTCAAGGAAATATTTCCGACTCACAAGATAAGTCTGCTATGAGAACTGTATTGTTTAAACGTGGCACTATAAAAACAGGAATGTATGTCTATTTTGAAAATCGTTATTGGCTTGTCGATGGATACCCTGGTAACAATGGTATATTTGAAAAGGCAACTATGGTGTTATGTCAATACAAATTACGTTGGCAAAATGCTGCCGGTGAAATTATTGAGCGTTGGTGCAACGAAACATCGGCTTCTAAATATGGAGTTGGCGAAGATAGAAATAACGTTATTTTATTAGCCGATAATACATTTTTATTGAAATTGCCAAATGATGCAGAAACACTTGAATTAGACGATAAACGTGTTTTTATAGACAAACATAAAACAAATCCTACTAAAGTGTTTAGAATCACGAAAAGTAATGACGTTTTATATGACTTTGGCGAAGAACATGGCGGTATCTTTAGTTTTATCGCTGATAAGACTGAATTTAATCCTACGACTGACAATCAAGAATTGAGAGTTTGCGACTACAAAGACATCCACAAGACAACGACTTCTATTAATGAAATGGTGGTTTCAATCATCGGTAAAGAAAGATTACAAGTCGGATATCCGAGAACGTACTCTGTAACTTTTACTGATAAACAAGGGAATGCAATAGATGATATCTCTTTTGCATGGAATGTTTTAAGTGATTTTGATGTAGAGCAGTCGGTCAAGGACAATTCAATTACAGTAAATATTCAAGATGATGATTTGGTAGGGCAATCATTCTCGATTCAAGTTTTAGTGAATGGTTCAGTGATTACTTCCAAAGAGATTTCTATTGTAGAAGATTTTTAGGAGGTGACATATGGGCAAATCAAGAAGTTATGAAATAATTGAATTTCGAAAGCTGATAATGAATCAAATTGTGCAGTCAAAAGAACTTGTAAAACTACTCGGCGAAGAAAATTCAGAATATCCTGAAGATACAATACCTTATACAAGAGTGTTCCCTCATGAATATATTCCTGATAAAATTCTTGAAACGGATAGATTTATTAATTTTGAAATCAGTGCGGCTTTAGACCAAACCAATAGAACATTTAAGAATTTAACAATATATTTCTTTGTTGTTTGTCATCAAGACGTTATACGATATGTTGAAAATGGCAGACAATATCTTTGGTATGACAAAGTTGTTTGTGAATTGGATAATATTTTTTGTGAAAATAATATCCTAGGTGTCGGTAAAACTGTTTTAGTTGACAATCTCCCCTACTGTCCTCAACAAAAGTTTAAAGGAAGGATTGTAAGGTTCACTGTTAAAGACTTTACAAATGGGTTGAAGTATGGTAAATAAAACAAGTTTACTTAAATCAAACGAAGTACATATCAAAGACGGTCTTAACCTCTATATTCCTACAGTTGGCGAAGTTTTACATAATGAACAAGGATATTATTCTTTAGCTACATCTTTAACCGCATCTCCTAAAAGCTTTATGGTTCAATTAGACGATGCAGGAAAAGATTATACTACTATAAGTGAATGGGATTTATTTTGTATGTTATTTCAACAATTGTCTGAACAAGCAAGAATGTTGGTTCTTCACAAACTAACTATGGAAAGAATTCAGGAGCAATTTGATGAAAATAGCCAAGAATACCGAAAGTGTCAAGAAGGCATGAAAAAATATGATAATCAATTATCCGACTTGTGTACCGACTTAATATTTGGTAATACTGACATTGCGGGATTTGAACTTCGTGAAGAAGAAGGCAAAAAATATTTTTATAATGTAACAACAGATTTGACAATTACTGAAGAAGATTATAAAGAGATTGCTGATGTTATCAGAAAAATCAATTTATTTCAACATGATAAAAGTAAACCAGGAAATGAACATGCAAAAAAATATTTGCTAGAAAAAGAAAGAAGGAAATTGAGACGTAAAAGAAAACAGCCTTATGTTCCCTATCTTGAAAATTTAGTCGTTTCCTTGGTTAATACTGCCGAATTTCCTTATAACTATGAGGAATGTATGAATTTATCTTTGTATAAGTTCAATCAAAGTTTTAAGCAGATTCGACATAAAATAGACTATGATAAAACAATGATTGGTGTCTATGCAGGCACGGTCAATGCATCCAAGATGAATACACAAGATTTGTCTTGGTTTCAAGTAAGTAAATAGCATCTTAACGGTATTTCCGTTAAGGTCTTTTTTTTATGCAAAAATTTAATTTAAAGGAGGATAAAATTATGAATTTGGATAAGTTTACTATCGTATCATATGACCAAATTGCAGGTTTTGATAGACAGGCTGGTATGTTGGCTTTGGTTATGGATGAGATTAATGACTTTACACTTTCTCAAGAAGAAGAAAAGAATGATATCACTGGTAAGGGTGGTAGAGTTATTGGTTCTCAGAAAAAGAACAAGAAGGTTACTGGTAAAGGTACTAATGGTATGCTTTCTGGTGGTGCTCTTGCTGCTCAACTTGGAGCTGATATCGAAGATGGTGATCAAATTGTAAAATGGACTGATGTTATTACTGTTACAGCCAATAAAGGTAATACTTCGAAAAAAGCCGAGGGTACAGTTGGTAACGAAATTGGTTATATTTACATAAGAAATAAGGATCAAGAGTATATTTCTGGTGGCAAGAGACTTACACAGACTTCTGGCACTCCTGCGACAGGACAGTTCTCATACAATCCTGACACAAATGAAATCACTTTCTTTGATGGTGATGTAGCTGATGGTGTAGAAGTTATTACTTTCTATAATACAAAGGTTGAAGGTAAGAAGATTTCAGATGATAGCGACCATTATAGCAAGGTTCTTGAGGTTATTATTGATGTTACTTGTCAAGATGCTTGTGATAATCAATTCCACGGTCAATTCCTAATCAAGAGAGCAGATTTCAGTGGTACATTTGATATTGCCGGCGGTTCAGACCCTGCTACACATGGATTTGAATTTACTTCACTTCCTGATATTTGTACAGGTAAGACTGACCTTTGGGACTTCATTGTCTTTGATGATTAATTTATGAAATTATGAGGTATAGGCTAAGAAATTGGTCTATACCTCTAATATTATCAAGGAGGATTGAAATGGCAAAAGGTAATTTACTAACATGTCGTGTTTGTGGTAAGCAATACAAGGGTTGTAAATCTTGTGAAGCAAATCAAGGAGTTTTTCACTGGCGAAATTTTGCTTGCTCTGAGGAATGTGCAAGAAAGTATATCAATGATACTATTGCGTACAGAGAAAAGCAAAATAAAAAGACTATAAAGGTTGAACGCAAAGTTGAAAAGCAGACTGTAGAAACAAATACAGACATTAAGAAAAAGATTAATAATGTTGAGACAGCTACAACATCTGATACTAAAAAGGCTGTAAAAAAGGATGAGGTTTCTAATGATGAGACTTCTAAAAATACTGAGATATAATATATTTTGGACATTGTGTATTGATAAAAATAAAGGGATTGATTATTACTATGCAATGTAAAAAGTAATGTCAATCCCTATTTTTTACGTTTAGAAAGGATGAATGAAAATTCGTACAGGAAATATTTTTGAAAGTTTGGACGAAGTATATGACTACTATAATGGCGATATAGTAAAAATCGTAAACCTACAACAGTTTTTGTTTTATGCTGGAGCTTGTGGAATTCAAGCCGATTGGATTGACCGTTCCCCATACGATGGGAAATTAATAGCTTATTATGGTAGAATTCGTACAAAGGATTGTTGGGAGAAGTGGAAGGCAACTACTCCAGATGTGAATAAAAGAAATGGCAAATAATATAGGGAAAAAGTTTGAAAATAATTGGAAGGCAAGTATGCCAAATGATATATTTTATTATCGACTCAAAGACCAAGCACAATCATTTGGTGGGGCAAGTAAATTAAGATTCAGTTTAAAAAATCCATGTGATTGTTTCTTATTCAAATCCCCTACCCTATTTGCATTAGAGCTAAAATCTGTCGGCACATCTTCCATAAGTTTTGAAAGAACAAAAGAAGAAAAAGGTGTTATTCATTTTCATCAAATTGAAGGACTGAGGAATTTTAGCCGATATAAAAACATTATTGCGGGCTTTGTGTTAAATTTTAGGCATAGTGATGGAACTGAGAATTGTTATTTTATACATATTAATGATTTTGATACGATGATACACAGTTTAGATAAGAAGTCTTTTAATGAAAAAGATTTGTCTAAATACAATCCAATTATAATTGAAAATCGAAAGAAAAAAGTAAATTATACTTATAACATAGAGAAGTTCATATGCAACGTATATGAAAGAATGGAGATAGAAATATGATTAAAGAATTTATTGAAATGAAGAAGAAAGAAATTCGTGTAAAAACCGCTTTGTATTCGGCAGTGGATAAGTTTATTGTTGAAAAACAAGATATGCTTGATTTGGTTATGAGAATTTATGAAACTTTGAAGAATACTCCAACTGAAAACTTGCAACAAGAATTGATTAGTCAGATTGTCAATGTAATCCATAAAGATGAGGTTGATAATGAAGTTGTTAATAAGACAGAAAATGAATAATAATGGCTAAAAATTTAAAAGAATTGAATGAAATTCTTAAAAACTATATTGGTACTGCTTTAATACTGACACAATGGGATATTCGTGAGATTTTGGAAAAGAAGGTTGAAGAATATTATGACGAGTATCAACCTGTTTTATATGAAAGAACTTGGAAATTAAGAAATTCATTGCAATGTTCAAATATAAAATTTGAGAAGAAAGGCGTATCTTGTACTGTAGGATGGGACAATTATTATATCGCAATGCGATACACCGGCGGAGCAACTGGTGAGCAAGTTCTTTATTGGTTTAATGATAAATCTCATGGTGGCAGAGTACAAGGTGAACATAAATTTTGGGATGAAGCCATAGAAGAAATCAATGAGATATATGGTGGCATTCCAAATTTATTCAAAAGAAACTGTAAAAAAGCAGGTATTCCAATTAAATGATGATTGTACACTCTCCTTTCGAGAGTGTTTTTTTATTGCAAAATTAGAAAGGAGAATGTAAATGGCGGAGATAGATAATGATTTTCAAATTGAACTGTTTGGTGGATTAGACATTTCAAAATCGAAATCAAAAATTAATGCAGATATTGAAACTTTAAAGAAGCAAATCAAAGAGCTTGAAATATCGGCAAAAATAGATGCAAATGTTTCAAAAAACCTAGAAAAACAATTAAACAACCTAAGTATAAAATTAAGTGATGTTAAGGTAGAACCAAAAGCATTGACTAAAATGGTCGGCGAAATCAACAATGCACTTAGGGGTATACAAATCCCAAACATTAATATTGGAAATGGCTCTAATAATATTGCAAAACAAGCTGGTCAACAAGTCGGACAGCAATTTCAAACTGGTGTTTCTCAAGGGTTAGGTAATTCGTCTAAGGTTTTAGAGGACTTTAAGAAATCATTAGGAAATGTCGGAATGGGCTCAAAGGCAATTGATACTATTGCCACGAGAATTCAAAACCTTGGAGTTCAAATTGAAACAGTAAGTAGTTCAGTAAATAAACATAAGGATGATAAAAAATTATCCGTTAATATTTCAGGCACTGATAAATTTGGACAAGCCATTAAATTAACGGAACAATATAATATTGTTACTGGCGATTTAATTAAAACTATAGACAGAGTTGCCACCACTCAACAAAAGGCAGGTACAAGCACCGATACTTTTATTGAGAAGCAGAAAAAGGCAGTTAGTCAGGCACAAATTGCTTTAAATTCTGCCCAGTCTGGATATCAAGATAAAAATGCATCCAAGCCAATAAAATCCAATGAACACATTACTGCACTTGAGCAGCAATATTCAGTAGTTAAAACAGCAATTAATAATTTAGGTGGTGCTAGTAAATCTACTTTTACTGATATGCAGAACGAAGTTGATAAGCAAATTGCCAAATTACAAGACATGGTGTCTGTGTTCCGTAATGCCGAAACAGTGGCTACATCTCTTAGGTCAAAAGATATTGGAACTGTCAAAGAACAGTATTCGAGTAAATTAGATGTGCTTGTTGGTAAAATGAAATCATCTGGCGTTTATACGGATGGGTTTAAATCCGGTGCTGATAATTTAAAAAATGTATTGTCAAACGCAGTTGATGCTTCTGGACTAGTGGCATTTTTAAACGGTCTTGACAAATTAGATGCAGGTTTTAAGAGGGCAAAAGCATCGGCTGATGAGTTTAATAAGGCACAAAAAGTAAAAATAAATGTTTCGGGATTGGAGTCTAAGCTTGCAGATTTAGAAAGACTTAATCCGGAAATTAAAAATTTTAAAACTCAAATAGCAGGTGCAGACGTAACAATAAACAGTCTTTTGAGTGATTTGTCAAAAATAAACACTCAAGGTGATTTTTCGGTTATAAACACCAAGTTTAAAGCCTTCAGAGATGCTGCACAGGCGGCAGGATATGCTGTTAATGATGTTGTTATAAATAGTAAGACGATTGACAATATCAAAAGTGCAACCGATGGTACGGGTAAGATTAGTTATGCTAATCAGATTCAAGAAATTGAAAAGAAGTTTAGAGACCTTGGGTTTACCGAAAGTGAAGTTGCTAATCAAACTAGTGATTTACGAGCCAAACACCAAGATTTACTTGATGTAATTGATAGCAATAATTTCTCATCGGATACAGAACATAATCAAGCAATTATAGAGGCAGATAAACAAAGAGCGGCAGAATTAAATAAAGTCAGTAATGCCTATAAATCAATTAAAACAGATGCAACGCAATTTTATAATTTGGACAAACAAAATAAGTTGTCCAACGATATTCAAAATTGGTTGTCTAAGAACACAGCGGCTTCAAAATCTGCAAGAACTTCTTTAGAGGCTTATTTTAAAGAACTGTCAGAAGGCAGAGTTACGGCTGAACGATTGAAGTATATCGAAACTGAATTAAAAAAGATTGATACACAACAGCGTGGTATGGGTAAACTTGGTTTAGCCTTTAAAGACCAATGGGCACAAGCAGTTGATTCGTTTAAAACATGGTTGTCTGCAAGTTCCGCGGTTATGTTAGTAGTTTCTAAAACAAAAGAGGCTGTTACAGAACTTAAAGAAATAGACACCATTCTAACCGAAATTAGTAAAACGAATGATAAATTGTCTAAATCTGATTTAAAGAATATTGGCAATAATGCATTTGAAACAGCTTCTAAATATGGTAAAAAAGCAACCGATTATTTGTCTGGGGTTCAAGAAGCGTCTCGTGCCGGCTATGAGAATGCGGAAAATATAGCTGAACTGTCAACTGCCGCACAAGGTGCAGGAGATATGACAGCTGAACTTGCAAACTCATATATTATCGCTACCGATAAAGCTTACGGTATGGAAGGTAGTGTTCAAAAATTAACGCAAACTTTAGACGGTGCAAATGAAATTACTAATCATAATGCAGTAAATATGACTGAACTTGCGGAGGGTATGAAAGTTGTAGGTTCTCAAGCCGCATCTTCTCAAATTAGCGTAGAAGAAACGACCGCTGCGTTAGGAACTCTTATTGCTGTTACACAACAAGGCGGTTCTCAAATGGGTAACGCATTTAAAGGCATCTTGATGAATCTTAGACAAGTTACTGGCGAAGTGGACGGAGAAGAAATTGATCAAGAGTCCTTGACAAAATACGAAAAAGCTTGTGAAGCACTTGGCGTCTCTTTAAGCGAAGTCAAAGACGGTGCGGTTTCATTAAAAGAGCCAATGCAAATTCTTAAAGAATTGTCGGCTGAATATACAAAACTTGATAAAGATGATGCCAAGAGAGCAAATTTGTTAAGTGCTATTGGTGGTAAAATTTACCACGTTGTACAGAAATGTATAACTAGAATGAATTTAAACGCAGGTAATCTCTTAGAGCCTTACACCACAATATAAGAGAAATCATTATATGACGGTTTGAAAACGTAAGGATTGAGTGTTCGTGCGGCGAAGTACCCTAACGTATTCCGTAGACCATACGGTACTTGAGTCGAGGGTAAACGTTCAACGACTAGATTCTTGTCGAGCTATAGACTGGCGAATAAAGGTGGAAATCCTGAATATCTATAGCAATAATCGTAGGGCGCAATCGCAAATGGCGTGGGTGAAATCCCCTTAAATCGAAAAGGTCACTCTTAACACGTAATGGTGAAGATGAAGAAATAGTCTCATCTCCTATTGAAAGATAGGGACGTTATTATATAACGTAAATAGATGTTGCGAATCTATTTTAAGATAAATGAAATACAGAGCTAACGCTTTGAATGCAATTCTTGAGAATTATTCAACATATGAGAAAATGTTACAAGAATATGCTGATGGTGATGGTTCAATGGCTGAAGAGGCTGAAAAAACAGCCAATAGCTTAGAAGGTAGCCTTAATAAGCTATCAAATACTTGGACTGATACTGTACAAAACATTCTTGATTCAGATACACTTAATTCAGGAGTTAAAGTTTTAAATACAGTTTTAGACCTTATAAATAAAATAACAGATAAACTTGGATTGTTTGGTACTGCTGGTGTAACAATCGGTACAATCTTAGGAGTAAAAAATGTCGGTAGAGCAAATTATATTAGTTAGCTCTCATTGTTTTGAATATGCCGACAGCATATATAATTCTATCGGATACGATTAGTTTAGAATATGCTAAATCGTGAAATACACGATGATAAACGCCCGATAACGTCTGAAGGACTTGTATGTCATAAACATGCAACTGGGAAGCACGTCAACCTCACACTACTCTCCTATTTTGGTAACAAATTAGGCTATAGTTACAATGTGTGAATTCGTGTGGTCAGGTCGGAAGTCTCCTTTATATAAGGAGAAACCGCCACAGTAGTAACATGGGCGAGATTTGGTATATGAAACGCTGCCAATGAGAATAGGTACTCGGCACTATCATAGAAACGTAGCTATGAAATTATGAGTTAGTAACTTATCTACTACTTCTACGTTGTGGAGTTCTTTTGCATTAGGACTATGATAAGAAATGCAAATTATTTTTGATAAAATGCCATGAATGTTCTGTCAAACAAGGATATTCGTGGTTTCGCGATAAAATATATATTGACTTTTCACTTAAATGTGATATAATATTTATAGAAATAAAAAATGTGGAAACCAAAGACGGTTGCCACAACTGATAATGTTTACACTTATTTGAGATTATTTAATCTCAATTATAGTGAGCCAATCTGTTGCAGCAGACGGCTCACTTTTTCTTTATAATCGCTATTATGTCTTTTATAATTTGATAAATCAAACTTAAAATACCACAAATAGCAGCTATATTTACTAAAGTAATTATGTATCAGCCTCCTTTCAAGAAAATTTCTCGACAAGAGCTTATACATAGCCTCCATTCCGCTCAGGCGAGATGAAAGGCAACCGTCATAAACCGTCATACCGTCTACAAAGATGGAGAAAATTCAACTGTATGACGGCATGATTTCCACAACATTATTATATCAAATTCAACATTAACTGTCAATATATTCTTGTTTGAGCGTGTCTACGGATGCGTTCTTTTTGTATGTAACAAAATTACAATAACAATTTTACAACTTATTTACAATTAATTATGATGTATTGCTATATAATGCCATATATTATATAATTATAGAGAAAAATTATTATGAAAAAGAGGATGGAAGAAATGTACGAATTAACAGAACAAAAGAAGAATGATATATCTGTCTACGGTGTTAAATATGGGGATTTACAAATAGATGATATATCTGCCGACAAGGATAGGGTTAAAAAATTTGTTGATGATATAAATAAGTATCAACTCTCCCCTATTCACCTGGGTGATGTTGTTGTGGATTTTGTGGAGAGTGTGTAAATTTGACTATTCAAAGATAATGTGATATAATGGAGGAAAATGTAATTGGAGAGACTAAAGATGAAATTATTACAATATCGTCAAGAAAATGAAGTTCAATCTGAAGTAGAAGCTCTCGCCGCAGTTATTTCTCCTATTTTAAAAGGAATTTTGCTCTCTTTGAATCGAGAAATAGTTACTGATGAGGGCGGATATGATAAAATATCATTGTGGAAATTAGCTCGTTTATACCGTAGCGGTGATGGAGATTGTGGTATTTGTTTCGAATATGCAGTACATGACGCAATCATAAATAATAATCCCGACGTATTAGATAGAATAGATACTGCATTGACTAAACATTGTAAAATTAAGAATGGAGATCCGTCTTCTATTTTATTTGGTGCGGAGAAATCAGGAGCATTACAGCTTATAGATAGTGTTGAAGAACATTTAACTGATGATTCACAATTATTAACTGGACATAAAGGACAACCAATAAAATTAAAGAGACACATCCAAGGAGTAATTAATGCTTTTAGGAAGCCATCTATGAGAGAAAAGTTACCAAATAGCATCAATGGTCTTTGGAAAGCTGATTTATTTGTTGGTAAATCCGAGCCAGATAAATGGGTAGGAACAACAGTAAAAATTAATCCTCGTCATTTGGAGGCAGCAAGAGGATTAAGACTTGCAATTGTGCCGGCAAGACAAGGTAAGTCCGATAAGATTTATGTTAATGACATGAAAAATCTTGTTATATGTCCTGTTCCTTATGATGAATCATTCATGGAGATTTTTTATCAAGGTTGGTTAATTGTAAAATATTTTTTAAATTGCGATGCCGATATTCCTCCAGAGAATTTATTGCCACATGGTGTAGATAGATATATGTGTAAGTTCTTGAATGAGAGAAAGAAATATACTGTGATGGAAGTAATCAAGGCTTTAGATATAATTAGACAGCCACATTTGTTGACAAGTGATGAAAAAGAAGTTGAGATTTCTCTTTCCCATCAAGATAACATACAATTAAATAGTATATTAGCTCCTATATCAATAAAATGATTTTGGGTAAAAGCTAAATAAATATGATATACTTTCATTGTAGATAAGAACGGTGTAACTGTCGCTTATTTACGTTTCTTATGTATAGAACGGTGTAACTGTCGCTATATGTAAGTCATGAAATGGAGGTAGAGATGATTGGTGTAACCATGATTCTCACAATAACAAACGGCAAAGGTCACGGTTAATACCGTGGCTTTTGTTGTTTTGTGTTTAAAAATATTTTGAAAGGAATGATATAAATGAAACCATATGTAATGTCAGCCGACATAAAACTTAGTGAACCAATTAAGGATTCAAAAAAGTTTATTAAAAACATGGAGAAAATGCTACAACGTCTTCAGCAAAAATCAGCATCTCAGGGCAAATACTCTTCTCCCCATTATTTGTAAATTCCGCATTTTTTAGGCATATAATATAATTTTCTATTATGCAATCATCATCAACATTGTCTTTTAAACTATCTTTAGCATTTTTTATTATGCAAGCAGAATTTATGTGAAATTGTGTTTTGTCTTCATTGAAAGTTATTATTTCAGATTCTGAAATTTCTTCTTCACTGAATATTTTTGGCTCTCCAATGAATATGCCCGCTTTGGTATGCAAACATAGTCGAGGCTTCTTATCAACTTTTATAGATTCTGATTCATCTATTGATGAATTTATAACATTAATTGTATTAATTACTGCTTGTAACGTAATAATTTTCGAAGAATTTATTTTCTTCATAGTCATCACTCCTTTATTAATATATAGCTAGTATAATACAATTTAATACATATTTCAATCTTTTGATGTAAAATTCGTCAAATTGTAGCAAAGTCAATTGTAAATTTATGCAATATTACAAATAGAATTGAAAAAATTTTGATTAGAGTATAACTTATAATCATAGTCACCTTTCGAAAGGAGATGTTTTCTTTGAAACTGAATAAACAAGTTGTTGAACTCTTTAAAGAGTTATTCTTAAATTATATTGGTAAGGATATTTTATCTGACGATATTTTTAAATGTTGTATGGAAGCCGAAAAGCAATATATTTTGAGAGAACTTGGTATGTCTTCATAGATGGTTTATTATAACATGAAAGGATGATAATAATATGTGTAAGATACTTAGAGAAATTGGTGGCTTGTCTGCTCTTGAACTTCTTGAAAAGTATGACATAAGTTTATCGCCGCCGATTGATATAAAAAGATTGATTGACAATATTGGAATTAGATTAATCCGATATGATTTCTCGAATGCTGAAAGGGCTGGAAATTATCCATTAGGTAGCATTATTGGTGCAGCATTATCTGATGGAGACAATCTTGATATTTTATGTGCTAATAACCTAACTTTGAATAGGGTTCGATTTACTATTGCTCATGAAATAGCTCATTGTTGCTTGCACAATGATGCTTTAGAAATAAATCATCTGGAACTTAGAACAAATAATGTTTCGTTAAAAGAACGTGATGCAAATATTTTTGCTGGTGAACTTCTTGTTCCCTATTCGAGTTTAATAACTATTTATAATCAACTATTGAAGCCTTCGTTGTCGGTTTTAGCACAAATTTTTCAAGTTTCAACTAATGTTATGAGAGAACGCTTGAAATATTTAGAATTAAATTTTGTAGACGATTCAAATAGTAGATGAGGAGTGATATTAATGATTTATAACGAAGATATAGGAGAATATTATGAAGCCAATTGAAATTGAGAAATTATATAAAGATTTAGGGATATCCACATCCAATTTAAATGCGGATTATAATCCTGATTTATATGCGAAAAAAATTATGAATCAATTTACAAAGAAGAATAGCAAGTTAACATATTCTGACAAAACAATTTTGACTCATAAATAATATACAAAAACGACTCATTATTGAGCCGTTTTTTATTGCTTAAAAATCACTACCACACCCATTACAATGCCATTGGTGTTTTCTCTTATTCCCGAATATACCAAACAAAGCAGTATTGATTACTTTTGATGTGGTTGAAATTTTGTTTGTGTTTGTACTATGGCAATATGGGCAAGTTACGGTTGTCCAGTTATAGTGCCTTTAATAAGTTCTTTCGCCGATTCTACTGCCACATCATGAGCGACACTTTCTACAAATTCTAAGGTATGATTCCCTACTTTATTTATAATAGATTTTGTTTTATTCCATATGGTCGGTTCTTTAACAGAATCTATAAATTTGTGACCGTCGATTGTAACATCGTCAATTGAGCATCTTTTAAGTATTGCTCCATTTTCAGGAAAACAACTAAATATTGAAATGTAATGACATTCCTTTAATTTTATTACTGAATACATTATATCTATTTGGTCGTATTTTTTTAATTCGTCTGCATTATATAATGTTTCTAAATTTACTTTATCAATTTTCCAATCGTTGCCTACTTTCTTGATTTTAATGTTATTGACACAGTACAAAAGAACGTCCTTTATGCACTCTAAATTCATTTGCATATTATTATACCTCCATAATTACCACCAGAAAGGAATGATTTATTTTGGATTTTAAATATCCCAATTCTAAAAAGTTATATTTAGTTGTTGAGATTTCACAATTACTATCTAAATATAATTGCACGTTTTCTGAAGCAGAGAGTATTTTATCTCTATCATTAAGTGAAATACGACAACAACGTGAAAATCTTGAATATGATACAACCTTGGATTATATCAACGGCAATAAGACAAAATCAGCTGATAATGAAGAAATCCAATCATTGCAACATATTGAATCATATTGTTGACCCTCTACCACATATACTTGCAATTATTACACTTGTAACTCTTTCTTATTTTAGTGCTAAATAAACCAAATAACGCACCTGATATTACTTTCTCGCCGGCGGAGCATAATTATTGTCTACCTAAGTAACTTAAACATTATGTCCTTTCCTTTTTGTTGAAGTCCTAACCCACACAAATTAAATATATTAAATAACAATTGACTAAATTCAATATATGTATCAATATTATAATTAGGGTTATTATAATATCTATTTACAAACTCTAAAATAGGACGGATATATTCTTCACCCAATTCACTCTGTAATAAAGACTCAATTATCTCTTTTTCAATAGGGCTATTTTCATCACTAAATGCCATAATTGAAATCATATCGTAGATAAAGTCCTGAAATGAATCGAAAAGTTTAAAGAATGCCTTTCCCATTGTATGTAGGCGGTTATTAATCATAAAGATTTTATAATTTTTGATGTGAATAATTATATTTTTAAACATTTCTTTGGGAACATATGCGTGATTTTCAGGAACAAGTTGACACTTTTGATATTTATAAGAATTTCTTTGTGCAACGTATTCATCTAACATTGCAAATCCTAATCCAAGTTTATAGTCATTAATAGTAAGTGGATTTTCAATTGCTTTGGATATTGCATTATAATCTATATGTTGTGATAATTCTTCAAAATGTTTTATATGGTATAATTCATGAGCAATAATATTAATCTGATTAGTTTCAGACATATTTTGTAATATATGACCTAAATACAATTTTGATATTGGTACACTATTGTAAATTGCACGTTCTGTATGCCCAGCACGTTTATCTTCTATATTAAGAAAGTCAATACCACAGAGTGATGTAACCTTTATATCAGACTTAATTTTATTTATTGTATTTAAAAGTTGTGGGTTTATATCAAGTTCATTTGTTAAATTCATTTTATTACCTCTGCTTTTAGAAAGGAGTTGTTGTTATGTTTAATTTATCTTCAGACGAATTAAACTTTGTATTATCATATTTTAAGAAACACAATCATAAAATAGATTTTTTTGCACCTTCATTTAGAAGACTTTATTATATTAACTTTGGCAAAGAAGGTGGCGATATTATGCTTTGCTTTATGGATTGTGAATTAAAATATCCATTCGATGAACAAAAAGCATATAATTTGTTCAAACAGATATTGATAGAGAACCGGTGATACTACATTAATTTAATGCCCATGTATCATACAACGTCCACATTTAGGACAGTAATATCCGTTGGACTGTTTTATTGTTTCGTTTATAAGGTCATCAAAATTCTTCTCTATACGATTCCTTGGGATTAAAATGTCATCTGCACTTAATTTACTTCTATGTAAATAAAAATTTGAATACCTCTTTTTTAAACTAATTGTGAAGTTTTTCTTATTAATGACTTGTGAAAATTCGTCCCAATAACGTAGCACGGCTATTTCACTATCTTTGAGGTTTTTCATTGCACATAACAAATAAATAAACACAGGAATTTTTTCTTTGTGACATTCTTTGAGAAATTCTTTGTCTTTATCTGAAAAATTATATACCCAACTACGAGAACCAACTTCTTTTTCAAATGCATGTTTGAAGAATATTATGCATTCTTGTTTTACGGTGTTTGTTTGAATGCGATATTTATTTCTCGACTCCTCACTCGGTTGAAGTAAAACTAATGATGTATCTGGATTGTATTCTATAATAGCAGATAAAATTGCTCCATAATAAAAATGTTGTTGTTTTAAACTTGGCATATAGATTTTCCTTTGTATCGAGTATTTGATTCGTCTTTCGTTCGCATTACTCTTACTTCCCCGGTTTCCACTTATGACCGCACTTTTGGCATACATTTCGTGGACTACCTGAGCCTATAAATCCAGTGAGTAGACTATATCCCCTATTCGTTGTTGCAACTGAATATGAACCGCATTTAGGGCAACGGACGGCATTTGGGTGTTGTTGCGAACCATACTTGCTATCAAGATGTTCTCTGGCTAAGCGTTCGGCACGTTCTTGTTCAAATTGTGTAGGATCGTAGGTGTTATTAGGTTTTATGCCTGAAGCTTTTTGTTCTTCGTAGGCTATTTCGTATAATGCTTGCAGTTCTTCATCATCAATAGTTTGAAGCTCAGCTTTATGAATACAATTAGGACAATATTTTTCATTGTCGTTCATGACAATATAATCACATCTTGGGCAAACTTTCATTTATCTCCACTTCTTTCCTTGTTTATTGATATAATAATTATACACCAAATTGGAAAATCCGTCAATCTTTAATAATTAATTTTTGTGTCTCCACAACACAAAATAATAAATAGTGTGATATTCAAACCTATAAATGACGGGCTTTCAAATTGGTTAAGTTCTATATTGTCAATAAACAAAGGGTTAAGTGATACAGCTAAATTTAGCAAATTATCTTTATCAAGTTTTGATACTCTTGCTGAAAAAATTGATACATATAACTCAACCATTGTTGGAAAGGAAAAAGCCAAGGAAAATTGGAGAAAAAAAAATACTGATTATACATTTACTGCCTACACACAACAACTTCCGACCAATGAAAGAGCAACAAGAGAGGGTTATAACCAATATATAAGTCAGTATTCTACTGGTCTAACAGGTGTGTCAAACACAATGGCTCAATACAATAAGTTAGCTGAAAAAGGTATTTCAAATCAAAATGAATATGCCAAAGCTATTGCCACTACAAACCCAAAGCTTGGAAGTTATTTGACAAGTCTTAATGGTGCAAAAGCTGGTATGAGCGGCTACGCAATTCAACTTGCAGGTGCAACACTTAAAACTGTTGCTTTACAAGCAGCAACTATAGCTTTGGACGCAGCATTGTCGATGGGAATCAGTTTAGCTATTGGAGGTTTGATTTCTGGCATTGATTACTTGGTTCATCGTAATGAAAAATTGATAGAATCAGCTAATGAAGTTACAAATACTTATAGAGACCAAGCAAAAACATTAAGTGAAGGAATAACTTCATTGCAAGAGCAACAGAATGATTTTGACTCTTTGGCAAAAGGTGTTGATGAATATGGAAATAACATTTCGTTAACAACTGACCAATATAAGCAATATCAATCAATTGTTTCAGAAATATTAGGATACTCCCCTGAACTTATTGCGGGATATGATGAAGAAGGTAACGCAATAGCCAAAAAGAATGGTTTGATAGAAGAATCTATCAGATTGATGAAAGAAGAACGTAAACAAAAATTAAATGAAATTACAACCGCATCAAATACCAAGACTATATATAAAGGTGCAAAAGCAGAATATAATAATAGTCGAGGTGATTTAACCAATGAATCATTTGATGTCCCAGTCCAAAGTGAGTTACATTCCCCTCTCAACAACTACGGAAAGGGGTCAGATAGTTTTTCTAACGTATATACGGTTCAACATTTTAATTCAATTATAAAAGATATAACTGGCGAAGATTTTCTTGATGGCGAAAAACTAACTGATTATTTAAAACGAAATGAAGAAATCATAAAGAAGAATTATGACGAAATAAGTCGTCAAATGAAACAAGATGTTCATACTGCAAATGGAACAATATTTGGACTAAGCAAAGATGACACACAGACTTTCGTTAATTGGCTACAAGAAGTTTATAGTTCCATTGATGAGGTAGAAAAAAAGTCTCATGGAATGGATGAACAGTTTAATTTGTTTGCGCAAAAATCTGACGCATATGAAAAATTAACTAATGAGCAAAAAAATTTTATAACAGAGTATATAAAGGAAACAGGAAAAATTACTGATGCCGAGGGAAAACTTTTAAGTGATGATGAATTACTTAACAAGGCAAACAATTATAAAGCGTTTGTAGATGAATTAGATAAAAGGGCTGATGTTAAAGAGGCTATTACAAGTTTTTATACTGCTCCCGAAGATGATGAATCTATTCCTGAATATATATCAAGCGTAAAAGATGCATTTACTATCATTCAGGAGTTTGCTAAAGAAAACGGAGTTGAGATACCGCTTGATTTTACAAAAGATTATGATGATTTAGAGAGTCAGTATAATGACATCATTTCTTCATTACAAAAGAAGTTTAGTAATGATGATTTTGATTGGGATGCTTGGTTTAAAGAAAATTCAATCAATACCAAAGAAGAACTTGATGCTTGGCTACAAGTTACTAATAGCATAAACAATGCTGCACAAGCACGAAAAGCTTATTTAGATTATATGAATAAGCAAGAGCTTGACACCAAGTCTCTCAAAGAACTCAACGATTCATTAGACAAAATCCAATCAGCATATCAAGTAGCATCGACAGCCATTGAAGAATATAATGAGAACGGATATATCTCGGTAGATACATTCCAAAGCTTAATGGAATTAGAGCCTGAATACTTAAATCTGTTGATGGACGAAAACGGTACGCTTGCACTTACTTCTGAAAACTTATATAAGCTTACAGAAGCAAGAATAAATGACCTTGCTGCAAAACAAGCATCAACATTAGTAGACAGTGTAACAAAGTTAGGCAGTGAAGCCGAGCAACTTCAATATTTGACTCAAGCAACAGACGGAGCAACTGAAAGTACATGGGGTTTGGTATATGCAAAGATAGCAGAGGCTCAAGCAGCAGGTACAATCAGTGATGATGTTGCAGGACGTTTAAAGTCACAAGTAGAAGCATATCAAACTTGGGCGAATGCGGCAATAGACGGAATTAACAAAGGCAGTTTAGGCAAATCTTCAAACAGTTCTAAGTCTGAAAAGGATAAAGCAAAAGCATTAAAGGACTATGAAGATAAAGTCAAAGATATTAACGAAAAACTTGAAGAACTTGACAAGGCAGAGCATTTATCAAACTTAAAATACAGCATTGAAACAATCACACAAGACCTTAATAAGTTTGAACAATCACTTGATAGATTATCTTCAAAGCTTGACTTGACATTTGAAAAAGATTACAGTGCAAAGTTAAGTATTATTGGGCAACAATTCTTAGGAGCTTCACGTTACGGCGGTGAAATGCGTGTTGAACTTGAGCGGTTATTGGCTATTGAGCCACAAACGGCAGATGAAGCAGAAGAACTTGCTTCAAGACTTGAAAGCTTATCTGACAGTTTCTTTGAAAATGAAAAGGATATCATTGAGTATCGAAATTCATTGTTTGAAACAGCAACAGATTATTTGGGTGAGTCTGCAAGTGCTACTGTTGAACAAGTAAACAATGCTAAGAGTATTTTGGATAATACCTTTAATGTTATTAAGAATGGTTCGTTGTCAGGTGATGGTTTCTGGTCGGCTACTCTCCTACCGTCTATCTCAAAAGACAAGGTTACTAAGCAGAGAGCAGAAAACAATAAGCTTATCAAGGAAGAAAAACGTTATCAAAACGCTATTGCTAAAATCCGTAAGAAAGCAACAGATATGTCTTATGCGGAAGAAAAAGAGGAACGTGAAAAGCAACGTCAAGAATATCAAGAAGAACTTCAAGAAGCTTATGAGGATTATCAAGATAAGATTAATGACGTTATAGGTCAAAATATTGAGGTTACTGACAGTGTTAAGAGTATTGGCGATGAATATTTGAATACTGCCGATAAGGCGGAAAATGCTGCTCAGAGAATGTCAGACGCAATGAATAACATCAACTGGGAACAGCGTTCATATGCTAATAAATCTTATACTTATGAGGATGGTGCTCCTACAAGTGCACAATATCAATATGCTTACGGTGACTCTAAGTCAACTGTAGTTGTGACTAAGAAAGCCAAAGGCGGTACAACATCACAAGGACTTACAATCACTGGTGACGGTACGGGAGCATATGCAGGACAAGAAGCGTATATAGGACAAGACGGCAAACTTCATCTATTCAATAATGAAGCACAACTATCTGAACTGCCTCCGAATACTCGCATTGTCAATGCAAAAGACTTGCAGAATATCATTAAATATACTGGTATGAAGTATTTCTATCAGCCTATTGAAAATATTCAATCTGCAACGGTTGATAAGTTTGCACAAGGTAATACAAATGTTTCATTCTCACCTATTCCATATAACACATTATCTACTCAAGCATTGTATTCAGATATTAATGTACAAGCAATGGTTGAAGAAACTATTGCGGAAATCAACAATGAGTTTAATGCTTTAAAAGGCAATATAAAATTTACTGCGGTACAAACTGCATTCAAGAACAGTTTGACTGATAAGAAGATGTACAAAGACTTATCAAACATTATTGTTAATATGACATCGCAGTCGCTTGACAAAGCTGATAAGAGTACCCTTTCAGATTCGGTTGTTGGACTTATTTTGCAAAATTCAGCTTGGGACGATTTACCGAATGAATTGCAGAATAAATTGTCTGAATTGAATGTAAATGCAGATAATTGGACTGATTGGATAAAAGACTCAAATAATTCACTTCAAGCATTTAACCTAATGCAAGATGGTGGAATGAGTAGTTGGGACTTGCTTGACAGCAATGTAACTTCTCTGCTACAACAAGCAGGTATTAATGGCAAAGACGCTTGGGATAAATTTGTACAAGATGACCCACTACAAGCATTGACTTTGTTATCATCTTCTTGGAATAGTATGAATGATACTATTGGGCAATATATGACAGATGCTCAAACCATTGCTGCCAATGGTGCAAGAGCTATTCAGTCACTACAAATAATCGCACCGTCTATATCGGAGCAATCTTGGAATGCATTGCAAGTATTAATTGCTAATAAGATACAAGAAATCATATCATTAATGAATGAAGTGTTTGGTGAAAATACAGTTGATATGAACTTTGCTATCAATGTTAATAATGGTGCTTTGTCTGGTAATTCTCAAACTAACCCTCAAGGTGATAATGAAATAATCAATACTGCAAAATCATTTCTTGGAACACCTTATGTTTGGGGCGGAACTTCACCATCAGGTTTTGACTGTTCGGGATTTACACAGTATGTATTGGCACAGAACGGTAAGTCAATACCGAGAACTTCTCAAGAACAATTTGCGTCAGGTCAAGCCGTTGATAAAAGTAATCTTCAAGCTGGTGACTTAGTGTTCTATGGAAATGGCGAAGCAACACACGTTGGTATCTATGAAGGCAATAATAAGATTATTCATTCTCCACACACTGGTGATGTTGTAAAAGAGAGTGATTTTAGTACATATTGGACAAGTACTTATCTTGGTGCAAGACGTTATTATAAAGGTACTGAGGGTGCATTGCCTGGGCTTGCTAAACTTGGTGACGAAGCAGAGGTAAAAGGTTTAAATTACCCTACGCCTGAAATTCTTATCAGACAAAAGACAGGTAAAGCATATCTTACTGGGTTAGACGGCACACAGATTGTTAATCTTGACAGAGGTGATACTGTTATCCCTTATGCCGACACAAAGCGAATTTTAAACGGTAATGTACTTCATGCTTATGCTAACGGTACACCAAATGCAAAAGACGCTATATCAAGGATTTTAGGCATAAACAATGTCAAGAATAGAGTGAATAACGGCTCTACAAGAAGTAATAATTCGGGTATAACAAATAATACAGTTCAACAATCTTGGGATGCAAATGATTTTGGACAAGGTGTAGGTAAGTCACATTCATATACCGCTTTTGACGAAAATGGATATTTGGGTTCATCGCTTGGATATTGGGATACAAGTTCAAGTGCTTGGAAACTATTTAAGAAGTTGTTGGATAGCGGTGATTTATCAACCGATGAGAATGGTATCTATACATATAAAGGTGCTCGTCTTGTAGCAATGACATCTACTTTTGGTAAGCCTGGAGATGTTATGAGATACACTCAAGATGACGGTAGTGTATTTTACGGTATCATAATGGACGAGAAGTCGCAAGCATATACTTGGTACGATAATAACCCTGCCAACAAGTGGGGTCATAACAACGGACAAGATATGGTTGAATTTGAAGTTAAGAAATCAGCTATTGCTCCTGCTTATAAAGCTAACGGTGGTACTCCTCCATATGGCAATCTAAATCATGCCATTACTTTGATTGAGAATTTAGGCTCGTTAGAAGGCTTTGATTTTTCTGATATGCCTTCTGTTGGCGGAACTTCTGTATTAACTCAAAAAATGCAAGAGTTTATGTCTAAACTTCAACAAGTTTATGGTACATTTAAGACTAATACTCATACATCGGCTACTAAAGTTGGCAATGTAAAGTCTTTAGGCGACAAAAAGCAAAGTAGTTATAGTTTTGATGTGCCGTTTACACAAAAAGAAAAAGGTGGTATTGTTCCTGCCGGTACAATCGCACAAGTGAACGAATATAATGCAGAAGCAACTATTGATAAAAAAGGCAATCTTGTTCCGTTGGGTGACGGTACTCCACAAGTATTTGTTTCTGATAAACCATTCCCTGTTATTAATGCTGCTGACTATGCTAAGATTAAGAAGTATGGCGGTGATAAAAAACCAGTACAGTTCTTAAAGAATGGTAATACATCAGTCAGTGTTAATGCCGATAATACAGACGAAGAAAAGGAACAAACTGCCGAAGAACGTAAAGCAGAAGAAAATACATCAAAGATAAATCAAACACTCAAGAACATTGAGGGTAAATTAGACAGTGGTGTATTGTCTGATGATATTAAAAAGCTTGACTTGCCAACACTTGAAGCCTTAGATAAGCTGACTGACAGTTGGGGCGATGATGATACAATCACTTCTGATATTCTTATGCAGTTTAAGGATTATGCGAAAGACTTCTTCGATTATGAGAAATGGGCGGAAGATGATTTATCTAATATATTGAATTCTTATAGTGAAGATTTCTATGAAAAATACTATGCTGAAAAGGATAAGTATGATTCTTGGCAATCTGACTTTAAAGAACGTTTTAAGAAATGGGTAGAGCACCCGACTGACGGCAACTATATGAGTGACTACTTTAAGTTTGCTGATGAGGCTTCAAAGAAAGCAACTGAATCTCTTATCACTCAACAAACACTTGTTGCTGATAATATGAAAGATGCTCTTGATGAACTAAAAGATAAATCAGAAGTTCTAAAAAAGCTTATTCAAGACGCACCTACGGCTGAATTAGCTCAAAAAGCAAGAGATGAACTTAAAGACATCAATGAGAATATAGACGAGATTGAGTCAAATTATGCCGATACTATGGAGCAAATTACTGAACGTAAACTTCAAGACATCAGTAACAGAGATTCTAAATATACTCGTGAAACCGGTATGTTGCAGTATGATAGAAATATTCTTCAAGACCAATACAATAGGTCAACCGATGATGAAGAAAAAGTCAAACTTGCAAAAGAAATTACCGAGAGTATGAAAAAGGAACGTGATATTGAACAAGAACGTGTAGACGCTGCCCATAAGGCTAATAAAGAAATATACGAAAATGCTACGGGACAACGAAAAACAGTCTTAGAAAATGTTAAGATGAGTGAGCTATATAATGCGGACGGTAGCTTTAATGATGCGGCATATAATGAAACTGTTGAGTTATTGGAGGGTATTGGTGGAAGTGACTTAGTTCAGGTCTTTAAGCAACTTGCTTCTGAAATGCAGAAAAATTCTCAAGTATATCTTGAAGGTACTGAAAACATTCGTAACTTAAATAATGAAATTCAAGACCAAGAGCAAGAAGAAGCAAATCAAAAGATTGAGTTAGAAACCAGTCGTTATGAAAAGCTTAATAAAATCTTAGACGTTCGTTTGAATAAAGAGAAAGCTCTTACTTCTGCATTACAAGAACAGTATTCATTCCAGCAATCATTGAGAGATGCTGCTTTGGATTATCAAAGTGAACTTATTGCAAATAAAAATCTTTCTCAGTGGTTAGATGATGATACAAGGGCATTGCTCTTTAATGAGAATGACTACTCAGATATGATGAATACTATCAATGGCTTGAATAATGAAATGGCAAGAGCCTATAAGAAGTATAAATCTGACATCAGTACATTAGGTGAAGAAGATTACTATCAAGAACAACAAATTACAAATGCTTATAATCGCCGTATTGAACAGTTAAAAGAGCAATTAGAAGTTGCCAAACAGAATCTTGAAGTCACAAAGAAAAATGCTGAATTCCAAAACACTTTAAAAGAACGTGATACTCGTATTCTTGTCGGCGACAGATGGGTTAATGTTGCTGACCCTGAAAAACTGTATAATACTCAATTAGAAGCGACTAAGGCACAAATGTCACTTGATAATATTATGCAAGACAATGCAGAAAATCAAAATGTGCGTGATATGGAGGCACAAAGTGATATAACTCAAAAGATGATTTCAGCGAATGATAAATACATTGAAGTGTTGAACGGACTAAGTGACGATGAAAAGAAACGTCATGCTGAAACATTGGAGTCTACTGAAGCTCTTATTGCGTCAAATATTATGCTTGGCGGTAGTAATATCGGTTGGGCGAATGAATATTCAACTTCTGATGAATCATTCAACGGACAAGTTGCTGGACTTAATAATGTAGAAATAGGCAGACAGTTCTACTATAATAAGGACTATGACTTAAACCAAAGTAGCCTTGATGACCTTTTGAAAGATGGTGTTATATCTGAAGAAATTCACAAAGTCTTTAGTAAGATAAATGAAACACATCGCAACAACAAGCTGACGGCAGACCCTGTTAACAGCAAGTATGCTCCTCAAACTTTTGAACATGGTGGACTTGAATCGACTTCGCCTATGGGTGCAAACGGTGATGCAAAAGTCCAAATGAAACAGACTGAGCAGATTACTGATTATGCTGCTGAGTTAGAAAAATACTATGAATTAGCAAAGAAACAGAATGGTTATTTGTCAGCTGAAGACCGTGCAAAAGCTCAAAGACTTGAACTTGCAAGAAATCTAAAGATTTATAGCAGTGGTTTAGATTACGAACAAACAAGTGATTTTGGGGCACAGATTTTTACAAATGATTTTTCACAAGATTACAGTGATATTGAAAACTTCTGTAAAGAGAATGGTGGATTGACTGAACAAGAAGCTATATTCTTTGACAGTTGGCATGCATCTCATGAAGAATATATTGCTTTGGCTGATATGTTGTTATCTACCGGCCAAGACAATACAAAACTTCTTTCCGCATTGAATGAACAGTTAGGTATTAAATTGTCTGAAATGATAACAAATAAGATTGAAGAATATAATGCTAATTTGCCGTCTGTTGGTTCTATTGCTACTGCCCATTATGCAACTGGAACAAAGTCAGCTAAAGGTGGTCTTGCGATTACTGATGAGGATGGTTACGAGGCTAAGTTAAGAAAGTTGTCTGTCGGTCGTTATTCTATGCTTAATGCTGGCGATATGGTCTTTGATAATGAAGCGACTGATGTATTGTGGGAATTTGCAAAGAATCCTCAAAACTTTATTGACCAAGTTTCTATCTTTAAGCAATCTCCTCAACAAATGCCTACAACTAACAATTCAACGTCAACTACTGAAAGCATTACGTTTACGGGCGATATAAATGTGACTGACCCTGTTCCGGACGCAAATGCTTTTGTAGATTCTTTGACAGATAAAGTCAAATCACAATATCCTATTATAAAGAACACGAAAATATAAGTTATAGATTAGATGGTTGCTCCCTTTTTGGGAGTGACTGTCTAATGCTGTTTTTTTATTGGTTGAATCAAGGAATTTCGTGGATTGGTATTGATTTTTTGAAAAAAATCGGTTATAATAGTAATAGAAATTTTATGCGATTATATAATCGAAATGAATAAAAGTATAGTGATTATAACTTGCGTTGAAATGCATATAATATTATTAAATAAATGTTTTTGAAAGATATAGTTCAAATTATTTATAAAAGGAGGAATTGTCATGGGAGTATATGCTATAAAGAGTGAAAAGCCAATAGTTACAACCAAACCACTAGTAAGAAATACGGTCAATCAAGATTATATGAATTGGGTAAATTATATGAACACTCATGATTTTACCTTCAAGATAGACGGAGATAATAATTTAAAAGTTAAGGCAACAAAATAAATATATGAACAGTTTATATTGCTACAATTAAAAACAATACAAACCACTAATAAACAGTTACGTTATATTGCGTAGCTGTTTTTTTATTGCAAAAATTTAAGGAGGAATGTAACTGTTTGTTATAAGTTATAAAAAGTTATAAATATATGCTTACTTTTATAACTTTTAATGATAGAATTAGGTATAAACATTATAGGGAGATTTTAATTATGAGTAAATACTATTCTATCAATAAATTTTCAAAAATTTTAGGAGTATCAGCACAAACACTTAGAAATTGGGACGCAAATGGTAAACTTCATCCTCACCATACTTCTAGTAATGGATACAGATATTATTCTCATGAACAGTTAAATCAGGTTATGAACATAAAACCTAATTTAGATAGAATTGTCATTGGATATTGTAGAGTCTCAAGCAATAAACAAAAAGATGATCTGGAAAGACAAATAGAGAATATGAAATTGTATCTAAATGCACAAGGAAGACCTTATGAAATTATTTCTGATATAGGTTCTGGAATCAATTATAAGAAAAAAGGACTGAAAGAACTGATTAAACGCATATCTCAAAATAAAGTAGAAAAAGTTGTGGTTCTTTATAAAGACAGATTGTTAAGATTTGGATTTGAATTAGTCGAATATATCGCAAGTTTATATAACTGTGATATAGAAATTATTGATAACACAGAAAAATCAGAGCAACAAGAACTTGTAGAAGATTTAGTTCAAATAATTACAGTTTTTAGTTGTAAATTACAAGGTAAACGTGCAAATAAAGCTAGAAAATTAGTAAAAGAATTAATTGAGGAAGAAGGTGAATCAAATGATAAAGTCAATAAAAGTGAGATTGAATCCAAATAATAAACAATCGACTAAGTTGTTTCAATATGCAGGCTGTGCTAGATTTGCTTATAATTGGGCTATTTCAAGAGAACAGGATAATTATAAGCAAGGGAACAAATTTTTATCAGATAGTGAATTGCGAAAAGAATTTACACAATTAAAGAAACAGTCTGAATATCAATGGCTGAATGAAGTAAGCAATAATGTAACAAAACAAGCAATTAAAGATGCTTGTAATACTTATAAGAGATTCTTCAAAGGACAATGTAAATATCCTAAATTTAAGAGTAAGAAACACTCTACTCCATCTTTTTATCAAGACAATATAAAAATTCAGTTTACCGATACCCATGTGAAAGTTGAAAGTTTTTCAATGAGTAAAAAACAGAATAAACAAAAGTTAAACTGGATTAAACTTTGTGAAAAAGGAAGAATACCAACTGGCTGTAAATACATGAATCCACGTTTTACTTATGACGGATTATATTGGTATGTGTCAATTGGTATTGAAGTTAATGATAATACTACTCTTCCATCAAATGAAGGTATTGGAATTGATTTAGGAATAAAGCATTTAGCAATATGTTCTGATGGCAATACATACAAGAACATAAACAAAACGCAAACGGTAAAGAAATTAGAAAAGAAAAAACGCAGGTTACAGCGTTCCATATCAAGAAAATATGAGAAAAATAAGAAAGGAGCAAATTACTGTAAAACAAGTAACATTATAAAAAGAGAAAAAGAACTTTTAAAACTAAATCACAGACTAACAAATGTTCGTCAAAACTATTTACACCAAACAACATCTGAGATAGTGAAACGAGAACCAAGTTTCATTTGTATTGAAGATTTGAATGTAAGTGGAATGATGAAGAATAAACATTTATCCAAAGCAGTACAACAGCAAGGTTTTTATGAATTTAGAAGACAGATTGAATACAAGGCTATGTGGAACAATATACCAGTTGTTATAGCCGATAGATTTTTTCCAAGTTCTAAATTATGTAGTTGTTGTGGAAGTATTAAAAAAGATTTAAAGTTGTCTGACCGTATTTACAAATGTGAATGTGGAAATGTAATTGATAGAGATTATCAGGCGGCTTTGAATCTAAAACAGTATGGAGAAAATGTCCTAAAACAACAATCTGTAGCATAACACTTTCAAGTTATTACAGATATGTACTGATACGTTAGTCAGGAATTTATGCCTATGGAGTGTACAAGAACTTGCGAGTAGATTATGAGAAATCATGTCAAAAGCATATACGATGAAGTAGGAATGAAACATAAAGGTTTATAACTTTTTATAAGTTTTCAGTAACGGTGAAACATTTGCTTAGAAAACCAGCATTGCAATATCCACACGCAGAAGTTGTAAATCCAAATGAGAAAGTTGATTTTCAATGTGAATTACAATCAAGCGGAAAGATTGCAAAAGCACGATTAATGATAGATGACAACAATTATGAATATTACTTTGATAATTTTGATATACAAAATTTGCAAGAAAATAATTATAGTTCGTTGGTTACATACCCTATTAAGAAGAACATTCCAACATATAAGATATACAAATCGGACAGCAATAGAACAAGTGATAAAACCACGTTTTCATTCGCCGCCGGTGAAATGTATACTTGGAAGATGAGAATATATGAGGACGATACCAAGTCTAATTATGTGCCGTCTTCTTGGATTGGTAAAGGTACTGTTATGGAAATTTTATCAGGGGCTGAGTCCGCAGGATCTAATCAAGGAACATATTACGGTTTGAATAGTTCTGAAATGAATGGGAATCGAATTCTAAAGATAAATCCTCATACGCAAATGTATTTTAAGGATTGTACATTAACAAAAACTTCCGATGATAATCCACACAAAGAATTATGGACACGATATGATGAAAATGCGAACTACTATATTAAGGTTGGGAATACGTTTGCAAAAATCAAAAAATATTATTACTTTTTGCCAAAATATGACGCATATAAAAAAGACCCTGAGAGAGGAGACAAGACAGTCAAATGGTTCAACTCAACGGATGATTTAGATACATATGGTGAACCTAAATTTGGTTATGCGGTTGTAAGTGGTAAACTTAAGGTTTCTGTCAATGATACATATACAATATATTGTAATTACATAGATACAGACCAATATTATTTCGACACAAACACACCTCCTGAGATTAATTTATATGAAAACTTTACAAGTGTAAATGGTGAAAATGTGACAAGAGAGATAGATTTATCTGAAAACACGCAACTTGCTCCCCTATCCTTATCATATAGCAATTTGCATATCACTGGTGAGTATTTACAATCCGAAGGAATAAGTGTTAGTCATTATAGTTTTCTTTTAGAAAGACGTGAATCGGATACAAAATATTCAACCGTTTCTTATTCAAACAACATATATTCAACCAATATAGATTGGCAATATGATAAATTTATCAGTGGAAATGAGTATAGATTAACATTGTCTTTAACAGATAGTGTTGGCTCTACATTTGAAAAAATAATTTATATTAAAGCAGAGTATAATTCTATCTCCTACCCTATGAACATTAAAATTGAGGAATACAGAAAACATAATTCTTTAATTGTTGATTTCAGTGAATTACATTCTATTATTGCTAATGAAGAAATTGAAGGTGGACATCAGTTTCTTGCATATAATGAGGATACTGATAAAATAGATACTACATTGACTGTCTCTAATAATGTATGTCACTTGGATAAAGGCAACTCTTTGACATATGATTTTATAGACGGTGAAAAGGAATTATCGTTTGGCAAGAGTACAATATATACAACATTTAGGATTGACTCTGATTATACCGGTACAATATTTGAAGTTACGGATGATGATGAAACAACAACTGCATTAAAGTGGGATGGTGTGACTTTTTATCTATCAGTAAAAAATCCAAGTACAGGGTATTCTTCATACGGACGAGTGTTTACCCCATATGAAAATTGGGACAATATGACTGTCGGAGATAAGAAGAAAGCAATAAATGAAGCCATGGCAAAAGAAACAGTAAACTATTCTGTTCCTTATTTGTATATGAACGGTGAAATAAAGTATGATGATGACTTATATTATCACACTGAAACACCTTTGAGCGAACAAACATGGCTTGTAATTATAGATACAAAAACTGAAAATGTTTATTTTAAAAATATGTCTCAAAAAGATAATAAGACTGTGGGAGGTGATAGTTAATGGCAAAAGTAAAATTGTTCGGTGGAGTTACATACAATGCTTTTGGCGTTGACGAAGGCTCTCATTCTGATGATTTAAAAGAGACATTAACACAAGCGTATGGGAATTATAGTTGGAATTCTAATACAAAATTGTTGGCAAACTTTAATGATACGTTATCGGGAAGTAACTTTGACGGTTCATATGAAAATATTGACCATTTTCAAGTTTATAAAACGTTAGGCGAACAAGATACGTTACATAAAGTATGTCAAACTGAAAATCCTACTCAACGTGTGATAGAAGATTTCGCTGTTGGAGATTTATGTGATTACCAATATTATATTTTTGGTATTTGTAATAATACAATGGACGTTAATGGTGTGCAAGTAAATGTCAAAACAATCTCTCCTCTTGTATCGGATAAAATCCAACTACATAGAGGAACAGTCTCTGTAATCGGACTTGTTCCTACAGAAGAAGATAATATTTATACTATTGACGAAGATAATATATGGCAATTAGATATTAATTTAACTAATGACGGTTACACGTTGAATACGGATAAGACATTTTATCAGACCCAAAATGCTTACGGTAAAGCGACTGGCGGTAATCGTAAACAAAGAACTATGTCTATTACAGGGTTGCTTGGCAAGATAGATTGCTCAGGTGATAGTCAATATATAGATACTTATGACGACATTATAAATTGGGAGAATTTTGTATCAAGCAACAGTTTAAAAATGCTTATAGACTTGAGAGGCTTGATTACTATTGGAGATACAGATGCTAATCCAACATTTCAATATGATACAAATGACAATCACGATGTTTCTGTTACGTTCACATTTAATCAGTTAAATGATATTGATACGGTTGATGTGTTGGGTATGACATTGCCGATTAATCCATTGTATTATGAATATTTAGCGGATAGCGAAGGAGCTTTGTTGAAAGATACCGTTGAAGTTGATTCGAATAATAAATATCACGAATACCTTGTTTCTCCCCTTTTGGACGGTGGTTTAATATGAACATATACAAGAACGGATATGTAGTTGACAGTATCCATAATATTAATATTGCAAATATAACAAAACAGGTATATCTAAATTCGTTCAGCAAACTTGGTTTTGAGAGAATGCTCAAAGTGTTCAAAGCTGATATAGTTATACCTGTTTTTAGATTGTATTTGTTGGACGAAGATGAAAACATATCAATGGACGCAAGCGATGATTTAATGTCGGCGAGTTTAAGTATTACATATCAGACTGGTCAAAGACGTACAATGAATATTACTCTTGCAAATATAGATAATAAGTGGAAGCCTAAGCCGATCAAGGGACTAATATGGACGGGAAGCAAATTCAGATTTGATTCTGGTATTGTTATTGGTGACACAATATATTGGAAACAACAAGGAGTATTTGTTTTTAAAGACCCTACATTATCAAGAGAAAATTCAAACCAAACAATCTCATTATCATTATGTGATAAGTTTGGCTTATTCGATGGCAGTGTTTATGGAACGACGAGTTTAAAAACAATCATTCCTGTTGGTGTTCCAATGAAGAATGCTTTTACTTCTCTATTGGCAAGCGACAGAGGAAATGGCAAACCATTTGACTTAAAACCAATTATTTTTAATAGTGAATATACGGACATTAATACATATTACACTATAAAGCAAGATGCCGGTACAAAAGTCAGTGAGATATTTACAAGTATGGGTGAAACAATTTCTTCTGATGTTTACTATAATGAATTTGGCAATATGGTTGTTAGTTCTAATGTCAATGAGTTTATATCATCTAACTTCCCTGTTGTATATCGTTTTGAGGAAAACGACAAAGATATTGTGTCGGCAAATGTTGTTTATAATACATCACAAGTCAGAAATAAAGTTGTTGTTAAAGGTGCTATTGCTAATGGTTATCAATTCAGTGCTATCGCCGAGAACAAGAATTTAAAATCAGACTATTGTATTCAATACAATGGCGAAATACCAGAAGTTATAAGTGATAGTAAGCTATATGCTGATTCATTGTGTATGTCACGAGCAATGTACGAATTGATTAATTTTAGCCGTGGCACAAAAACATTAAATTTATCATGTACATATAATCCTATATTCGATGTTAACCAGTCAGTGATGGTTAATTATCCAAGCTTGGGTATTAACAACGAAAACTATGTCATTGACTCTATTTCTATGAGTATGGATAGTGGTGCAACGACATCTTTGACAATGACAAATATTAACGAGGTAATTTTTTAAATGAAAAATGAAGAAGAAAAAATAGATTTTAATGATGAAACAGTTATTGCATATGTAAATATGATACGTCAAATTATTCAAAGTGAAGTTTCAACATATTTAAAAAATCAGAATATTGAAACATTTGAGGATTTAAAAGTACAAAGTGTTTCTGACGATGGATTGCACGCAACATTGAAAGATACAACTACAAAAGAAGTATATGAAAATATACCTAACTATACAAATATAAAAATCAAACCAAATGATTTTGTCAGGATGTATATAAGTAATCAAGGATTAAAGAAATATATTGGACAAACATTTGGTTCAAGAAGTGAATATTTATGTCAAACAGAAAAGGACGGTGATAAATAATGGCTGATTTACATATAGACACAAGCAATGTTACGCTGATGGGTGAATTTAAAAGTGCAATTGAAGATTATGTTCAAAAATATATTCAAGGATATGTAGATAAAGTTATGGTGGGCAGACATAGTACATTGAAAAATTCAAGCTGGGATTTTAGTGGAGATAAAAATGACACAATACGAAATATATCTATTCCATTTGACAAATCGAAAGAACATTGTGGAGTTATAAATATTAAACTAAGTGACCAAACAACTAATGACCCAAAATCTCAAATCTTCTTTTGGTATGATGGGAATAAACTCAATTCTTTGTTTAACCCACTTATTCATACTAATTCATATGGCAGCCAAAAAGTTCAACAGGTTGATTTAATGGGAGATACCATTTGCATTAAGGTATCTAATTCTGGAAACCCATATGCTCTATCTTATGACTCTGCTTCATTCAGTGTAGATTATCATATTTGGTAGAAAGGAGTGATTAAATGGCACATATTGATTTAAAAAAAGATGCACATATTTTTATTCAAGCAGGTGTGACTATTCAAAACTTATTGAACTTGGTTCAATCATTTGAAACAAATGAACTTGAAGAGTTAAGAGACCTTATTAACGTAATCAAAGATATTGACACAAATGATGATAAGGCAGATTTTAAGCAACAACTGATTAATGCTATTAACAATGCAGTAATGGAAAATGAAGTTGTAGATACTTTAGATAAAGATAGTACCTATCCTCCACAAGCTACAACTGTAAGAAAAGCACTGAATGGGATAACGGATAAAATTGCTCAAATTGTTAAAAATGTTCAAGATGAAACACAAGAAAGACAAAATAATGATTCATCACTGAACACCTTAATTTCGACCGAAACAAGCGAACGAAAATCTGATGTTCAATCTATTAATGAAACACTTTCTTCTAAAGCAGATAAAACAACCTTGTATGGTACAGGGATAAGCACACACACAATAACCCATAGTCTTGAAAAAGCAGATTTAATTATAAGTATTAATACATCATATGGCAATGGGTATGTGACAATAGATGGTGAAACTGTAAAAAATAAAATTCTTATGGATGGTTTAACTATTCAATCAGAATCAATTTCTGCAACATTTTCGGCGGAAAAAGGTGAAGAAGGAGAAAAATATATAAATCTTCTTTATTCAACCGAAACAGGCAAGCTTGATTTGGAAGTTACAGAACAGCCTGAACCAGGAAATTTTGCAAAGATGGATGTAACATATATGAAAGCAACAATTTCTGAAATGTATGCAAGAAGAATGTATTTTGATGGATTGAATACTTTGACATCATTGGCTACAAAAAATAAAAATTCATTTTTAGAAGCAATCAATGAATTAGTAGCCTCTGATACTTCAATTAACAATTCTATAGGCACAATAAAAAAACAATTAGAAAATACAACAATAACCGGTATATGGCACTATGGTACACTATTAACCCATACAACAAATGTAAATGATGTTGCCAATAATGACATTCCTGCAAATGTAGGGGACTTTTATCTTAACTCAAATACATTTTCAGTGTATTTTTGTGTAGGAGATGATAATGGCAATCATAATTGGTTATATATCGGCAATTTGACAGGCAGTTTTGATTATTCAAATTATGCAAGTATTAATTCTCCACATTTTGAAGGAATACCAACAGCACCTACTCCAAGTGCTTCAAACAACTCTACGCAGATAGCTACAACGGAATATGTTAGAAGTGCTATTTATAAGTATGCCAGCAATGATAATCTTGAAATGATTGATTTGGCAGAAGGACTTAGAGATGATGTTTATGGTAAACAAGTTGTATGGACAGTTGGCGGTAATATTATGAATTTAACATTACCAGCCCCAAAATTAACAAATCCTACAACTTCAGAGGAAGTCAAAATTACTTTTGACAAAGGTATTATTCCTTTTGATAATACTGTAAAAAGAAGGTATCTTCCTTACGATACGACAAATGTCTCTTTTATTCCTATTACAGGAAACAAGACATATATTAATTGCGAATTTAATTTTGATACGCAACATTTAGAATTTACAACATCTAATTCAATGATTTCTCAAAATACTATAGATGCTGTTGAAACAAGAGTGTGGAAGTTTAGTTTATGTTATTATACAGTAAATGTTGTTTATAATGATTCTTCTGAAGAACCGGCGAGTCAATATGTGATTAGTAATTATGATTGTGATTGGTGTATTAATTCTGAAAAAATAGCATTACCATATCAAACATTGGATATGCTAAAAACCGTTGACAAAAATTGTATTATTAATTCTATAAATGAAGTTGTCGATAATGTTTCAAAGAATCAAAGCGAAATTGGAACACTTATTTACGCACTACACCCTGACATAACAACTATTAAAATTAATGGCAATTCTGTTGTACAGAATTCATACTATGGGGAATTAATAACCACAGACGTGAATGAAATTTTTGTATTAGACAATCAATTTGATGATTTTTATAGTGATTATGATAAATATGATCGAGATCATAAAGGACATTTTCTTTATACTAATGATGAAGTTGGATATAGACCAACTAAAGACATTTTAGAAAACAAAAAAGCATTTTGTCGTATTTTATCTAAGCCTTCGACAGGAGCAGATAGTATGGACGGTGAAATAGAAGTGTTATTAACATTCTAAGAGGAGGAATTTATTATGACAAACATTAACTGGAAAGTAAGAATTAAAAATCCGATGTTTTGGGTACAAATTGTAGTTGCTATTTTTGTTCCTGTACTTGGGTATATGGGAATTACGGCGCAAGACCTAACTACATGGCAAGCAGTAGGCAATGTAATATTGACAGCTTTTTCTAATCCATATGTATTGCTGTTGATGGCAACGAGTGTTTATAATGCTATTATCGATCCAACTACAACAGGCATTACAGATAGCAAAATGGCACTTACATACAACACGCCTAACAGTGATAAATAAGAGAACATCCATCCTATGCGAATGTTCTTTTTTGTGCAAAAATTAAAGAAAGGAAGATTGCTATGAATATAATTGAAGTTGCTTATAAATGGCACGGTGGCTTTACAAAGCGTTCACGCACAGATTTTATAGCGTTACATCACGCAGAAGCAGTTAAATGTACTCCACAAGATATACACAGTTGGCACGTCTCAAATGGTTGGACAGGCATCGGTTATCATTTCTTTGTACGTAAGGACGGCACAATTTATCGTGGTCGTCCGCTTGATGTGGTTGGCGCCCACGTTCAAGGTATGAACGGTTGTTCGATTGGAATTTGTGCTGAGGGCGATTATCATACAAAAGAAAAGACAATGCCACAAGCACAAAAGAAATCTATTATCGAGTTATGCCAATATCTTAAAAAGAATTATTATCCAAATGCAAAGATAGTTGGACATAGAGAAATCGGTGACAGTAATTGTCCTGGTCGATATTATCCACTTAATGAAATTAAATTTGCTGTTGCCGGAGGAATTACTGTTCAAGCAGAAAATCCTCAAAAGATTGCCTTGGATAAGTTGGTAACGAAGGGTATTATTACAGATGCATCTCAATGGGTACTTACTGATTTCTTAACAAATGCAAAGGCGGTTAGAGTTCTCGATTTGCTTTCAGGCGGTACTTGGACAAGCGAGAAAACAAATTCAAGTATTCATTGGGCTCAGCCAAATGTCATCTCTTTAGCCTCTAAAGACGGTGATTCTTCTGACGGAACAAAAGTCATTGAAGATATTGACGGAATGGTTAATAAACTAAATGTCTGGATTTCTAAGGCTACACTATTAGCTTTGGTTGACAAGCTTACAGGTGGTACAAAAGAAAAATACAAGAATAGAAAAACAGACCATTGGGGCAGAAATTGTCTTGATAGTCTTTGTGATAAAGGCATAATTACAGATGTTAAGTATTGGGACTCCGATTTCGAAGCTACAGTAGAAAACGGAGTTTTTTTAGTGCTTTGTTGTAATGCATTTGGTCTTTAAGGAGGGTGGTTAATGTACACAATTACTCTATTAAACGATAGAAGATTATATGGGGCTCACAAAGAAGCAATTATGCAGTATGACAATATGGTTGGTAAAATTCAATTTTTAATTCCACAAACATATGACGGAAATGATATGAGAAATTTTACGACTGTATCATTGGAATATATCTCCCCTATTTCTCATTTGTATAAGCAAGAATTTTTAACTTTATCTGAGGAATTGGTAGAATATGCTGATGAACAATATTTAGAATATTTGCTTCCTATTGGCTCAAAAATGACTGCTGAAAATGGGGATATTGAATTACAACTATCGTTTTACCAAGTTTATATGGACGAAGATGGTGTAGTTCAAGACCCCGTTCTGAAAACACAATCTTGTAAGGTAAAAATTATTCCTACAAAGAACTGGGCTCAATTTGTACCGTCAGAATCTATGGCGGCACTTGACCAACGTATTGCTCAGTTGATTGCTTTGGAAGAAGAAATTACCGAATTACAAGGACAGATTATTGAACATCATGACAATTTTATAAATGATGATGTTATTTCTGATAAGACAACATATTCGTCAAAGAAGATTTAAGTGTTAGAGAATGGGACTGTCCTTGTTGCAATTCTCATCACGATAGAGATATAAATGCTGCAATTAATATCTTAAATGAAGGATTAAGATTATTGAAAGTAGCTTAGTAAATTATAAACAACAACCGTTGGGACAACGGGGATAGCTTGGTAAATATTCTAACGTTGGTTGGAAATTCCCAAGAATCTCGTGGCTTTAACCATGAGAGGTTCAATATATACATAACTTATACACTTTCATTAAATTCAAGGAGGAAATTAGAATGGCAAACGAAACACAAAAGTTTTTAAGTTACGAAGGTCTTGGTACATATGACAGTAAAATCAAAGCTTATATTGTAGATAAGGCTGACGCTGCCAAGACATCTGCTATCGCAGCAGACGCGGTTGTAGTTACTACAGATGTAACAACAGAAGGATATGCAAAGTCTTATACCTTCACTCAGAATGGTGCAACTATTGCTACGGTTGATATTCCAAAGGATATGGTCGTATCAAGTGGTAAAGTGGTTGTTAACCCTGAAGGGCAGGATGAAGGCACATACCTTGAATTGACACTATCTAATGCAACAAGTGACAAAGTTTATATTAATGTTGGTAAGCTTGTAGACATTTACACTGCAAAAGCCAATGCAACTCAGGTTCAGATTGCTATTGATTCTGCAACAAGAGAAGTTAGTGCCACAATTGTTGCTGGTGGTGTAGGTTCAACAGAACTTGCTGACGGTGCAGTTATTACTGCTAAGATTGGTGATGCTCAAGTTACAAAAGCAAAATTAGGCACTGATGTACAAGCTTCTATTGATAAAGCCGATTCTGCAATTCAGTCGGTTGCTACCGGTAAAACAGACGGTACAGTCGCTGTCGATGGCACAGATGTTTTAGTTGCAGGCTTAAAGTCTGCCGCATATGCTGAGACAACGGCTTTTGATGCGGCTGGTGTTGCAGATACAAAAGTAAAAGAACTTGCTGATGGTGCAGTAAAAACAAATACAAGTGATATTTCAACACTAAAAACAAAAGTGGCTGATCTTGAATCTGTTGCTATTGAAGCAATCTCAACAGATGAAATAAATGCTCTATTTACAAAAGTGACTGAATAATTTATTCTCTGATTAATTCAAAGTAATACATATTTCTAAGGGAAGGGTGACGACTCCTCCCTTTTTGTATTGCTTGATACTATATGTTTTTGCAAAAATATATAACTCGTTTTGGAGGAAAGAAAATGGAAGAAAAGAAATTTTTAGATTTAAATGGTTTAAAAATAGTTGTAAATAACATCGAGAACGAGATAGATGGAAATAAAGGCGACATATCTTTTGCCGATGATATTACTTATGAACCGTTAGAAGAAACGGAGGCAAGTTCGTAATGGCTATGTCTCTTAAAGAAAGCTTGGAAAGCTTAAAAAATCAAACATCCGCATACACCCCGTCAGTTATGATGCTTGAACCAAATACTGAACCAGAGATAACAGTTGATATGGACAATAGGACGATTACTGTTCCGTCTGAATTGCAGACAATAGGTGTAGCCACTGAAAATAATGCCGAAACAGTTTACATTCGTGTTCCGTCTATTACATTTGACGGAATTGATTTAACTGATAAAACTGCCTATATCTATTTTGTAAACGCAGGCAAAGAAGTGAATATTTACAAAGTGACAGATGTTGTCGTTGAAGATAGTTCTATTAAGCTTGGATGGACAATTACTAATGACGTTACTCGTTATGCAGGAACGGTATCATTCTCTTTGGCGTTTGAGTTGGATAATTCATATAAATGGACAACCACACCTGCCACTTTAACGGTTCTTAAAGGATTGGACATTGACCAAACAATTTCAAAGCAAGACACCGCTATTGTATCTGCTCTATATGACAAGGTTAATGTTCTTAATACAAAGGTAGACAATGCCGTAAATTCAATGGATAATTCAGTTGCAACAATCAACTCATTGCAGAGTGCTATACAATCGTTGCAGTCGGAATTAAACTACATAAAAGAACACGTTGTTTACGTGATAGATGATATTGAAAATTAGAAAGGAGGAACTTAATGGCTAAAGCAAAATATTTTACACAAAATAATGAAAAAGTATATCCTATATCGCATACCAAAGCAGTATATGATGGTAATGGTAAAGTCTTAGAGGATAGATTGACTGAAGATGAAACTGCAATTTCAAGCCTACAAACGGACGTAAAAGGCAAAGCCAACAAAACTGATGTAGACAATAAGCTAAACTCAAATAGTGCTATTTCTGACACTACTGTGGCTTTCACAGAGGCTTCAGTAAGGGAAAATATTGTTTCAAATGAAAAGAGTTCTACTCTATTTGGTAAAGTTCAAAAATGGTTCTCTGATTTAAAAAAAGTTGCTTTTACAGGTAGTTATAACGATTTGATTGATACTCCGTCAAATGCTACGAGTGATACTGACGGATTTATGAGTAAGGAAGATAAGTCTACAGTAGATTCTTTGAATTCAACTTTTCTAGACAAATCATCAGCAAGGTATAGTTTTTTTAATCTTCTAAAATGGAATTCTTCTAATAATAAAATTGTTGAAATTGATAATAGAAGTACTCCAGTATATTATGGTGGAAATGAAATAGTAAACTTTGGTGATTTGCCAGATTCCGTCAATGAACAATATGATGGTTTAATGTTATCTACCGACAAGATTAAATTAGACGGTATAGCTGAAAATGCTAATAACTACATACATCCTACTACATCGGGTAATAAACACATACCAAGTGGAGGCTCGTCAGGTCAAATATTAAAATGGTCGGCAAATGGCACTGCTATATGGGGAACTGAAAAAACATATAGTAATGCTACTACTTCAAGTTCAGGGTTGATGAGTGCAAGCGACAAAACAGACCTCGATGCTTGTGTAGAAACTTTAAGTGCCGATGCGTCTATGTTTCTTAGTTCCATTAAATCTCCAGCTCCTGCTGAATTTGAATTTGTTGAAACTTTATCATTAAGTAATTTAACTTTAACAGGTGATGTAGTATTTTCCGATACGGGTTTATTTAATGGATATGCTTCATTAACTGAAATCACATCAGGACTTAATGATATTTTTCAAAAGAATGTTGATAACGGATTTGATTTTGTTTACTATATGGTACATAATACAAGCAGTAAACGATTTGAATTTTCTGCTACTGACCCAATGTATATATCCAGTAGTCAGGGTGGCAAATGGTATTACGATGGCAATGAAATAGCCACTAAGTCTGATATTCCAAGTACTTCTGATTTTCTTAAAACATCTGGCGGTACTTTATCGGGTAATACAACTTTGACTTCAGGATATGGTTTCTTGTCAAGTTATAGTAGTAACCTTAAATTACTAAGAGTGAATTCAAGTTCAAATTACTTCGGCGAACAAGGTGGAGCTACTGCAATGTATAACTATTTTGGTTATAGAAATAGTGCCAATACAACTACAATAACTAATCATTTTGGTAGTAGTTATAATTCATCTTATAAGACAAATCTTAGCAACTATTACGGAAGATATGCTGCCACAAACTATTTCGGTTCAAGTGCTACAACAAATTATTTCGGCGATAGTTCAACTACATCATATTACAGGGGTAATACTATATACCTTGGTAGCTCAATATCTTATCCTGTGTATATGCAAGGTAGTACGTCTTATAAGGTTGTAGGTACCACTACGGGATATAATACTAAAATTCATGTAGCAAGTTCACAACCAAGTAATATAGCGGTTGGGGATATATGGTTTAAAATATCATCTTAATAAATTTAAAGGAGGGATAATAAATGCCGACTGGTTTATGGACAGATTATAAAGCAAGTTCATTCAATGGAGGTAATGGCACTTCTACAAATCCATATCAAATTGCAACTGCTGCTCAATTAGCTTATTTAGCATATGGTATTAATAATGGTATTTCAAACTATGCCACATCATATTTTAAGTTGACAGCAGATATTGATTTGGCTGATCATTATTGGACACCTATAGGTAATTCATCTCATCGATTTAAACGTTCATTTGATGGAAATTATTATAAAATCTCTAATATGAATATTGACACATCAGTTAATAGTTCTGATTTAATAGGACTATTTGGATATACTGAAGCTCCAAGTACTACTGAAGAAGTATCAATAGGAAATTTTTATTTAGTAAATCCACGCATAATAGATAAATCTTCTACTTATGCATCTTTTATTTTGGCAATTCATAATAGAAGAATACGTATACATGATATTGAAATAATAGATGGATACTATTCATACGCATCATATTTATCTACAGTAGAATCCAATTCATATTTTGGATGTTTTTTAAGCAGAAGTATCTTAGTATCTGCTTCTTATGTAAAAGTACATAATGTAAATGCACTTTCTACATATATTAGAAGCAATAAACAATATACAGGAGGATTAATAGGATATTATGTAGTAGGTGAAAGTAATAATGAAATATATAATTCAAATATTGTTATTACTGATTTAGTATGTCCTCACGGTATTTATGTAGGCGGTGCAATAGGATATTTAGATCATGAAAATTATTATAATATGTATTTACAAAACATATCAGTACAAATTCAAGATGGACAAGTTAATTCAAATACTATAATTGGTGGTATTATTGGTTATTATTGTAATAATATATCAAAATCATATAATTATATAAATATAAATAATATATCATCAGATATTCTTAATATGTATCCATCTCCAACAAAATTTAAAGCATTTGTTGGAGATTGGAAAACAGGTATAACTAGTGCTAATTTTAAATCTACTAATAAACTGAGTAAATTATATTATAATACTGAAGTCAGTAAAACTGGTTATAATAGTGGTCTATTTTCAGATACTGAAAATACAACAATCGTTAAATCTTATAAATATAGTGATACATGTAATGTATATGATACATCTACTAATACCACAGTTATGAATTATTATAATGTAGCTCACGCAATAGCATGCAGAACATTTTCAGTTCAAGTTACTAAATCAGGTTCAGTAACATATAGAGAAATAATTTATCTTAATGATATTTATAAACGAGCTCATACATTAGAACCTATTAAATTTATATTAATGTGGGATTTTGGCGATTTTAATCCATATGATGAAAGCACATTAAATTTCCCAATATTTGTATTAGTTACTGGAACCACATATACATTTCCTGATGCAGATATCTATTCATATCTTAATCCTACGTTAGAGAGATATGACTTAGAAAATAATAATAAATGGCTTGCAGAATCACAACAAACATTAAATGATGCATCCGGGATTTATCATCCTGGTGATACTGTTACTGTTAGTACTGATTTTGTTATATGGACTGGATCTGTTGATAAAACTAAAGTTATATCGTATAAAAAAGATAGCAGTACTGTAGTTGATGTCACAAATGTTGTTTATAAAAATAGTTCATCCACAGTTAGATCTATGGCTGATTACAAATATAAAAAAAATAGTAGTACTGTAGTATAAATATATACTGTAGTATTAACAAGTAAATATAATTTATAAAGGAGGATATATCATGTTAATTATAAATGATACTCAAATTCAAGAAGAAGGAGAGATATATGAAAGACCATATATAACACGTGGTATAAAAAGAAATTGTATCGAGATAACAATAGGTAAACAAGATAATGTTACATACGATACTCTTGTAAATACATTTTCTGATGGTGCAAGTATTATAAGACGTCTTAAAGAAAAAAGAATCGAAAAACAACTTGTATCTGAAGCCACTGAAACTGAAGAAGCAGTGTATCAAGAAGTTGAAATTGAATATGATCAAGATTATCCATTAACAGATTTTGTTGTAGCAGGTGATATTATTGACAAACGTGATGGTACATTTGTTGTATATATGGGTATGAAGACTGAGACTGAAATACTCGAGGAACAAAATGCTGAACTTATGCTAACTCTTGTCGGAGGTGAAATCTAATGTATTATTCTATGATAAGAAAATATTATCTTGATGGGTATGGCTATCCTAAGAGATATTATAGCGACGCTGATTTAGACAAGTTTGTGTCTAAAGGTATGCTAACTAAAGAGCAGTCCGAATCTTTAAAAGCAGAAAAAGGAAGTGATAAATAATGGCTGAGACTGTTAAAAAGACAGTGGAGTTCCAAATAGAGGATATGAATGCTGTGATAAATTGTTTGAATGATATTAGTGTTCGTGGGATAGATTGTATTAAATTTGCAAATGTTCTACATATTTTACAAAGCAAAGGTACTATTAAGTAAGACACCAAGGAGGGCTAATGGAAGTAATATCAGAATTACAAAATATAGATTTGATTTCGTGGATTATTGTTGGTTTTATGATAATGGCAATCATTGTAACATTCTATGAGGTCATATGTAAAGTATGTGCCATTTTCAATAAGCCAATAGGAGCAATGAAACAACGAAAGGCTGACCATGCATTGTTAGTTGAGACGGTTCAGGATTTAAAGCAATTACACGAAAAGCACGAAGAAGATACTAAGCAGTCAATTAAGCACGATAAGATTATCAAGGAAGAACTTTCGATGCTTACCAATACTGTCAATAGTATTGCTACCAATCTTGAAGATATGGAGCGAAAAAATAACGAAACCAAAGTTAAGGAATTGAAAGACACTCTTATCAATTATTATAATAAGTATCGTGTGGTTGGTGAATGGTCTGAGTTGGAAAAAGAAGCATTTTGGGAATTGTTTGAGGACTATTCCGCAAGAGGTGGTAATAGTTACATACATTCAATTGTTGAGCCAGTTATGCGAGAATTAAAGGTAGTTGATTAA